TTTGAGTTAGTAGTTATTATTGATACTGATTATAATGTTACATTGGGTTATACAAAATATGATGAAGTTCACACTATTAAAGGTGGTTACTCATTAGGGTTATTAGAAAATGCATTGAAAGAAACTGAATGTGCTTATGCTTAAATGGTTAGTGATGATTACAGTCTTATTTTTGATTCTTGTACTTGGGTTGGTTAATGATGCATTATCAGTATACAGTGTTACTCATTATATAGATGTTGTGTTTGTATCTACTATAGGAGTTGCTTTACTATTTGTTTATGTTGTATCTGTATTTGTTACAGTGTTGATTCACAAAAATTAATTCCTTTCTTTTCCCGCCCGCAAAATTTAAGTTCTAAACTTTAAATTAAAATCATATAATCGACTATAACCGTTATTCAGTGGATAACATTCACTGTTAGAATCAAAAAATAAATCATAGGAGCGTGCTTATTTATGAAAAAATCAGATTTTCTAGAAATGAAAGTTCAAAAATCAGGGGAGTCTTTAAAGGGAATTGCAAGTCTTATTACTCAGTCTTTTGAGGTTGAAGCAATGACAAAAAGTGATGAAGATGTTTTATCTCGCAAATTAGATTCAATTGGCAAAGGTTTAGCAAGGGATAAAAGTATTAACGATGGTAATGGTTGGAATGATGATGTACACCATGATGTTTCATTAACTTCTTATACTCATGATAATGGTGGTCTATATGGTACTGAAACAAGTTCTTCACCTATTGATATCTGCAATTGGTTTGAATTGAAAAACTATTTAAATCAAATATTAGACACTTATTTACAAGCTAGTGGGAATAAAGTTCATTTTACTGTTAGAGGTTCTATGCATGTACACAATACATTATCATATACTTATGATGAGGATTACAACCTTCTTAGTGCTGTAAAATTAGACATTAACGGTGTCTACCATAATGTGGCTCGTTTTATCCTTAAGTTTATGCCCGTTATGAAATGGTTGGTAATGACTGATAGAAAAGGTGCTCGTGGGGTTCGTGGTTCATCATATGGTGATAAATTTGATAATGATAGATTATTTTCTTGGTGGTCTGAATATGAGGGTTCTATAGATACTGATAGCACATACAGACTAACTCATTTTGATAGAAACTCATGTTTTCGAGTTATGCAAGCTAATTGCTTACACTATGAAAATCGCTTAGCAGATTGTAGTTTTAACGCTACACACATTGGTATGTGGTTGTCAATCAATCGTGCAATAACTCTTATGGGTATTGATTTTTCAAGGAATGGTTATTTGTTCAATATCAATGGTGATGATGTAGAATTATCTAGAGACTTGATGTATCAACATTCTAGAGGTTATAAATACGTTGGCAAAGAATCTATCGAAATGCTATATAAACAGTTTGTTGGATATCTTGCAAAATATCTTAAAATTATTGGTTCACTAGAAACTATTGAAGTGATGGATAAGTTAATCAAGTGTCCTATTTCAGAATACTTAAATGAGAACAATATTACTGAGGAATATTGGAATCTAGAGATTATAGAAAAAGTGTTTAATACTAGGAATCGTGCTAGTGATACGGTTCTAAGAGATAGATTCTTAGAAGGTATCAAGGCTATGCTTATTCCTAATGCGGATAGCTTGAACGACTTCTTAGATAATACTGCAAGTTATCTAGAGGTAGAATCTAAAAAGGTTAAATCATTATATCAGATGTTCAAACGTGAAAACGTGGATATTGAGTTCTTAGGTGGTAGACTTGTATATCTTGGGGATTAATTTCCCCTTGGTATTAAGTTATAAGTTTAAAGTTTAAAATTATATCGTAGGGGGAATTAATAATGAAAGTGTCCGTACAAGTAGCTAGGGAGCAAATGAGAATCTTACTAGGTGCAGGTGCAGAATTTAATTGGAGAGAGAACTATATTCATGGCACATGGTTAGAGTTTAATATTAAATCATGCTATGCGGATAGAGTAGAAACAATTTGTGATATGATTAGTAATGATTGGGGATATGAATTAGACAGAAAAAATAATATTGCTACATTCTCATTATTCGATTTTAATAAGGAGAATACAGTGGAAAAGAAACAACTAATTAAGGTTCGCCAATGGTTAACTAGACGAGATAGCAACCCTATTCCAATGCGTACTATGGAATGTGTAGTAGTTAGAGAGACAGCTAGAGCAATTCAGGTAAAGTTGAAGGGACATTTAAATCCATCTAGTAATTGCAATCATTGTGGTAGAAAATTAACGCACCCTGTAAGTTTAATGTATGGGCTTGGTCCTATTTGTGGTGGGCATTTTCATATTAACCCTTGTGATAATGAGCAACAATTGAAGGCTCGTTATGATGATATGAAGCGTAAAATGGAAAGTGTAACATGGGAAGGTTGGATACCTAGAAGTCAAATAGAATCTATGCAAACAGTATAATATTATATCCTACACTGCCTATAATCTAAAAATAGATTATGGGCAGGAATGTTATAATATTAAATTATAAGGAGGTGGTAATATGATGACTAGGGATGAATTAATTGCGGAATTATTAAAATTGTCACCCAATGATTGTGTAATTGGTGTCTATGTGGAAAGTATTGATAGTGTTGTTGATGTTACTGGTGTTGAAATGTATAACGGTGAAATTAATATTAGGGTTGATTATTAAATTATAAGGAGTGGGAAGAATGAGAGACTTATCACATTTAAGCAAAGAGGAATTACTAAAATTACTATCTGTTATTTATGATAATGCTGATTTTTTCGGTAATGATATGACCACTGGTATTATCTGTAGGGCAGAGGAGGAAATTAAAAATGTATAAGTGTTATAGCAAGAAACAATTTGAATATTTCTTAAGGAATTTATTAATTGAGAATCGTTTAGGGTTCTTATCTGATGTTACTGATACACATAATCAAACTTGGGAATATATATATGAAGTTAGTACACGCAATCCATCTGTTAAAGTTATCATCTTTTCTTCCGTTGATAAGCGCACACAAAAAACTAGAGATAATGGTGATGATAGGGTTCGCTTGGTTCTTAGGTGGACTAACAGGAAAGGCGAACACGTTTATAAGCGGTTAGCTAGACATAACCGTATTGAAACACTATTTAACAATGTTAAGAGTACATTATTAAATGCTAATGTATTCAATCTTAACTTGTCAGAGTTTAGCAATAAACTACCATTTTAAAGGAGTGTTGACAATGGGATTCTCATGTATGAAATGCAAAAAATTTACTACTGATTTAGAGTTTATCACCAAGAAAACGCAACCTAAAAAGTTTGATGATTATACTAAAATTGGCGTATGTCCTGCATGTAAGGCAAAACGTGAAAAATGGATGAAATCAAGGGGGTTAGCATGATATGTGGATTGTAACTTATTACAATATTAGCACTTGGGATAAAGAGTGGGCTGAATTTGATACTCGTTGTGAAGCTATGGACTATGCTATGGAAAGATTAGAAAAGCAAAAAGAGTCTGCATACTTAGATGGTAAAGTTAAAGTGTTTTCGTCTACCGCAGATGATGAAATAGAAGAACCTAAATTAGCTTATAAACTAGCAAAAATGATGGCTGATTGTATTGACAAAGAGAATAGTGTTATTACTATTGATGATTTTTATGATAGTGTTGGTATATGTGAATCTAATAGGACTGATTTTGGAACTACTAGTCTTATGAAGGATGCTAATAAATACTTGGACAGATGGGGATATTAACAGTGTTATCTGCCTATGATATAAAATTATATCGTAGGTAGCCTAGACTGTTAAAGTCTAAGATTATATTATTAGGGAGTGTTGGGGATGGCACAATTAAAAGTAGATATTGAAAAATTTGTAGTAGAAAATAAGGAGGAATTAGTTAGTAACTACCTTGCTAAGGTATGCACTAAGTTTAAGAGTCAATTATTAGATTTACATGATGCAAGAAAGGGGTATGATGAAATTATTAGCTTTATCCTATCATTAAAGTATAAGTATATAGTATAATATTATAGTGAGGTTGTTGTATGTTGTGGCTATCTTTACTACTATTGCAATTCCTACCTATGTTTCTAGCTTGTGTAAAATCTAATAATCAATTATAAGGAGTGGGGAAAATGACAGATAAGGGAATAATGATGCTAGATAGAATTTTAGTTATGGTAGAAGAAATCAATTCAGAGTTACATTGGCTAGAGGAACTGCCTACATTAACATGTGAACAAGCGGATAGATGGCAACGATTAACTATTAAGCATGAAACTATAAAAGAAATTATGGGGATGATGTAATGACTAGTGGGTTTGGTGTTATAATAGCGATTGTTGAATTGTTTCTATATTGTAGCTTAGTAGCTTGTATTGGCTATCTTTTAAACAGATTCTTTCCGCCATTCAAAAAATTAGTTAACTTTCTTGTTAATGCTGATAAATAATAATTGACAGTTTAAAGCTGATAGTATAATATAGAGTTATACCAACTAGAGGAGAGTGTTAGATTGAGAACGTATAATCTATTATTAAAGCGTAAAGGTATTATCTGTACTGATACAGTTACTACTAACCCTATCGGTCTAATATTATATCGTTGGAAGAATAGACTTTGGGAAGTTACGGTTATTGAATAGTAATTGGTGCTTACAATCTGATTTTAGATTGTAAGTAGTCGTGACTAGTCAATGAGTATAGTCAAATATTATATTAGGAGGTAAGATATGTATATTGTCTCATTTACAGATAATAGCGGAAAAGTGCATGAACATGAGCATGAGTATGAAAGCACTGCTAAATTATTTATTGAACACATGAAAGAATTTTATCCTAATAGTAATCCTGTTTTAAAAATCAAAAATTAAATTATAAGGGGCGTGGGGAAAATGATTAAAGTAGAAAATAATACTGTAAGTGTTAATGGGATATCTATTCAATTTGATTCTACAACAAGTCTTAATAGTTTTTTATTAGACTATGTTTCTAAGCATGAGCAGGTTGTTTCGCAAGTTGAAAAGATTATTATAGAAAAACCTTTTAATTATAAGCTACAAATGTTAATTGATACTTGTGGGTATATTGAAATTGAAGAACTTGGTTTATCAGTTCGTTCTTTCAATTGTTTAAAGCGTGCAGGAATTAATATAATTAAAGATGTTCTAGAATTAGATTATGAGCGTATAATTAGAGTAAGAAACTTAGGGATTAGAAGTATTAGAGAAATTGAAAGTGTGGTAAATGAGTTCACACGTTCTAATTATATTAATTGGTCTGAATCTTTACCGCCCGTTGCAGTCGAAAATTAAATCTTAAGGAGTGAGTAGCTTTGGAGAAGAAGGAAATGCAAGGATTTAAAGGAGGAAGCAAAATGAGATTAGTTAAGATGACAATTCATTGGATAATGATGAAGTGGTATTTTCAATTATGGCATAAGGTTTCAAGAATGACCAATCAAAAATGGCATGACAAATTTTACTATTATGCAGAAACATTGATAAAAATGTGAAAAAACGGGTACCAAAAAATTTTAAAAAATTTGGTACCTTTTACTTTTTGACTCGTAAAGTTTTAAGTTGACCATTGACAATTGTTTTCTTATGGTGTATGCTTAGGATAGTCAAACAAACTAAATTTAAGGAGTGGTTGTAATGTGTAATGATAAAAAACGTACTTATGGAATCGAACTAGAGGGTTATACAGATGAGAATATTAGGGGTAATCATATAGGTCAGGGTTGGAAAGTTATTGAAGATGGTTCTTTAAATGATGGAACAGATGAATGTTGTGATTGTGATGGTAGAGGTCACAATGAATGTTATCGTTGTGATGGTAGAGGTAATGTTGATTGTGATGATTGTTGCGGTAGTGGTGAAGTTCCTTGCGGTGAGTGTGATTGCACAGGATATATAGAATGCCATCATTGTGATGGTGAAGGCGGTAGTTGGGTATCTGATGATGAAGGTGATGAAGATTGGGTAGAATGTGAACATTGTGAAGGCAATAAAACATTAGATTGTAATGATTGTAATGGTAGTGGGTATACTACCTGTGAAACTTGTGATGGTGACGGTGAAATTGAATGTGAATCTTGTGATGGTAATGGAAGTTACGAGTGTGAATCTTGTGATGGTCGTGGTTCTCATGGTGATGGTGAATACTATGGTGTTGAATGTGTGAGTGGTATCTTAACAGAAGGTGATTATGAGCCTATTAATCATATATTTGACTATATCGAACGCTATGATTGGACTATTGAAGATGATTGCGGTACTCATGTTCATATTGGCGGTGATGATTTAAATGAGAAAGACTTGTCTAAACTTTATATTCTTGCTAATATTCTTGAGCCTGCTATTTATGGTTCACTTCCTAGTAATCGTATTAATGGCACTTATGCAAAACACACACAGAGAGATATGGCAGAATATTTAATTGGAAAAGGAGAGGATATTACATTACAACAATTAGCTGATTATTATTATGGATATAGCGTTAGATTAAACGGACACTTTCAAAAATATGATAGCGCTAGATATTATGGTTTAAATTTAAACTCTTGGTTCTATCGTAAGACAATTGAGTTTAGATACTTTGAAGGTGCTATCAATAGAGAGAAAGCTAATAATTGGATAGAGTTGTGCATTAAGCTAGTAGACTTTGCAAAATATACTACCTTTGAGCAGTTAATGGTTATAGGCAAAGACTTCTATTTGATAGATAACCTACAAGAATTACTAGACAAAACAGAAGAATTATTAGGTTTAGAGTATAATATTGGAGCATATAGTAACTACGCATATCAGGAATCAAAGCATAATGTAGCAAGTCAATTCAGAGATACTCACATTATTACTCGTGCAGTATAATAATTGACTATTAGGTGAAGGGGGGATTGTCCCCCTTTCCTAGTATAATCTAAAATTAAACTATTAAAAATCCTTGTTATTTACTAGGAGGTTTAGTATAATATGTATATACATTAAATTAGGAGGTAGAATTATGGAAAGTAATTATCGTACTATTGAGGTGAAGTTGGGCAATTATATTAAGAGATTTGAAATGAGAGATACTTATATTGGTACTTTTGTAGTGGACAATAAGCTATTTAATGTTATTGGCACTCAACATTCAATGGAAAGGCTAGACGAACGTAACATAAACAAGTATCATATTTTGTCTAGCATTGTCGGATTAGGTGAAAAACTTGCGACACACAATAATAGTGGTAAGCACATTATTATTAGTGACGAAAAGAAAGATATCTCTACTATCTTTACAATCGAAAATTTCACTGTAGTATTAATTACTGTGTTGGACAGAGGACAGATGTATATTTCTCCCAATGTTACACATAAGCGGACAGTCATTGAAACGTATGATAATGTTGGTTAATTAATTAGTGATTGGTTGCCTAGAGTTGATTATTTGATTCTAGGCAAGGGGTGACTAATTAAAAACTAGTCTAAAATTAGATTACAAGGGAGATTGATAGGTATGACATTTAAAATTGAGGGACAATGTGTAGCTTGTGAAAATATGGCAGTAGATGAAGTACTAGATGAGACTATGGTAGAATATTTGAGTGTGTGTGACGATTGCTACAAAGAAGTATTTATCAATGTTGCTAATAGTGGGGAGCAATATTTCTTTGAGTGGGCAGAAGAAATGTATGGTACGGAAAAAGCAGTAGGACTAACAAGTGAAATTTTTGGTCAAGAGTCTACTATTAGATTAGGAGTTGAAGATATGGGTAAAAAGCGGAAAAGAAAAGAAAATGAAAGAATGATAACTATGTTTACTTATGGCATATTAAAATATCCTTACAACATTAAACGTGAAGGCGGTATAAATATAGTCGAAAATTCGTTTATAAGAGGACATAAAATGCATCTTTATGCTAGTTCGTTCCCTATTACTAGAATGACTAATGATGATACAGATTTTGTTTATGGCACACTATTTGAAGTACCTGAAAGTCAAGTATTATACTCTTATGATTTTACAGAAGGATATAACCCTAAAGCACACCCTTCTATGAATATGTATAATAGAATAGAGGTTGAAGTAGTTAAGCCTAATGGTGAAATTGTAATTGCTAATATGTATTATGCTAATCAAAGACAGTTTGCCCAACATTTGAATAATAACACATGGATTCCTACAGGAAATTTTGATGATAGACAAATGGCTAAGTCATACAAAAGGAAGTGATGCTATGAAAGATTGTCTAGGTCTTTTCTTACTTGGACTTGGTGGAATATATTTATTCTTCTTATTGATTGTTTGTAACCTATAAAATTAAACTATAAACTTTTAGTTGACAATTGAAAGTGAGGTATGCTATGATTGAGGTAGCTAATACAGTAGTGATTGCAGTTTGTCTTTGTTGGTTCGGTTCTTATATTGTAATAATAGACTATAAGGCAAACAAAAAATTGAAAGAGGGTAGATAATATGTCAATTAAATTAAACATTGGCGATTCTGTTTATGTAGATAACAATGAAACGTTTATAGTCGAAAAAAGAACTGTAGGGTATGCACTTGTTGGTTTAAGCGGTGAGACAGTAGCTAAATTTCCTCACCTTGCACAAATACCACATTATCTCAATAGCATATATGATACAGTGGAAATAATCAAAAATAAGACTGTAAGTGAGAAAACTAAGGTAGAATATAGTATTATAACAGATGAATTAGAATATGTCGATGGCTTTGATGATACTATCTATATGGCACTACAGAACATTGGCAAGATTAAAGGAATGAACATAGAAAAAATGTATCGTGAAGGTATTCTTACTAATGAGATGTTAGCTGAGATTCGTGTTTTTGTAGTCGAATATTTGAATAAAGTTACAGATAATACTATTGACCTTTCTCCACCTGAAAAAGAATACAAATTAGGTGATGAAGTAACCGTATATTATGAAGATACTGTTCAAAATGCTACTATTATATGGTTGTCTGATGAAGAGAAGTATGGTCTATTACTTTACGGTGAGTTTACAGTCGAATATTCTACTGCTAATGCAGATTGTGATAGTCCAACTAATTATATCTTGTGGCTACAAAGAAACTATGGTTTAAATATAGAGTAGGAAATTAAACTATTGGAGGAGATAGTATGAGTATTGAAAATCAGAAAAGATTTTATATTGACTTCAATTCAATTAGAATGTGCTATCCATATGAAATAAGTAAAAGAATTAATGATTTTGGAGTGTTAGAACAATATAAAGACAAGAAATATACAATGGCAGAGATAAATCAAATAGTTGCAGATTTAATAATGAAGAATCCATATATTAGTAATTCTATGTTCATTAAAATTTGTGTTATGAGTGGCATGGGTTATCATCATATATTAGACATTAAGAACTATAATTATAGCAAGCAAGAGCGAACAGATAAAGAGGTTAGGTTTCAATATTAGAGTAGAATTTTCTACTCTTGGGATTTCAATTTAGTATTATACCTTAAGGAGTGATTACTATGGTCAAATATTCTACCAATATAGGTGTTACTGTTGTTTGTCTTTCTCCTATTGAAAAAGGTGATGTTATTAATGTTGTTGACAAGAAAGGAAATTCTGTTACTAAGTATGTGGAAAGTATTAAAGATAATCACTTAGAACTAGAAAGTTACCATATTCAATCAGTCATAATCAAACATTAAACTTTAAGGAGGTGATAACATGTCTCACATAGGAGATGGTAAGTTGTTTGCTATCGGTGATGCTTTGATGCAATTACAAAAACGCACATGGTGTCATATATCAAGTCGTAGAGAGACAGAAATTCAATTAATTCTTGAGATTGTTCATAAATTAGATTATAACGTAGAAGTGGACACAACATTAGATGGAGTAACTCGAATCTTTATATCGAATTACCTTGACTAAAATGTTAAGGTTGTGGTAAGATATAATAGTAAACAGTAAGGGATAATGCACCTAGAAAATAAAAAAACAGTTGACAAATGAAAGTTGAATGTGGTAAGATTAAACTAACAAATATTAAGGAGTGTTGTAAATGAATGAAAAGTTAAAGGTGACACGCACATTAGGATTTGAAATTGAGTGCTTTGCAGATGTACCTTCTCGAACAGATAGTTGGGGTGACACATATGTTGATTATGATGATGTATCTATTCGTAATTGCGAAGTTAGTACTGATGGTTCATTATATGGAGGTAGCGGTACTCCATTAGAAGCAAAGACAGACCCTATTAAAAATCTTAATATTGTAGAAGAAGTTTATAAAGAGTTAAGCGGAATGGATATGAACGTAAATAAAACCTGTGGTCTACATATTCATGTAGATACTAGCGACTACACAATTGAGGATAAAGCAAAGTTGTTACGTTTTGGAGCAGGAATTGAATTACTAATGTTCGCATTAGTTGACAAGTCTCGTCAAGGAAACGAATATACAGAAAAACTTCATAAAGGTTGGAGAAAGTTATTTCGTTCCAATTTTATGACGCAAAGTATTCCTTTTGATTCTTTTAACAATTTTAGTCAATTAGAAAGATATATACAGAATAACTCTACACATAGAGATGCTAGACATATTTGGAATGGTAGATACCAATGGTTAAATGCAGTAGTTAGTCATTGTCCTACCGCAGAGTTTAGAATCTTTAGCGCTACTACTGATTATAAACAAGCACAAAAGTTTGGCATGTTAGCCTATCATATCGTAGAAACAATCAAAAATTCTACTATAGAACAAGTAAGGTTCATTATTCAATCTATCTATCAAAGTCAATCAGTGGACGAAATGCTTGACAGACTATTCGACTCTATTGGATTAGACGGTGAGTTCAGACCTGAAATTTTAAATGATAAAATGGCTGAATATATTGACAATAAGTTCTGCAAGCCTATTCGTGAGCGTGAATTAGTAGGCGGTGAGCAACGAGCAGTTTAAAAAAGTTGTTGACAGTTGAAAGTTGATGTGCTAAGATAGTATTACAGTAAGCAATCCTCTAGGGAGGGACGGACACCCTCCTCTCATGAAGCCCATCCTCCTTGAGTAAGAGGAAAATTATTTTAAATTGGTAAGGGGACTACAGGAGATTGACTGACTATCTATCTCTTGCCTTGCCTAGAGGATTGCTTACAATAAAATAATAGACTATTGGAGGTTATTGTGAATGAGAATGAAGAAGGACTTATTAAAAGGTATTGAACTAGGTAGAACTATTGGAGTAGAAGTAGAAGGTTACACTGGAATGTATCGTTCAATGGTTAACAACGGGGTAAGACATAGTTCAACTAAATATGATGGCAGTCTAGGACAGTCTAGAGCTAGTCAAGGTATTGAAGTAGTAACTAAGCCTATTAAACAACTAGATTTGTTAGATGAAGTATTTGAGGATATCACTAAGTATCAGTGGAATGTTGGCAGAGGAAAGGCAGGCACTCATGTACATGTTGATGCTAGAGACTACAACGTATTAGACAGAATTAAGATGGCAGTATTTATGAATCTGATTGAAAAGGCTATGTTTTTAATGGTGAAAAAGTCTAGATGGAGTCGCAACAGCTATGGAAGAAATACTTATTGCAGACCTGTTAGTGGTGGTTGGAAAGACTTATTAAATAAGCTAAATACGGACTATCCTGAATTTGACATAACCAAATACGGAAATATCGGACCTTTGCAGTATGATATTATTAACAAACGTAATCTGAACTATAACAGACTAATCACTCCTAATACTATTCGCTATCAGTTTGTGAATATATGGTCATCTAGCCACAATACAATTGAATTTAGAATCTTTCATGCTATCCGTTCGGCAAAAGATGCTAAGCTATTCTCATTAATGGCATACCACCTAGTAGAAATAGTCAAACATTCTACTCTAGAACACTTAGAGTATCTTGCTGATGAAATCATGAATCAATCAACTAGTGCTGAAAACATGCTAGAAAGATTTTCTCAAGCTATTGGACTTGATTTTATTCCCAAGATTTACAATGCTGATTTAAAAGCTATAATAGATAGAGATAAGCGTGTCGGTGCAAGAACTTCATTTGTTGCGGTATAATATTAAACTCTACCCTTCGGGGTAGGGTTAGGGAACTAAATTATAAAATTAAATTATAAGAAAGGTAGTGGACACCATGAACGAACAGATGTATAATAGGTATGTACAGTTGATTAATAGACGCTACAAATATGATAACACTAATATGAAAAGATATGGGCTAGTGCTAAAACTTATGGCTTGGCAATACAATGTAGGTAGAAACAAAGAGGAGGTAATGTAAAATGTACGTTATTCAAAACAGACAAAAGGGTGAGGGCTTCTATTGTGGAATCTTGTATCATGGTGAGGTTGGTTATTATACTAGTTTTTTTCCAAACCTCAACTTCAAAGAGGTAAAGAAATATGACACTAAAGAACAAGCTAAATTCGACTTCTATTATCTAGTGGACATTTGGAATGTTGACCTTGGATTCCTTGAAATAGTACCTGTTGAATTGGTGGTAAAAACAGATGAATAATGACTATATACTATTGTTCATGATGATAGCACTTCTTGTAGGTTCATTAATATATAGGGTGTGGAAAGACGAACAAGATTTTAAGAAGGCACACAATAAGCGTAAAAAGAAAAAGTTTTGGATATAATACAATAATAGACTTTAAGGAGGTGATTCTTATGGCAATTAATCTTAAGAAAAAACCTTTCGCAAATTTAACTAAGAAAGTTTTAAAAAAGTAGTTGACAGTTGATAACTGATATGATACAATTAAGAAGTGGTAAGGGAGAGGTTATTCTCTCCCACAAAAAAATCTAAAATAAAAGGATGATGTGAATATGTGTGGAATCAAGTAGAGCATAAAGTTTCCTCCAATGAGAAGAATATATAATAACGTGGAATTAAATATTATATTCTTAGGAGGAATTAGAAATGAGCAAAGGTAAACAGTTAAAAAGCAAAGAAGAAGTAGTCGAAAGATTTTGGTCTTATGTAGATAAGGCAGATGGTTGTTGGAATTGGTTAGGAAGTAAGAATAACAAAGGCTATGGTCAATATCCAACGGTAGTTAAGCATGAAATATTCGACTCTAAGCTAGTACACAGAATAAGCTACTATCTTAATAACGGTGCTTATGATAGAAAATTAGATGTTTGTCATAAGTGTGATAATCCTTCATGTGTAAATCCTAGTCATTTATTCTTAGGTACTAGGTCTGAAAACATGATAGATTGTGTAGAAAAAGATAGGCATGATACTAGTAAGAAAGCTAAAGGCGAAAGAAGTGGTAGAGCAAAACTAGATTGGACTAAGGTTAGAGAGATTAGAGAGAAGTATGCTAAGGGTAATACTTCAACTAGAAAGTTAGCTACAGAATATGGTGTAGACAACAAGGCTATACATGCTATAGTTCAAAACAGAACTTGGATTGAAAAATAACAGTTGACAATTGAAAGTTGATATGGTAAACTTAAGAAGTAGTGAGGGGGCTAACCTCCTCCTACTAAAAAATCTAAAATAAAAGGATGATGTGGAATGTGCGGTATAAACGGAATGGTTTTCTTAAAAGGTGTAAAACGTGATGCTCAAATGATGGCTAAAGTACGCTTTATCTTTGATGAATTAATGGTTGAGACTATGGATAGGGGCGAACATGCTACTGGATTAGCTAGCTTTAAGCGTGATGGAAGTTACGAATTTCATAAGAAAAATATCAATGCAGATAAAATGACTACAGAAGATGAAAAATATCGTGAAATTGTTGCTAACTTTGACGGTGAAGATACTAGTGTAGTAATCGCTCATACTCGCTACATGACTCAAGGAACAGCAACAAACATGGATAATAATCACCCATTTGATATTGGCAATATCGTCGGACTACATAATGGTTCGGCAAAGAATGACAATATTCTATTCAATGAATATAAAGATAAGTTTACTCGTATTGGTCAAGTTGACAGTGAAATTGTGTTTCAATTAATTAATCACTATAACCAAGATGATATTACATTAAAAGGCTTAACAAGTGCATTGGAGGATACTAAGTTAAGAGGACTATTTGCACTAGCTTTTGTCCACAAGAACAATCCTAATATGTTACACTTAGTTAAGCAAGAAAAACCTATGTACATTGCTTATTGGAAAGAGGCAGGAATTGTTATTTTCAACTCGATTGACGACTACATTATCAAGGCTTTCCGTAAATTAGAGCGTATAGGATTCTCATTCGGACTAAAAGACACCAAGCAAAGTGTAGAGATTAAGAAAGTTACTGATGATAGATACTTCACTGTTAATGCTGATGCTGAAACAGTAGCAGATGCTATTAGTGATGAAGTTCGTTTGTATATCGAATCTTCTTCTTACACTTATTACAAAAGTGGTGTAACAACTACAACTACTACCACTAATAAGACCACTAAGGCAACTGTTGAAGGTAAGCGTGAAAAAGTAACTGCTACAGATAGCAAAGGTTTAGTGTTGCAAGGTGAAATTGACACTGCTACAGGTGAGGTTATTATTTGGTCTAATGATGATATTAATGATGCTGATGATGGTAGTGGTCTAAATGATGTTGAGGAATTGTCTTGCTTTGAGTGTAATGAATTAATCACAGAAACAGATATAGATGCTAGCTACAATCGTGACAATCCAAAAGACGAGTGCATTTGTTTCGATTGCTACACTGAAATCATGAACACATATGTAAATGATATGCTCGATGAAAGAAAGGAAGAATCTGTTGATTGCGATGGTCAAAAGATAGGCTAATGTGGAGGGAGTAATCCTTCCTTTGGGATTTAAAATTATACTATAAAGAGGTGGTGCTATGATACACTTCCATAAGTACAAAGAAGTTGATAGGTACTTAATGTTTACAGGTGAAGATGCAGTTATCTATAAGTGTGAAAAATGCAACAAAGAAAAGGTTAAATACACATTAGAGACTTATATTGGTTTGAAAGATGCACTACCGTATAAAGAGTGGTTAAAATCTAAAAATATATCATAAGGAGTGGTGTTTATGAAATGGATAGCCTTAGTTAAAATAACAGATTGGCAAATGTTACATTCATGGCATAGCGGAAGTTGTGACACATACAAGTCTAAAGCTAACTTGGAAACAAAAGAACAAGCAGAAGAATTTATTAATGAAGTGGAAAAACTTTATGAAAGTCATTACAATATCCATCGTAGCGACAGTGATAAATATAGATTAAAACCATGTATTCTAAGCTATGATGAATCTCAAAGCGAGAATGTGGAGAACTTCTTTAGATACATGTAATCTAAAATTAAACTATAAGGAGTGTTGAATATGATATTAGAGAATAGGTTTGGTTTATTTGTAGACGATAAGAAAATAATTATTGAAACTAATTGTGATGAAGAAGTTTTTGAAAAAGTTGTTAAATTGGTTGTTGACCATGCTATGTACTATAACATAGAACAAGTGCTTGATGTAATTAAATCATTAGGTTATGAAGCTGAGTATCTTGATGATAGCACTAATAAAGATTTTGATTTTTAATCTAAAATTATACTATAAGGAGTGCGTGATATGATGGAGTTTACTTATAAGATGAATATATTTGGAGAAAATGACAGCTATATGATACAAACAGATTGTCCACTTGATACATTCAGAAAGGCAGTAGATTTCGTGAGATGCGTAAAAGATTATGATGGTTATACATTGTTAGAGGTACTAAAAGTGACAGGTTATAATGCTGAATTTTTTGAGCCTGATAATATTACTGGAACATTTAGTTTTTAATCTAAAATTAAACTATAAGGAGTTGATAATATGACTTTAAGAGAGATAATTAAAAATCAAATATTAGATTCTACAAATGAACTAAATGTAGAACTAAGTAATGAAGAACTAAGGATTGCAATAGCAGGAGTTGAACATTGTGTCAGTGAATGTATGGCTGATTCAGTAAGTGATGCAATTTCAGGTGTTCTTTATGATAGAAAATTAGATTCTAATTTCCCACAAGATATGCCTGATTCATTTAAAAATTTCATAAAAGAAAGGAGCAAATAAAAATGACTTTTAAAATAACTGTTGACAATACAAAACTGATACTGTATGATGTTATTAAAGGAGGAAATACAACATGAACAACATGACATTCGCAGATTATATCAAGATTAAACGTGCAGAAAAGAATCTTTCAAGAAGTGAAATGGCAAGGAGAGCAGGCTTTACTCCCCAATATGCTATGGATATTGAAAGAGGTAATATGATACCTACAGAAGATAAAATTGAAAGCCTTGTTAATGTTCTTGAATTAGATGAAAGATTAGCTTTTCAATTAGCTGACAAAATTCCTTTAAGAATATATGAGCAAGCTAAACAGAAATTCTTTGGTGAGGAGTGATTAAATGCCTGTATCATTGGAAAAAGATTTTCCATTTCGATTAGAGCCACAAGTAATATGTAGTTGCGGTAAAATTATCTATGAAATAGATACAATGTTTTGCTCAGGTTGTGGTGATGTAACATGTGAGAATTGCTACACTGATTGTTTTGATTGCGGTAAGATGTATTGTAGTAATTGCTCTGAAAACACTTCACAATGCCTAAGATGTAACATAAACAGTAATATAAAAGTACCTGATGAAAAAGCATTTCTAGTTATCAATGGAGTTACAACACCAATTAAGAACAGTGCTTTTATGATACAAAAGACCTCACTTGTTAATGCTAGAGACATTAGGCTTACTCTTAATGGAGTAGAGTATAGATATACTTATCGTTCATTGACACAAACAGAAAATGATAAAATGATATATGATTACCACTTATATTTTGAAGAAGTAAAACAAGTAGCGAATATGAACGATGAAGAATTTGCAATAAGTGTGAGAAATGCTTTAAGAAGTTTCAATGAAACGCATGGATTAGCAGATGAATACGATGATTATAGCACATTAGGTTGGTGATAATATGTCAAAAGGGTACTATGATTGCTATGGATATTTTGCAATAGACCGTCCTCATAACACCTACCCGATAAAAAATGTTGAGCGTCACTTAGAGTCTATTCTTTCACTAAAGAAGGGTGACGTTCTTAATCTTAAAGGAATTGGTGATTTACAAGTCATAAATTTAAATATTGATGAATATAATTATCGTGACAAAGGTAAAGATTGTCTTTATCAAGAGATTGGAATAGTATGTATAACAATATAATATTAAACCTTAGTTGAGGGGGTTGTCTTGTGCTACATGTGGTTAGTATGAAAGTGTATGGCATAGATGAAAATGGTGACGATGAAAGGCAATGGTATAAGATTAAGAACGGGGAGGAAGTTCTTAATATGGAATTATGTAGCGGTGATAAAATTCTAATAGATGGCATAGGCAACCTAGAAATACTCGGACTTCACTACAAAAGCGAAGAAACAGGCACTCACCCTTACAAGTCACTAGAAATAACTTGTGGGTTAATTACAAACGAATAATTTAAAATTAAACTATAAAAAGTAGTTGACAGTTTAAAGTTGACTATGTTATACTTAAAGTACAGTAAGCGAAGGAGCTGATTGGTATGATAGGTAATTCTAAATTCAACATGTGGACTATAACATATATAAACAAAAAAGGATTACACTCAAATATTGAATGTCAGGATAAGGCAGAACTCTCTATTGAATTGTCTTACTTACGAGAAAACGGTCAAGATATGGAATACGTCAATGTATTTCCTCCAAAAAGTAACCTTACTTATGATGAATTATTAAACTATTAAGGAGTGTTGTTCAATGAGAATGTTTGATTACTTACTGTTTAACGATAGATTGGGTAAATTATCCACTAGAGATTGTGAATATTGGCAAATGATGTTCCGTAAGATTCTAAAAGTTGGTGAAGAGTTCGAAGTGCAAGCACCTAGAAACAAAGACTTAGATGATGTGTTTGATACTTTTAATCGTGCTTTTAATCCTTCTCGCTCTATTCATCATCATGGTCAACATGGTGTCAAAGAAGTAATGGGTGATGGTTCTGTACCTCATGGTGTAGAAGTAGTAACAGTAGGCAAACGGTTTGATTGGAAAACATTCTATCAAATGAATGAGCATATCATGGATACATTCGCTAAAAATGATATTCAAACTTCACATCATACAGGAATGCATATCCACTTACTAGCAGGATATACTAACAATGACATGACAGAATTAGAACGTAATGTACCTGAAATTATTTTAGCTAACTTTTATCAACTTCACCGTATCTTTGCACCTGAACTATATTGGATTGCTAGTGGTGGAAAAGATGATTATGCTATCACTCGATATATGTTATTTAGACGACCACCATTTGACTATTCGGCTACCAATACTGCTATGAGCATTATCAGAGAAGAAATGAACGAACGTTATGGTAAATATCAGATGTTCAACATGAATCATTCTAGATTCAGTAGGAGAGAGTTGTCTACTTTCCATGTTGAGATTAGACACCCTGACACACACTTGTCTCCTGCGGTATCAACAGCCTTAGTTGCCCTAGAAGTAGCATTGTTGCATAAAGCAATCGACCTATCTCAATGCGGTATTATTTCTATTAAACAAGATGAGTACGACTTTAAGAAAGCTATCTTTGATAAGTTTGTCAATATGGGTACTGGTGACAGAGAATCTGATAGTACCGATTTAGACCAAGATGATATTGAGAACTTGCAATTGCGTACTAGTGCAATGATTCGTTGGTTAAAAGGAGAAATCTATAATTTAAATCCAATTGCCTATGACATTCTTAAAAAGATTGCGGTTACTCCATCATCATTAATGAGAATCAACGGAATGTCTTGGAGTCAAATTGATGAAAAGATTTATACTCCACGAATGATTGACCGAGAGAATGTTGATAAGCTACTAGAAATGATTGTTCTTCAACAAATTACAGATTGTGGTAATGGTGGAGAATGGATTGATAAAGCTAGTGAACGCTTGCGACTTCCAATAGAAAAGACCAATCAACTTCTAAAAGATATTCAACTAGAGAAAGTAATGGTCTTTGATGATGAACTAGGCTCAATGTTGATGAAACAAATAGTCTAATATTATATCGCAATTAAAGAGGGCTATGCCCAAGCAGATTAACTTCTCCAAGTCGCTATCCCTCTTTAATATATAATCAAAAATTCGATTGTAGGAGTGTGTATCATGAGTGAGATTAGAGACAGAATAGAAGAACTGGAAAATAGAAAAAGCAGTATGGAAAGCATATTAGATTCAATTAATGATGAATTGAATGAACTGTATCAAGTAGAGAGTGAATTAGAATATAATAATAGACTGTAGGTGATACTATGTTTATTGCTAAAGGAACGAAAGTAAAAGTTGGAAACTCACAGGTAGTACTAAGTCAAGAAACTGGATACTATCAACTAATTGAGCAAGTAGAAAGAATATATCCAATTTTAAAAGTAGTAGGTTTTAGATTTATTAGCAAAGACACAATGGTTTTATTGACAACAGAAAAAGAAGGTGATAGTGTGGTAATCCCAAAAGGAACGACTGTTTCATTTGTTGCTAATGGAGAACTTCAAAAGTATGAATTAGAAATGAATGCTACTATTGATATGGTCGAAGAGTCTATCTTAGAATGGTTTGAAGGCTATAGAGAAGAGTCTTTATGCTTCAACGGTATAAACTACATGTTTCCTAATATAGCGTCAGGATATGCGATTATTGAAGGCAAGATGGCAGAACGTTTTGAAGAAGAAAATAAAAAAACATACTTTTCAATGAAAGATGTAAAAAATGTACTTACGCTTGGGGTAAGAAAAGGTGACACATTGCACCTAAAAGGTTACTCTAGCTTTAAAGTATCTAGTGTTGACTTTGGCAATAATATGATTTGCCTTTCACTTGAGTAAAAAATTTAAAAAAGTAGTTGACAACTGACATTGGATAGTGTAATATAAAGGTATAGCAAAAAACAAAATTTGAAAAACGAAAGAGGTAATGTGAAATGTGTGGAATCTTCGGCTTAATGATGTACTCAAAACAACGTACAAAGGAAGAATTACGATTCATTAAGGAATTAGCGACAGAACTAGCTATTGAAAATCAGGCTCGTGGCACTCACGCAACTGGTATTGCTACATTCGGAAAAAATGGCAATGATGTACTAAAGCACAACGTATCTGCTGATGAACTTACAAGCTATGCTACATGGTGGAATTTCTTAGATAAGAATATTAGTGATAATACTTACAATATCCTTGGTCATACTAGATATGCAACTCAAGGCTCTCCTGATAACAATGATAATAACCATCCTATCGTGACAGCTAGTGCAATTGGTATTCACAACGGTTGGATTAATAATGATGATAGCTTATTCAACAAAGAGAATTTGTTTAGGCAAGCAGAAGTTGATAGTGAAGTAATTTTTCGACTAGCTGATAAAGAAATTGGCAATGACAGAGAGAATACAAAGACAATGGCAGAAAAACTAGCAGGAGTGTACGCAGTAGCATTTGTTAAAAAGAATGAACCACATATCCTTAACTGGTTTAGAAACAACAACCCTACTACATTCGCTTATATTCCTGAATTAAATATCACTGTATTTGCTAGTCTACAAGCATACATTAAGAGTGCAATTGCTACAGTAAATGCCTCTGTATACTATGAAACAGGATTCTCAGTAAGTGAGCAAATTGAATACTTCTCACCTATTCAAGATACTATCATGCAATTCGATGTAACTGAAAACACTCCTATCCAACAACTAGCACAAGAACCTTTACGATTTCAAGAATCATACGATTACTCATATGGTGGTTATGGCTATAGCAAAGGTGCTTGGTTTGATGAAGAGTGGTACGACTACCGCACTGACAGACAACAAGAAGAAGAACATGCTAATTCAATTGAAAGCATTTATGAATTTATCGAAGAAAAGAATCTAGAATATTTTATGAGTACTGATGAATATGCTGAAATGATTGAATTGCTAGACCAAAATGAAAAAAACGAATGGTCTAAAGGCTATAAGGCAGGAAGAGAATCTACTGAAAACGAAATTAAACTACTCAAAGAACAAGTCAGAACATTATCGCTAGGAGCTAAACTAGCTAACTAATCTAATAATATATCTTAAAGGAGCGTGTTGTGTAATGCCAATTAATAGAATCCCTAGACCTCGACGAACAGAAGAACGAGTCGAGTATATTAGCCGAGAAACAGCAGACCAATGTTTGGTTGATTATTGTGAGGAGTTTGACATTAACCTAAATAGAATACCTCATGAGAATATTGGTTCATTTCTTAATGAAATTAGATACACTCCTTTAGATGTACCAACAGAGGCAGTGGCAGAAATTTGTGGAATTACACCCGAAGACTATATATCAGAAACTCCTATTGTTGAAAGCCTTAATGATTTTGAAAATGATTTTGAACAGTGGTATTCAACTGTTATAAATAATAGTCGCCCTGCTAGGATTAGTAATAATTTCGCAGAACTAAGGCAGGAAGCAAATGCTAGTCAAAATACTGCAATTCCAATTAGTTTTGCTGATATTGCGGTATCTACCCCAATTTTTCAAACCACAATGGCTAAGAAAAAGAAAAAGCCACAAAGGAGTGAAAGAGAGATAATGATGGAGATTATTAGAGGAGAGAATTTTCCTAAGCCTAACTTTAAAGATTGGTCATCTAGAAAAGAACTACAAGATATTGTTAACGATTGGTTTAGGAATATTGAATATCGTGAGCAATGGATTTTTTCTAGAAGAGAGCGTGAAGGATTCAATAGACGAAATGTTGGAATGTTCAATCTTGATGATGTAATGGCTCGTATGACGAAACGTAAAAACGGACACCCACTTGATACTGAAAAGAGTAAGTTTTACGATTGGAAATTAGGTGGAACTGATTGGACACTTCGACTTGAGTTATATCAACATGAACAATACTACTTCTTAATTAGTCGCTATATTCACAAGCCTACACACGCAGAGATTAAGTATGATGTACGCTATTGGAGTGGTAACAGTTTTCAGGTAATCAATACATTAGTTTCAAACGAAAAAGGTCACGAATTACAATTTGAAATGGCATTCGGTAGTAACAATCCTGACAGTGATTACTATGTTGAGCCTCATGATGGTAATGATGATGATTTTTATGATAGTCCTTTTTATTACACAAGAGAGTCTGACGATGATTGCTTAGAAGAACCGTGGGAAGACGATTGATATCTTCCCTCTCTTGGGATTAAAATATAAAATTATAATCTAAAATTATATTTAAAAATTAAGTTGACAACTAACAACATATGTAGTAAAATTACATTAGAGGTGATAGCTTATGAGTAAAAGACCACAAACATTTCATGATTACATTGGTCAAGACAGAATGAAAAGACAACTATCAGTAACGATGAGTGCATGTAAGAAAATGAATGAACCACTTCCACATCTATTGGTAAGTGGACCCCCAGGTTTAGGCAAAACAACTATCGCAAAGATTATTGCAAGCGAAATGAATGTAGGATTTCATGAAGTAATGGCTAGCAATATCAATAGCTTGGACGACTTAGAAAACGTATTCATCAATCTAGACGACAAGAAATATGACATATTGTTTATTGATGAAATTCACAGATTGCCAATGAAAGTAGAAGAACTGCTTTACCCTATCATGGAGGACTTCACTATTGAAGTAGAATCAACAGACCAATTTGGAAGAAAAAAACCTGAAAGATTTTGGATTCCTAAATTTACCTTGATAGGTGCTACTACATTAGCAGGAGACTTATCGCAACCAATGAGAGATAGGTTTGGACTTAACTTCACTCTTCAAAAGTATTCTCAAGAAGAGACAGCAATGATTATTAACAATCTAGCATTGAGACAAGGAACAGAAATTACAGAGAATGCCCTAATGGATATTGCTAAACGTGCCAAAGGAACAGCAAGAATCGCTATTAATTACTTTAACCGTTGCAAAGAATATGCGACATTCCTAGGTAAAAAATTAATTGATGAAATAGCAACAACAGAACAGTTTGAATTGCTAGGTATTGATGAGTTAGGGTTAGATGAAAAGGACTTTGCTATCTTAGAATATCTAGCAACTCAAACTGCCCCAATTGGAATTGATACACTAGTAACCGCAACCAACATAGACAAGAGCACAATACAAACGATTATTGAGCCTTATCTAGTGCAACAAAGATTGATGGATAGAACTAGAAGTGGTCGAAGAATTACCCCTAGAGGACTTGATTGGATTTACAGTAGTGGAAATTATGAGGTTGCTACTGAAATTATTGAGCCACAAATACAAGTAGCTACAAATAACGGAATGAATAGATTCGGAAGTAGACGATAAGGAGTGACTGCTTATGATAGGTTTTGATTGGATAACAATGAACCCAATTAAAGTTAATGAACCCACAAAGTCAAATTTACCTCAAATTTATACGTTTAAGTATAAGATTGGCGATGTGTTTTATGACCCTAACCAAGGAAATATCATTGAAATAACAGGATATAATTATAGTGCTATCGTAACATATAAAGGTGATATTACAACAAAAAATGCTAGCACTACGACAATAATAAAAACCAATACTATATATCAATCTGCGCTAGATAAATTAGAAAGGTATGATTCTTTGAGCAACTTAATGGACAGTAAGAAAAAGAATGGCATTAACTACAGAATACACTATGTTGATTTAGACACAAGCAAAAAAGTAGTAAAAGAAAAAGTAAAGCACACTACTATGACAATGACAGGCATCAGAGCATTAGCAAAGATGTTGAACTCCATGATAAAACGTAATCCTAATCGAAAAATTATTATGGTGTCAGTAGTAGACGACCAAGGTATATATTTAAAAAGTGTTAAGTTTCTCCCCGAAGAGATAAAAAAACAAGTATTCTTAACAGGCATGAAGGAAAGGTTACTTGCATTTGCTAAATACGAATGTGGTTATGATATAGCAATAGGATTTTAAGGAGTGAATATATGTACAGATATAAGATATATTTTTATGACAGAGATATAAACTCTGAATATCCTGTAACAATAGAAAAAAAAGATATATGTGATTTGTGTAAGTGGTTGAATAAGCACACAACTAGGTGGAACTTAGAAGTTGTTTATGCTCAATTATTAGACGATAATCTTAATGTTAAAGGTCAAGTTGCACTACTACAAGAAGAATTGGATATTCAACACTTTATTACTTCACTACCCACAAGACTGATTGCCTACCATGAGTTTATAAGCGGAGGTGTTTAATAGTGAACCTATATCGAATAAAATTAAGTGGACAATTCGCTAACTATATTTACTCTTATTCTAAATGTAGCGACATATTATCTCTCGCTAGGTTCGTCAATAAAAGAATAGAGAATTATCCAAAAGAAAGAATATTTGAAATTGACTTGGTAGAGAATTACGATGACAAAGAAGGAATCAGAGTGTTCTCACAGCATGAGTATAATATACAATATTTTTATGAGACATACGAAATGAGACTAATACAACACTATAGAGAGAAAAACGCAGTGTAGGGGGCTTACCCCTATACATAGGGAGAAACATATAATATTAATTATAGGAGATGGTTGGTATGATGACAGAGACAAAATTTAAAAGAGGCTATGAAAATGGAGAACAGACACTAGAGATTTATGAAGGCAAGGTAGACTTAGTATTGTATAATGACAAACCTAATAGTCCTAGTTTTTACTTCTATCGCTTTCCTTCGCAAGTAGTATTCGGAGAGAAACTAAGTAGAGAAGTTAGCCTAGTGCATAGACATGAAGTTGAGAAATTTCTTAAAAAGAAAGGAATGGATTACGGTGAATTAATTGAGAAGTTGCTACATGTAGCATGGTCAAATGATATGACAATGAGAGATGAAATGTAGCAAAAAAGTTTTTAAAAGTAGTTGACATAAGCTAGTCAGTGTGCTATACTAAAGATAGTTAAAGGAGATGATAACATGATTCACAATAATTACGAGAAACTAACCTATGAGGAAAGAAGGATAACTGATGAAATGTTTGCCGAAGCATACAAGTATGCTATGAATAGAGGACTAAAACTATCAGGTGATGATAGGGCAGAAAGGTTGATTGAGGCTATTGCGACATATATAGTCGAAAGCAAAAAAGTTTAAAAATCAGGTATAAAACCTAACTAAATAACATATAATTATAATACAACAAACAAAGGAGAAGTGATAATTATGGCAAAATCAATCGTTGAGGCTCGCAAAGCAAAAGCAAAGGTTAACGAAGATGATTTAGATTTCACAGTAGGTACTATTGCAGGATTGGAAGATACTACTGACAATGAAATCATGCAAGTTGTAACAAAATTAAACGAAAACAAAGAAACTCAATTACAAGGAGATGATGTTGATATGACAACTCAAACAATCGAAAAAAACGTGGTCACACCTGAATCATTAGAAGGAACTGTTGAATTAAAACTTCGCAAGAATTACAAGCCACTTGTGGATACAATCATTAAAAACAATGACAACGTAATAGTGCAAGAATTTGATACACACTTTCAAATCAATGCTCCACAGATTAAATTGACTCGTCAAGATGGAGAGCGTGCGCTAGGCAGACTGAATGATGGTCAATGGAGAGTTCTATTCATGAACAAACAAGGTGAACTAGTTAAATTTGATGATTATTCGTTTATCTTAGGTGTCCTTCCTGAAGAAATTGAAGAAAACAAAGAAACCGCACAGCTTAACACTCGAATCGACTCCAAGGCTAAGTTAGAAATGGACGAAATTCGTGACTTATTAGGAATGACACAATCTAAGTTCCTTGAAGTGGCAATTGCTGAATATGTTTCAAAAGTCAAAGAGGAAATGATTCTATAATAGAGTGGGTTTATCCCACTCTTTAAAGGAGGTGAGTAATCAAATAATATAACATAGGAAGGTGATAGTAATGGTCGAAACATTCAAACAAAAAATATTCGGAAGAAAAGCAAAATCACTATTCAATGTACTTCGTAACAGTGGTAAGATATCATTTGCTAATGATGTAATTGGTCTTAAGGTAACTAAAATTATAGATGGTGAATCAGGAAAATATGTTCTTCCTGACGGATTCTATGATTACCTTCCACTAAACGAGAGAGGATTGTATTACAAAGTATTCCTAGAAGATGGCTCTGACTACATTATAACAATAGACGAACAAACAAATAGTTTAATATTCAACTTTAACACCACAACAGAGAAATTAAAAGGATTACAAGAAACAATCTTAAACTTTATTGATTATGATTATGGCAAGGAAAAGGATTAATTCCTTGCCTTTCCAAGGGAAATATATTATAATTATGTTATATGTGAGGAGATGTTGGCATGCCACGAACTAGAGATAGTTTTACAATCCGAATAAGTAGAGAATATTGGATTACACAGGAAGGAAAAAAGATGTATGCACATGAATTTGATGACGAGCACCTATCTAACACCCTTGGACTTTTACATAGGCAGGCAAAAGCATACAGACTAGATGAAGCACTACGCTTATGTGATATGGTTGATAGAATAGGATATGAAGGTCATAATCAACAAGGAGACTATCAGACATACAAGAAAAAAGTTGATATGTTTCTAGACCCTTCTATTAGTGACAAAGAATGGCTCAAACAAAACTCTAAAATATATGTCCTGCTTATGGAAGAGGCAAATTTTAGAGGAATTAAAGCTAATGACACCATACCAAAGAAAATATTAAAATCAAAAATCACAGGTAGATATGCTTATGGAAACAACTATTCATTTACTTGGACTTAAGGAGATGGCTTATAATGGAAAACACAACAAAACATGAGGCAGATTTCGTATTTATTCAAGGTGGAAGTAATGTGTACTTCATAGAGAAAGATAGATATAACTGGTTAGATATATTTGTCGCTGTTGATGGATTTACGTTGCAGAGTTTTATAGATAGCGAGTATAAGACAACTGTATTAAATACGAGAGGAGAGGTTATCATGCAAAATTTTAAGAATGTTGACATGAAGGTGGTGCAAGAATTATTATCAGGTGTAGAGAAATCATATGAAGAACGACTACAACTGCTAGCTGATATTGACAAGGCACTAGATGAAGGTGACAAAGAAAAATTCATGCGACTAACAGAATTATTAAATGGAGGTATCGAGAATGAGCGTGGAATCGCCTAAAATACAGTACGGATTGATATACAAAAAGAAAGATAGAATGCTAGGAATAGAAAAAGCATATAATGGTGACGATAGGTATGCTTGCGGTGAATACACTTACAAGCTAAGTGAGTGGCTCGATGAAGAACCTTGGTTACTAGATGATTTAAACAAGGTTCTTATGGCAAAATGGGCATCAGAGGAGTGGTATAATTCATCATATGAGGAGCCTGTTAATCCATATCATCCAACAGATTTAGAAATTATCAAAGTAGTAACTATCGTTACAACTATGGAGTCTGATGTACTGGAAGAATTGGAAGTTGTTAATGAGAATTTAAAAGAACAAGGATACGCACCAATTAATGTTAAAAAGTATGTTCATGGTGATGACCCACCTATTGAAGAGGAGTAATTAAATTGAAAAGTTGGCAAGAAAAACCTTGCCTTCTTTTGGGAAATATATTATAATATAATTATCGGATAAGGACGTGATAATATGGCAAAAGGACTTAAAAATTTATGGTGGTATTGGTGCATTCTATGTGGAATTACAATGACACTTATTATTGTGAATGGCGGTAAAATTGATACAGGTAACGGTATTGTAGGAGTATTGCTAAAAATGTTTGGAGGTTGATTACAATGAGTATAATAGGTAAGAAAACAAAGTCTCGTGGCACTTGGGGTAGCATTAAGCCTATTACAAGAATTAAAGAGAGTGCTAGGGCTTACGATAGAAAACAAACAAAAGCTGATACTAAGAAAAGGGTGAAAGAATATGAATAAAATCCCTATTGGTGACACATGGCTCTATTGGTACAATAGAGAGCACCGTGATAACGGATTCTACCAAGAACTAGAGGCACTGGAAAGATTGATTGAGATGGAGAAAGAGTTTCCAATCAAAGGTGAACAGTGGTTACGAGAATCAATTAAAAAGAAAATTATCTTACAGTGTAAAATTAAATCCTTGAAAAGTGGTGTTGTAAATGAGTAAAAACGTAGCTTACATGATTGTTGAAAAAGACACAAATAGAATACTTGATTCAGAGGCAAGACGTTTAGTAGAAAAAGAAGTTACTTTTCATTCATTATTTCCTGCAAGGTATGTTGCAGAAAATTTTCGCAATCGTGACTTAAGTGACAGACAAGGTAATTATTATAAAATTGTTGAAGTGGAGATTGTGGAGTTTGTCAATAATCAACTGACAATTGCCTGCGAAGAATACGAAGAAGAATTTAATGCTCCATTCTAAGGAGGTGATATATATGAAGATTTGCCCAACGTGTAGAAAAAGACAGCTATATCTTCCATTAGTTCTTAATCCATTATCAAAAGACGGTCAAACCTATATCTGTAGACCATGTAAGGAGGAAGGAAAATGAGTAAGCAGAGGGCTACTTAAGCCCTTTGTACATAAGGAGGCAATCATATGAAATTTGAACATATAGATGGAAGGATATATTTACAGCTATACGAAAAGAAAATTGATGTAACAGATAGCGTAATGCCTGTTGTTGATGATTACTTAGACTTTCATTTAGGATTAGTTGGAAAACATGAAATGAAAAGACAGGCGCAGGAAGATAGACCACTTACTGATGCTGAGAAACTAAAGATAAACGAAGAATATCATAAGCAAAGCAATTGGAGGTAGACAATATGATGTTCAGAGTTAAGAGTGAATATAATCATGAAAACCCTTTGTATTATCATATAGATACAATTGCAATTGAACGAAAAGAAGGAGATATGGCTTACGTTTATGACACTAACGATGGAAATTACTTTTGGATTGAAGTTAAGAAATTAGAAATAGCAGAGGAGTTGTAATATGATACTATTAAACAGTAAAGAAGTTGAGTTTGGTTCATTTCCAAACGGAGAAACATTATTTAAAAAAGACGGATTAGAGATTGCAACATCAATTCCTAATGAAATATCATTTAAATATGAGAATGATAGCGACTTAATTAAGCTGATGTTTCTAAAGAACTACTTAGACATTTTCAATGTCAGAAATAATCTAACAATATACTATATGCCTTATAGTCGAATGGATAGGAGTGAAGATGGTTCACCATTCACATTGAAGTATGTAGCTAACTTCATTAACAATCTAAAATTTGATTATGTAGAAATAGTTGAGCCACATTCAGATGTTACATGTGCATTAGTTGATAGGTCTTTACCTAGATATATAAATTATCAGTTGATTGGAAGAGTCATTGAGGAAGTTGGTTTTAATCCACAGAATGATTATATCGTATTCCCTGATGCAGGTGCTCAGAAACGATACACTATGAGATTTCCTAATGTATTGGTAGGAAATAAAAAGCGTGACTTTACGACAGGAAATATATTAGGACTTGATATTGTCGGTGACATAAACAATGTTGGCACTAAGGCAATCATAGTTGACGATTTAACATCTAAAGGTACGACATTCGTTAAGACAGCAGAAAAGCTAATAGATTTAGGCATGGAAGAAATATACTTGCTTGTTGCTCATGCTGAAAATACTATGTTTAAAGGAGAGTTATTTGATGGACTGATTGATAAGATATTCACAACTGACTCACATGTTACTGAGCATGGTTTTTGGAGTAGTAGAAGATTCCAAGACAAGCTAAAGATATATGATATTGAGGAGGTATTGAAAAGTGAGTAATCCGTTTAGATTAAGAGCAGAGCAAAGAGAGTTTGAGCAACAATACTATGGTGGATATTGCAACCAAGCTAGAGCAAAAGGAATTGAGCCTATGTCCTATGTGAAGTTTCAATTTAGACTAGGACTATTGTTAGGAAGAGACTTAACTAAAAAACAAATTATGAACGAACTATTGAGGAGTGATGTTTAATGACAAATACTAATCCATTTTTATTAGCTGACTTTTATAAGATAGGACATATTGCCCAATATCCAACTGAAACAGAGATGATTTATTCTTCTTGGACACCACGAACTTCACGTATTAAAGGCATTGATAAAGTAGTTATGTTTGGTCTACAAGGATTCATCAAGCAATATCTAATCGACTACTTCAATGAAAACTTCTTTGACAGGAATAAAGAAGAAGTTGTTAGTGAGTACGCTAGAGTCATAAAATATACTCTAGGAGTAGAGAATCCTAAGACAGACCATATTGAGGACTTGCATGATTTAGGCTATCTGCCTATTAGAATAGATGCCCTCAAAGAAGGAACACTGACACCTTTACGAGTACCAATGCTAACTATTTATAATAGCAACCCTAAATTCTTTTGGCTAACAAACTTCCTAGAAACGCTAATGTCTGCTGAGTTATGGCAACCAATGACAATTGCTACATTATCAAAGCAGTATCGTAAAATATTAGACCGTTATGCTTTAGAAACTACTGGCTCTACAGAAGGAGTAGAGTTCCAAGCACACGATTTCTCTCTTAGAGGTATGGCAGGTGTTGAGGCAGGTAAGAAAGGTGGAGTAGGACACTTGTTATCCTTTGTAGGTACTGATACTATCCCATCTATTACTTACGCTGAGGCATACTATAATGCGAATATAGAGAAGGAGTTAGTTGGAACTTCTATTCCTGCAACCGAACACTCAGTAATGACAGCTAATTCTGATTATGAAACTCGTGATGAATACGAATCATTCAGACGACTAATCGAAGATACTTATCCTAATGGATTTGTTTCAATCGTATCTGACACATATGATTTTTGGAAAGTTGTAGGCGAAGTTATACCTTCACTGAAAGATAAAATTATGGCTCGTGATGGTAAGGTAGTCATTCGTCCTGATAGTGGAGACCCTGTTGAAATTATTTGTGGTAAGCCTATTACTGACCTGACCAATGAAAAATACTGTGATACACTTGAAAATGCTAGAGATTTCTTCTATGAAGAACTAATGGATATACTACGAGAAGAGACTCCTCATGGTGAATATGGAGATGATGAAGTTCGTGGTAGATTCAAGTATCAAGATAAATACTATGAACTAAGGATTAGTGTTGATTATGACAGATACGATAAGCAGTATTACTTCATTTGCGGTCATAAGATTAGGCTCTTTAAGGAATTTACCCCAAGCCTATCTGACCTAGGACTCATTGAATGCCTATATAATATCTTTGGAGGTACAGTAAATGAGAAAGGTTATAAGGTATTAGATTCTCATATCGGTGCTATCTACGGTGACTCTATCACTCTAGAGAGAGCAGAAGAAATTTGCAGACAACTTAAGGAGAAAGGCTTTGCATCTACCAATATTGTATTTGGTGTCGGTAGCTTTACAATGCAATATAATACCAGAGATACCTTTAGTTTTGCCATGAAAGCTACTTTCGGAGTCTTTAATGGTGAAGATAAGTTGATGTTTAAAGACCCTAAGACTGATAGTGGTATCAAGCGCTCACAAAGAGGATTAGTAGCAGTTGTGAAGAATGAAGAAGGAGAGATTACCTATATTGATGGTTTTGATAGAGAGTCTTATGGAGTTGACGAAATGCAACACTTTACCCTATTAGAGCCTGTATTCGAAGATGGTAAGCTACTTCGAGACCAATCATTAGCAGAAATTCGTGAGATTTTAGCAGGGGCTTAATGCCCTTGCTGAACACTTGACATAAAAGACGAAGGAGTGAAAATCGTGAAAAAAGGTGACGTTGTTGTTTTTGTAATTGGTACAGACAAAACGCAATACAAAGTAATCACTGATGAATACGAACTTCATGGGCGAATAGTAGTCGATTTAGAAGGGTATTCGGGAGAGGTTGCAGTTGATTATCTTAAATTAGTTTAGTCGTCTTACGAAGATATAGCGAAAGGAGGAATACACATTGAATAAGATAGCTTTGAAGGATAATAAAACACTTCACATTACAAAAGGTAAAGAGTATGAATTAAGAACCTATGATGTCAGAGGCTTGGTTTCTGTTGTAAACGATGTTGGTGACAAAGTGATTATGTCAAGATATGATTTTGAATTTGAGATGATGGACTAGATAAAGGAGGAGATAGTATGGAAAATCTAGATGTTGCAATTTTTATTGAGAGATTTATGTATAGAGAAGGTTTAAAAAGTGGTGAAACTTCCGTTGCTGAATTGGTAAAAAAATTATTAGAAGAAGATGAATAAAAACCCTTGCTTTTCTCTTGGAAAGCAATTATAATATAAATATACGATAAAGGAAAGGTTGTTGATACTATGGAAAATCAAACACACTTGAATGCAGTCGGAGAGATTACTGAATTGCTTTACTTTGCTAAAAATACTAATGAGAAGGAAGGTAGATAATTATGGCACTAGATTTAACTAAAAAAGTAGCAGTAGCGAAGGTAGTATTGGAGAAGAAAAATGTATTTGGTCAGAAAGCACAGATTGTTATTGCAACTGATATCTCAGGTTCAATGAGTAGACGCTTTGAGCAAGGCAAGGTACAAGAACTTATCACACGAATGCTAGGTATTGGAATGAATATGGACGTTAATAATGCTATTGATGTATTTGCTTTTAACAATAGGAGTCATGTAATTGGTGAAGCTACACAGTACAATATTGATGGATTTGTTGATAATGTCTTCCTTCGCAAAGTATCAGTTAATGGAGGTACTAGTTACTCTCCTGTAATGAGTGACATTGTTGGTAAGTTTGGAAATGTTGTTCAACCGCAAAGTGGTTTTGGTAAGTTGTTCGGTAAAAAATCTGAGCCTGTAATTGCGAATGTTCCTACTTTAGTATTCTTTATTACTGATGGAGAACTTGGTCGGTCAGATAAAGAGGCAACAGAGAAGATTATCCGAGATTCCTCTAACCAAGCTATCTTTTGGCAGTTCATTGGTATTGGAAGTGAGGAGTTTGACTTCTTGCAAAAGCTAGATGATTTAAGTGGAAGATTTCTTGATAATGCTGACTTCTTCAAAGTAGAAGACCCAACTACTACTCCTGATGAATGGTTCTATGAGCAAATTCTAAATGAGTTTCCTTCTTGGTTGAATCAAGCAAAATCTAAAGGTATATTATTATAATATAGGAGTGTTGTAAATATGATAGATTTGATTATGCAATATGGATACTTAGTGCTTACACTAATAATTATGGAAGGACTACTTTCGGCTGATAATGCCCTAGTCCTAGGAACAATGGCAAAGAAAGCAGGTAAGGAGAACGAAAAGAAAGTTCTCATGTATGGTATGTTTGGTGCAGTTGGTTTTCGTGCAATCTGTATCTTACTAGGAACAACACTAATTAAGTTTTGGTGGTTGAAATTGTTTGGTGCGTTATACCTAGCAAAGTTAGCCATTGGTCATTTTACTAGTAAAGACTTAAACGAAGATGGCATTGACGATAACTATCAAGATACCTTGCTACATAGGTTCTTAGGAAAGTTTGGCATCAGGCTAAGCGTGTTTTGGACGACTGTTATCTCAATCGAATTGATGGACTTGACATTCAGTGTTGACTCTATCCTAGCTTCACTTGCCATTAGCGACAGTTTCTATGTATTACTTCTAGGTGGTGTCCTTGGTATTCTAATGATGCGTGGTGTAGCACAATTCTTCATTAAACTAGTTGAGAAAGTGCCAATCCTTGAGCATACAGCATATATCCTAATCGGCATTATTGCTATCAAGATGTTCTTAACAACTCTTGGTCACTTGGGAGAGTGGCTAGCTAAAGCAGGCGAGTATCTGGTAGGTGTTGGAGATATTGAGGTGTCTTCCCTAATCTTCCTTGGTATCTTAGTTCTGACATTCCTAGGTACTTTTGTTGTTAATGCTTTTATGAAGAAGGAAGAAAAGGTAGAAGTTGAGGGTGCTTAATGCACCCTTGATGCAAATTGTGACGCGAGGAGGAATGGAAAATGATTAAAACAGTTGATGAATTGATTAATGAATTAGAAAAGTATAGAGGTAAAGAAATTGTTGTAGGCGGTATGTTTGTTAGCCATATAAAAGAAGTTGCAATAAAAGAGGAACATGTTCCTAATCGTCCTGACAGAGTTTTTATTAAAATTCATTAAGACGCTATTCGAAACAAAAGACGAAGTATCCGAACAAGGGTTAACAGTAGGCGAGACTGCAATCCTCTAACCCTGCGTCATAGAAATATGGCAACACCCAAGCACGAGCGAGAGCAAGTGTAGTACGGAGTTAGGCAGTCCATTTTTTAGGAGGAGATAGAAATGAGGTTGATAAAGCATAAACCACTTAAGTTAAGAACTGAACATAGAAGACATTATAATGATGATGATACAGTCAGAGAAATTGATGTATTAAGAGCCGATATTGAAGAACTTTTTGATATAAAAGAAATTTGGAGAACAACTAAATGGTTGACTGAACAGACAGAACATGGTTGTGCAAGATTTGATTTTGCCGTATATTGTATGGCTACTAAGATAGCTAAACGTGTTTTAACAGGAGAAGAATTAAAAGAACTAGAAGAATACAATAAAGATACTATGTTGTTTAAGAAGAAAGAAAGAGAAATGCTATCTGATAGTACTTATGGCGCTATTAGAAAGTATGTTTTTAAGTGTTGGAAAGAATATGAGAAGTTTAACATGTTGAAATTCACTAAGGTTCAATATACAAAAACTTTTGGTTGGGGTAGAAGAAAAAGAAGTTATACTTATCATGAAACAGCAGTAAAACTAACTGAAAAAGGAAAGAAGGTTGAGGTATGACGAAATTTAATGAAGAATCAGAAGAAATTGTAATTGTAAGCAAGTCAGGAGCAAGAACACTTATGCCTAGTTTGTGGATGGCAAAGTCATATGCAAAAGGTATATGGAAAGGCAGTGTAGATAGAATCGAGATTAAAACAGTAATCAAAGTTGAGGATGAAGAAGAATGAAAAAGTTACTAATACTATTGTTTATGTCACTATTACTAGTAGGTTGCGAAAGAGCATATGCCCACAAGGAAGGTGAGTTCATAGGTAATATACATGTTGAATCTAAGAATGACGAAGAAGTAGCCCTATTTAAACAATCTAATGGTAAGATTTTAAATCTCTTTTGGAAAGATGATAAGCCTATTGAACTGAAAGTAGGAAAGAAGTACAGAGTAACATATCAGACTAGTGATGATTTTACAGATTATTTAGAAATAATTGACTTGGAGGAGATAAAATGAAAAAATTAGCGTTTATTATTGTATCATTAGCAGTATTGGTATTGTCGGCTTGTGGAGGTCTACAACCTAGAAAATATAATAAGACTGTAGGCTCAAGTACTAGTAATGACACAGTATTGTGGGTTAATAGTGATGGAACAGATTGTGACTTAGGAGATTTTCTAGAAGGTGACAAGGATTGTCATAAGACCAAGAAAACTGTTTACTATAAAGCCCCAAAACAATCAGTTATATCTAAATTGAAGAATAAACTAGGCAAGACTAAGGCAGTTGCTACACCTAAAGTAGCCACACCTAAGACTACAGTTAAGAAACCTGTTAAGAAAACAGTGACATATAAGCGAACTACACCTAGAAAGAGTTCATACAGTAAGCCAAGAACTAGGTCATTCAGTAGTCATACACGAAAGAGGCGATAATTATGCAACAAATTAAATTTTGGGGAGCTGACCGCCCCAACGGTTTTCTAAGTAACTTTTACTTTAGTTCTATGAAGATTGATGGAGTTATCTACCCCACAGTGGAACACTACTTTCAATCAATGAAGTTTGAAGGAACTGGATATGATGAATACATCAGAAACCTTAGATACCCATCAGAAACAGCTAGAGAGGGTAAGCGCAGAGACCTTCCACTTCGCCCTGATTGGGAGGAAGTAAAGGAAGATATTATGTATAAAGCCTTAAAAGTTAAGTTTAACAACTACACCCTACAGAAAAAATTACTGGAAACAGGAAATAAAGAACTTGTTGAGGATTCTCCGTATGATTCTTATTGGGGTGTCGGAAGGAATGGAACTGGTAAGAATCGTCTAGGTATCTTGCTAATGAAACTAAGAGAGGAGTTGAAGTAATATGAAATTTGCATATTACAATGATACTAATAGAAATGTAGGTATTCACCCTGCTACGATTATCCATGGTTGCGAAGTAGATATGGAAGTTATCAAACATGGTGAGGTTAGAGAGTTTACACTTCCCGAAGGAACATATCCTTGGGTAAAGATGTGGGACTATGGTGATAAACATGGTCTACAGATTCTCGTTTCCCCACGCAGTTTAGACAATAACAGTGGTGTAAAGCATGAACCTTTATATGAACTATCTAAGGAAGAAGCACATAATATTATTGAGCATTTGAAGAAAATAAATCCGCACGATAAAAAGGAGAAATAATATGAAAACAATAATGGTGATAGGTGAGAAACAAGAATTAACACCTGAACAAATGAAATATGTATTAGACAAGATTCACAAGGAGGAGTCGATAAATGAAGACGATATGTGAACATGATTATGTGTTTTATCAACTATTAGATAGGTGTAGCCCTGTTTTGGTTGAGTTCATATGTACAAAATGCGGAAATATTATTGAGGAAGAAGACTAAGGAGTGGTAACATGAATATTGAGAAATTGTTAGAGTGGAAAAGAATTTCTGATTTAAAAGAAAAATGTACTAGCGACCATACCATGTGCGACAGGTGTAATGAACAATTGTATTTCTGTGATTGTTGCAAATACTTAGCAGATGTAATTATCTTAGAAAATTACGATTTAATATTAGATGCTTTAAAAAAAGATATGGGCTAGAAGTTAACTAGCCCATCTTTACTATACCATATAGAGTCTAATATTCCTTGACAATAGCATATTTTTCTTATAGAATATAAGTATTAGAACCGAACCACTAGAAACATTTAAAAAGGAGAAAAATACTTATGACAAGAAAAAAAACCGTTGAGGAAATTTGTATTGCAATAAAGGAAATGTATGGATATGAATTAATATCTAAAGAATACTTAGGAAATAAAGAGCCAATAATAGTTAGTTGTGGAAAATGTGGAGAATTTGAAACAACATTTAACTATCTTATTAGAGGAAGAGGACTATGTGAATGCTATAAAAAGAGAGTACAAAAACACGATATTGGTAGTATAAGGCTAGAATTTGAAAAAGAAGGATACCTGCTTCTTTCAGACAAGTATGAAGATAATAAAAAACCACTATGGTTTATCTGCAACAATGGTCATAAAACTACCACAACCTATGCTCAGTTTAAAAAAGGTCAAAGATGTGGACAGTGTTTTGGAAACATAAAAAAAGACATCGAATTTGTAAGGCAATATTTCAAAGACAGAGGTTGTGTATTAATTAGTAGAGAATATGAAGACGAACACTCACCGTTAGTATTTATGTGCGATTGTGGTAGTAAAGCTATTACAACTTGGAACAAATTTCAAAGAGGTTGCAAATGTAACAACTGTAGATATCAAAGAGCAAGTCAATCTCTATATAAAAATGGAACTGTGCCATGCTCAAAAGGTCAATATCTAATCCATTCAATAACAGGCGGAGAGATAAACTATCCAATATCTCACTATAATGTAGATGTAGCATTATTAGATAAAAAAATCTTCCTAGAGTTTGATGGTTTTGGGCATGATTTCCAAGTTAAAAAAGGTCAAATGTCTAGAGAAGGATTTGAAAACAGAGAAAAAGCTAGGCACAAAAATATAGCAAAAGAAGGTTGGAAAGAGATTAGAATATTGTGCTATGAAAATAGAGCACCTAGCAAGGAGATTCTTTCTAAAACAATACATCTTGCCATCCAATATTTGTCAGTTAATGAGGATAGTAAGTTTATTATAGATTTAGATAATGGTCTATTAGTCTATGGCGGAGGTAAGTTCATCATTGACCTAGGTAGAAGAAAGCATATAACACATAGAATGTTATAAGCTATCTGTTATACCGTTTGTATACCATATATCTTCAAGTATTTTAACATGCCTACTTTGGGGTACAAGTCTTCGTTTTCCTAATGAGTTCCTGTACTCCTTAAACGTATCTACATAAAGTTTATCATATGTCGTAGACATAAAGTTTAGATTGGTGTTTATTCTTCTTGTATAGTCTATTAATTCCTTTGCCTGTTCATCTTTGTGAAATATAAAAAGAATTATAGGAAAGCCATTAAACAACTTAGACCACTTCTCGTTTCGCCATTCACCACTGGCAAAATACCTTCTATAGTTATTGACTTTTCCTAAAATTGTTTCAATAGGCTCAGTTGCATTATCACACTCTAAATAGAAAAACTTTGAATCTCCTCTAGCTGTATACTTGTATATACAGAAAGCATCAGGTATTAACTTTCCTTGATGAACTTTATTATCCATAGTGAAATGAAACTTCTTCATTTGCTCTGTATCGAATCTAATTATCTCTCCTATTGTTCCTTCATCAGTATATCCTAATTGACGATTTAGAACGTGTAGTAAGGCTTTGAAATCTATTATCTTTAAATAGTGGCGATAATGTTGAGGAATATAATCTCTCTTGCGAAATTTAAATTGTTTCTTAGTGTATCCTAGTTTACTTGCTAATGCCATAGCACCTGCATAATCAAGAACATAGTGAGCCTCTGACGAACCTGCATCACGTTCCACTGGTGGATACCATCTATCAATACAATTAGCCTTATAGAGCCTTCTGAGTCTGTCATTTGCTCTGTTCCTCGAATTTGAAATCTTTAGGTCGTTAAATATCATCATTTCAATCTGACTCGTGTTTAAAAATTGATGTTTGACTAATAGTTTGAGTATTTCATAGTCTCGGTCTGTTATCCAAGATAAGGACTCGACATATTCATTTGTAATTCTAATATTTTCTCTTTCATATTTAGTAATTGTACGTTTTTCAGGCACAAACATTTAAACTCCTCCTTGATTTTTTTTGGACTATCTGTTATAATATAATTATAAGATGAAACGGAGATGATAATATGTTAGGAGTAGTACTTGCATTAGCAGTAATAATCTTAGTTGCCCTGTTGATGATTATTATTGATTTAAATGAAAATTCTTATTTGTGTAAACACATTGCAATGATGTTTCTAGTTATAGGATTGATTGTTTCATTCTTTGCAATAGTAACCGCAATCGGTTAATAAATTATATGATTTGGAGGTCGGTATTATGTTGCCTTTAGATGTGTGGTCTAAAAACAGACGTAAAGAGCATGAAAGACAAGAAGAAATTGATACATTAAGAGAAAAAGCTAAGAAGTATGACGAACTACAAAGTTGGTGGTGGTGGCTAGAAAGACGCACACATAATGGCAAGACTACCAATGGAAACATCAGGACATTCTTAAATGGCATTGAAGAATACTTTGAATCATATGAGGAGGAAAATAAATGATAGAATTTATACAAACATTGTCAGGAGTCTACACATTAGCAAATCTGGTTATGGTATATATAATGCTTGAATATATCTTCACTTACTATGATATCGTAGGCTTTAGAGTAAAACATCTAACATTAGCAATACTATTTCTACCTTCTGCTTTGCTTACTGCGATTTTATTTTTATTGGCTATATTAGTGGCGGTAATTACTAACGCAGATTTTTGGAATAAGAAGTTGTTCTAGATGATTGCACCAATAGTAATGCTTATCAGTGTTGTTGTTATTTTTCTTGTATTCCTATATTTAATAATATTTAAGTAGAATAAGGAAGTGGTAGCATGAGAAGAAAAATTTTAATTGTATTACTTATTATAGCTGTTCCATTGGTCTCGTATTATGAAGGTTTTAAACATGGTGAAGCAAGTGTATACGAAAAAGCTAAAAATGATGCAAAATTACTAGACATGTATAAGTGAGGTGATTAAATGATTACACTATCAGTTATTGCTTATTTGATTATTGCATTGATTATAGCAATTACATATCAAAAAGACAATTATATTAATAGACCATCTTTCTTAAAGAGACTTAGAACAGGATTATTATGCCCTGCAATTCTTGTCTTGGTATCATTCCTCCTTGTTATGCTTTGTAAACTATTTTTTATTTTGTTCACATGGTTACTTTATACAATTTTTTGGATTGGAACAAATATGCCTTAAGGAGATGATTAATATGGAAGTTAAAGAGAGTTATCGTGCTACGATAGGTGGATTGCATGTAATAACCGTTTACACAGGAATTGGTGAAGTTTTTACAAGTATTGATAGTGTAAAAGCAAAAAATCTTAGCGAAGAAGATGCTCAATGGTTGCTAGAAAATACAGATGCAAAAGTAACAAAGGTTCGTGTCACAGTAGAAGAAATTGAAATTAAGGAGATGATTGTTGATGAAAAATAAATTAATTTTATTTTTTGGCTTAGCTTTATTGGTAATGTCTTTAGCTTTAGGATTGGTAAATATCTATAGTGGTATTTCGCTTATCATAGGAGGAAGGTTTGTCTTGATAGGCTTTCTGTTTACAATTTGTCAGTTAGCTATCTTTTATTTTCTCTTCTTTAAACCAGTAATAGATACATATAAAAAATATAAAAAATCCAAGAAAGTAGGCATATAATATGAAGAGATTTCTTAAATCATTATTAATAGTTTCAATGGTTGGTAGTCTATTAGCAGGTTGTACATCAGAGGCAGATACGGTTTCAGAGAACCTATCAAAGTCAGCAGATTCATTTGAAGTGCAACGGAGAGTAATTTTCGTAAATGGTATAACAGACAAATACCTACTTGAGATTGACGGACTATGTTCTATTACTGACGAAGGAAATCAGCTTGAAGTAACATGCAAGGTTGGAGAAGGTCTATACAAAAAGCATTTCCTAGGATTAAGTGACAATGTTACTTACTTTGTAGAACAAACTGACGCAAAATATGAGGATGCTTATTACTACAAGGTGTTATTCCGTCCCGAAGAAATCATTCCTGATATTGACTTACAAACAAGCATAACGGATAAGGATTAATACTATGATAGTATCTTTTATTATAGCGTATATCTTGTCAGCAAGTTTTAATTTGGCTATGTGTATTAACCATTACAAAGAAAAAGGTAGCACTAAGGATTTCAACTCTGCTGATGTAGTTCTAATATTTATGCCTTTTGTAAATGTTATTGTAGCTATTGCAATAATCATCTACGATGTGATGCTAGCAATATCATTAAGAGAAAAGAAGAAGGAAGGTGCAAAGAAATGATAAAAGAATATGTTATAGCTTATTATGGCAAGAAGTATACAAAGGTATTTAGCAATCCTAGAGGTTGGCATGACCAATACATAGGAGAAGGAATTATTCACGAAGTAAAATTTGATAATCTACCTAGAGTAGAACATATCAAGCTTTACAAACCAAAAGAAGAATATGCATATGCTAGAATTGAAGAAAGGTATTATTCATATGAATGAGGTCAGAATTGAACTGACTGAGAAAGACATACAAACAGCTATTAATGACTATCTACATAAAAAATATCCTAATTTTCAATTAACTGGAATGTGGTTAAAATACAATGGAAACTACTGTGGTGGTCATGTTAATGGATATTTAAAGGACAGAGAGGGAAAATAAGCCCCTCTCTTTTTTTATAGTTTTCTTCGGACAACCTTATATAAGAATACTCCTACTACACCAATACCAAAGAGCGTTCCTACCGTTGGCATAAACATAATATCTCCTCCTTAAACTATATCTTTTAGGTTTTTAATAAGTTCTTCATCTAATTGAGCCTCGTAATCCATTTCGTCTTCTTCGACTAGTGCTAAGTTCTGTAACACATCTTCGTATCGTTTTTCTACTATTTCTTCTACTTCATGGAGTGGTTTAGCGTATAGCTTACTGCTCCTTTCTGCTATTTCTTCAATATTTCCTGCTATATTATCTCTGTTGGAATCATCACGCTTATGAAAATTAAATGGAATCTTGATAGTAAATGGCGAAGTAGGTTGACCGTTAATGCTAACCTGTGCGACACCATGAAGATTAGGGAAGTTACGCAGTTCCTCCTTCTTGTAGTAGTCTTTAAATATTGATGCGTATATATCTAGGTCGTCCTCACCGATTTTTAAGGCGCAGATATTTGGTTTGTTTCCTATCAATGCCTTAAAAACTTTCTTATTGTTAGCTTTAATTTGGTCTAAATATTGGAATCCTAGGATAATACCTAGTCTAAATTTTCGTGACTGTGACAACATGATAGGGAAGTTATCATTGATTACATCATCTGCTTCATCACTAGCTAGAAAACAAGGTTTTCTTTCATGTATTGGCTGATTTACCCTTGACAATGCGGCTAGCCAAATTTTACTAACAACTAGATTGGATATTAGTTGCCAACTTCCTACTAAAGTTCCTTTAGGTATAGTCACTACCACTATTTTACCTGTGTCCATCATCTCACGAAAGTTATAATTTTGAGTTCCTTGGCAAAGTATGTTTCTAACCATAGGAGATTCGATAAAACTTCCTATCTTGTTAATGCTAGGCATGACCATTTTCATCTTTTGACTTACGTTATAGTTAGTTTGGAATGTATGCCAAAATGACCAACAGAAAGGTGCTTTGTTTCTAATTTGCATAGTAACCTCGTCACGATAAGAATCATCAACGAGCATACGGAACATCTCCATAATTGTACCTCCTGTTTCGATGGTTGCTGTGATATTGTTTCTAGTGATATATTCAGTTTGTGGTCCAAAGTTGATTCCATACATTTTTTTGAAGATAGATATTAGCTCATTTTTAGCTATGTCCTTAACAAACATTTCATCTACACGACTTTGATTTTGGTCTTTTCCTAGTGACACAAACTCAAGTAAATCTAAGGAAGGTGGATTAAGTAAATCTCCAAAGTTGAGCCAAACAACTCTGTGATGTTCGGAAGGTGGAATCTGAGATAAAAAATCATTTGTCATATCTCCTTGTGTGTCTAGCAAGATTACAGAGTAGCCTGCTAGCGCTCTTGCAAGCATCATATTAATAATCATACTCGTTTTGCCTGCACCCATGCCCCCCGTCAACATAAATGGATGAACGAAGTCCTCCATATTCTCAGGATTCATAAAGGTTTCAAGTAGCTCTGAATTATACATACCATGAGCAAAAAATAATCCTTTGTCTAGTCCTTGTGGAATAGGTAGCATCTTGAGAGTTTTCTTCAACTCAGGTACATTAATATTCTTATTAGCTAACCTGATGATTGGTGATAATTCCGATGTGGTTACTATATCATTTGTCCGTTTATCAATACTCCTCTCTCTAATGAACTTCATGGTCTGTTTTGCTTTTGTCTTAACCCTCCTCCATTCATTGTCTGAATCCAATTCAATAAAACTATTAGCTAATTCTGATATCCTTGTAGCACTAATATTAGGATTGGTAGATTCAACTGCTAATCTAATACTTGTATTAAAGGCAGGCATGGCTATCTTCTTTTGTGTTCCTTTTAACTCCTCTCTTTCTATTGGTGTATTCTTTTTTTCGCTACTATCTGATAATCCGTACATAGACTCGATAATCTTAAATAAGCCACCGATAGAGTATAATATTCCACTCAAAAGCTTTCTTCTCGGTTTGTTCGGCTTAATTCCTTTGAAAAGCATTTCACGATATTTAGTGTAAGCCTTACCTTGCCATATATTGTTGATGGGCAACATGGTAATCTGTAAGAGCATTTTCTCATCTTCTTCAAGTCTGCTCATAGAGTTTAATATTGAATTTAACGGTGTGTCTCCTGTATTTATTTTTGTCGCAAACATGTGATGTTTGTGGAGTTCCATCTTAGCTGTGAAAGGTTTCACAAACTTATTTGTGTAGTCTTGCTCAATTGTTCTTACTTCGGCACTAGGGTAAGCGTCTTTTATTCGACTCTTAATCAATCGTTCTAGTCGGCTCGGAACAACAACATAAAAACCAATTTTATCCTTCTCAGCAAATATCTCCCACGATATTCGTGTGGGATTTCTCCAATTTCTTTTTTTGTATGGCTCGATAGTACGATAGAAGGAACGGAGAAGTCTCTCCGAATCCTCTAAAGTACTACCGTCTAACATATTTGACATTTCCATAATTACGTTAGACATTAGTGAACCTCCTTTTCATTTTGTATGATTGCATTAGGGAACATTTCTAACATATCCTCCTCACTTTCAGCAGTTAAGATAAAATCAGCATCCACTAAATCCATAAAGGCATTAGCAACAATAACTGCTTGTAGGTTTGGTTGTTGTGCTAATGTATCTTCAACAACCATTGTTATATCCATTATTGCTACGTCTTTTTCACTTTCTTGCCAAACTACGTATACTCTCAAGTTGTCTTCCTCCTTAGTCGGTGCATAGGATTGGTTGACAAGATTTCCTCCTCTCTATCAGAATAATCTACCTTAAATTTTATTTTGTATAGGTCTGTGTATAGATAGCCATATCCTTTAGAGCAGTTATTAAGGTAGTATTTTTCATGTCTTGACAAGTTAAATAATTTTTCCACCTCCTGTAAATCATTTTCTCCTTGTCGGAGTAGTACTTTAATAGAGCAGTTGTCAAATATCATTTGTCCTTCCTCTGAAATAATAAACTCCTTTACGTTCTGTGTAATGAATGTAGGAGCAGTACCGCTTTTCCTCACCTCCTTTGCTACTTGAAGTAGTAATTCTTTTTCTTTCCTTAATATATTATGAAACTCTTCCAAAACTAGAACACGTTGTTTTACATCTTCCGACTTAATTTTATACCAAACATAGCCAAGAGCCTCCGTTTTAATGTTACCATCAAACACGATAAGATGATGATTCCAGTTAATAGGAGCATTGCAATCATAGACATATTCACCTCCTAAAATATCGCAAAATTCTTTCCATTCACCGTCATGGTCTAATATTATAGCTTGAACGCCATTTATGATATGTCTTGCAGTTTCAGTCTTGGCTAGCATAGACTTTCCGAATCCTGATTTACCTAGGATAATTTTGTTTGGATTTGGCATGTTCCAAAGGTCAAGTGTAATCAATTCAGTCAGGTCACTACTCATACCGTATAGTATTCCATTTTTATCTACATAATCTTGAACGGTAAACGGTAGAATTGTAGACAATGACCTAGTATCAAAAGTATATGATTCTAGCATCTGGTCGTTGCAGATTGGTAACATACAACAGACTCCACGATTGACTTGTCTTCTAGCTGTCCTAAACTCCAAACCGCATTGCTTCATATAACTTTCCAACTCAACACTTCGGTATCTCAATGAATCTAGGTCAGTGGAGGATAGGGTTATATAAAATGAAGTTTCCACTACCATATCTTCACCACTAGCTAGTCTTCTTAGTAAATCCAACGTATCGTCATATCTTACTTTTAATTCACTAGACACTACATCTCCATTTTGCAATTGCATATCCATAGTGGATTGTAGTTTAGCTTGTAATAATTCCAATTGTTTAATTACTTGATTCCTAGGGATTGGGTGGTAGTGCTGTGTTATTTCAATAGGGTAATTATAATTAAAGATAGGCTTTAACCAATTAGGGTAAGCAGTTCTTGGATAATCTTTGATAATGTAAGTTCTTCGATACTCTCTACCATAAACAAAGTAATCAATCTCCTCCTTGATGAAATCAGGTAGCTTATATAACTGTTCCAACTCCTCTCCTTTTACTTGTGCCACGCTCATATTCAGGGTAGAAAACGCTTTACTAATAGTAGTCATCACTCCTTCAAGATAATGCTTTCCTTCCTCGAAATCACATCTCCTATCTGTTTTTATAATCAAATAATTTACCTTATCTAGCTTGTTTTTGCTCACCTCTCTAACGTAATCTATATAACTGTCGGCATACTCCTTGACAAATTTATTGGGGCAACGAACGGTGCTAACAATTTCCAATTTCTCTAAGTGTTCAGACATATCCAATGGGAATCTCTTGTATAGAACTTGTGAATCACTTGGTAAAGTTTTTAGAATACTCTGAAAAGCTTCTAAGGTTGCCTCCTTTTCAAAATCTCCTTTGTTGTCTATGTCAATAGACTGTACTCTCATTGCAATAATCCATTTTCCATTATGCTGTACTAGATTGTCTTGAATGGTAATTGATAACAATGCTCTTTGGCTTTTCCTCAACATTATTGTTCCACTCCTTTCCTCTTAATGGATATTTAATTGTATTAAAAATATATTTGTCTAACTCTTGACCATGACGCTTAGTTAATGAAAGTATTAGGCTTGATATAGTTGACAGAATTGCTCCTGCGATTTTTAAATCTACAGGAAGTGGGAGGCTTGCAACACCGATTGCACCTCCTATACCAAAAGCTAGATAGATGATTTGCTTTCCATTTAATCCATAGACTACAGTTTCTTTAACCTTGATTCCTCTAGGAATTGTATAACGCTCCATGATTCAACAACCTCCTTCTTTTTAAATACAGAAGTTCCTTTGTTTAGAAACAAACCTAGTATCATAAGTTGAGCAAACTTGGCAGTTGCAATCGAGCCAATAAGGATTGGAGTTGTCATTATAGTTCACCTGCTTCCATGTATTCTTCTATAATCTCACCTAGGATAGCGTTTCCTTCATTCATGTGGTCTATTAATACAGGCATGTTATTTACATCTAAGTCTTCAATTGTACTTGGTAGTTCTTTTGCAACAATTTCAAAGTGGTCCAAGGCATCCATCAATCTATTATGTTCGTCTTCATAATCAGCAGGTGGTTCCACAGCTCTCATTTCTTCTGTGTTTTGCAACAAAATATCGCATACTTCTTGAACATCTGCTAAATACTCAGGTGAATCCAGTATACTTGGGTCATTACTTCCTTCAAACATTAGATTACTAAATTCATCCATAACATCACTGAATGTGCCATAGTAGTCAGCCATCACGAGATTATACTCTTCATTAGATAGTCCTTTCTGCTCTACTACCTCTGTCTTTGGTGATGAAGACGGTGTATCCTCTATCATATTTCCAATCAGACCAAGAGCAACAAGTCCTCCAACAACATATAAAGCTACTTTTCTTTTACTCATAACTATCTCCTCCTATTTTTTAATTAGATTAACCATTTTTATAGCATTTCCATATGTTCCTTTGCCTAGATTCCAAGCAGTAGCAAACGGATTAACTGTTCCTGTAGTAAATTTACGTAAGAATGTAGGAGTAACCACCATTAAGAACATCGTTGAAAATCCTATCATAATACTGTTAAATCCATCTAACCAAGCATTTCCTGTCATCGTTGTTACTTCGTGCATAAATACACTACCTATTACCAGTATTACTCCATGAACAACAGGGGTCGTTATCAATGTAATAAACTCTCGTATAACTGTCTTTAGCATAGCACCTCCATCTACTACCCATGACGTATTCGCCACAGGTGTTAATACTCCAAGGATGGCAACAGTAACCTGTCGTACCCAATATTGAACAGCTAGTATAACAGTCATGAAACAGAATCCAATAAGCCAAAATACCAATCCTAGAAAGTTAGTACGCTCCAATACTTCATAAGGAATCAAATAAGATTCAATTGCTTTGAACAATGTTTTAATGACAAGATTACTTCCTTGGATACCTAATTGCATAATGTCGAGCGATAAGAAAGTCATTACGACTGAGGCTAAGAGTCTAATAATCAACTGCGAGGCTCCAAGCGAGGTCGTACCTAAAACCCTGCTCTTAACCATATCAAATCCTTTCTTGCTTATGATAAGCATTACAAACGACATACATATCGTCCATATAGCATGAAAGATAGATAGTACTTGAGAGTTATCAAAAAAGTCCTGCGTATTTAATAACGCATGTTGTAACCAATCATTCATATGCCAAACAACACTATCTTTTCTCGCTACACTACCAAGACCAACCATATTATGAATATCTGAATCAGAATTTTTCAGAATCATCTTCTCCGCAAGTATACCTAATACTCCTGTTCCTTGAGGTAAACCTTCCACTCCTAATGTCTGAGCATGAGCAGTACTAGCCAATCCTAATGGTGCTATAAATCCTAGAAAAGATAACATTCTCTTCATTGGCTTACTTCTTCTTACTTCTCTACTCTTTTCCGCCACCATACTATTCAGTTTGTCTAGTTCTTCATTATATTTATCTATAAGGGGCTTATCTTCTAGGATAGCCCCATTAATTTTTACTATCATACAAATCACCTATGCCTTCTGAAAGAATTTATTCCATTTAATAGTGTTCTCCTTATGTGTTCTCTTCCAATAAACCTTATGAGCGACATATGTTCCAATGATTATCATTTTAATCATATTATTTTCCTCCTCTATTTTTAATGAAATTGGCATACATATCCGCTTTCTTTGTGTGCATAACAAACTCTTTTAAGTTTTCATTCTTTATAGCCTTTATTGCCTCTCTACTATAATGGTCTACACACTCTTTATAATGATTTAGTAGTTTATTACTCATGGTAGCAACCCCTCCTTAATTAGATGATAAAGAATATCTGCATATACCTTTGCGTCATCAATATACTCTATTGCTTCTTCTGGAAATTCTTTTGATAAGTCTATATTTGTTCTTATTCTTCTAGACATGTACTTTAAGATTCTAAGTTTAGCACTCATGGTAACATCGCCTCCTGTATAACTTCCTTTGCTAGACTTAATAATGCTAGTGCTTTATCGTGGTCTACTAGAAGATATTTAGTATCATCCATATAAACTCTTAGCATATCAACATGTTCGTAAGATTTATCTATAATATATTTCAACGCTTGTAATCTTGGACTCATAATAAACTCTCCTTCATTAGTTGATAGACTATATGACTATAACGTAATGCCTCCTCCAAATATTCCTCTCTAGCATTAGGGAATTGTATCATTAGTTGTTTAGCATTAGCAATGCGTTTGGTTAGTTCTTTTATGAGATATATCTTATTCATGGTAAGACACTCTCCTTTACGATTTCTTTCAGTATATCAATATAGTCATCTAAGTCATTTCCTACCATCTCTAGCATTTCTTCCGACATGTATCCATTTTTGATTTCACTTATTTTTCCACCTATACGTTCAAACAACCACTCAGCCATTTTTGCTTTATTCATGTTGACCATCTCCTATGGGAGTATTATATGTTTCACGATATGATAGGCAAACTCTAAATTATCTTGAACGAATGGATGAGACCACTCGATATTAGCAGGATTTTTTTTGATTAGATAGGTGGCGATTTTAATGGGAATTTTTATCATATTACACCTCCGTAGGGGGGCGAAGAAACCCTACGCACTATGGCGAGGCAACTTCACTCCTCTAGTTGTATTAATTCCGTAAAGAAGGGGGCGAAGAATACTGTGTCTAGTATAGTTCTTTTCTATACCTTTGCACATATTTAACCAAGTAGTAGGAGCTTCAAACGCTCTCTGTTTAAAATCAAAACCTCCACTATAATAATAAGCGCACGTTTGAGCAGGAATTTCTGAAAACAATACATTCCAAGTAGACTTAGGATAGTATTTTCGTTGTTCTAGGTAGGCAGTATACTCACCTACAAATGTGAATGGACAACCGCAAACTAGGTGGGCAAATACATCATGTACTGCTCTAAACTTAGAGTTTTCTTCTTCGTTTAAGAATGGGTGTCCACTAGAGACAGTGTAGATTTTGATAATGTTAGTTTCTTTTACTTTATGCCTCATTTCTCTAGCACTCTCATATGGGTCATCTTCTGTAAATTCTACTACATAAGGAATCATATCAAATAGTTTATCTGTAACATATTTAATCTTTTCAAACTCATTAGTAACATACAGTCCTTCCTCTCCTAAAAACTTATCTTCCACATACGCTCTACCAATTTCGTATTTAATATATTCGATGTTTTCCATAATTATCTCCTCCTAGTTTACTAAGTGCCACAGACGAAATAGTTGTTTAGTTAGGTATGGCGCTCCAATTGCTATACCTGAACCTATTACTAGACCAGTTGCTACTTGCTTGGCTCGTGTTCTCTTTTCACTGTTTGCTCCACCAGTTGCTAGGATATAACCTACCCAACACCATACAGGAGTTGTTATATATCCAAGAACTTTAACCATCGTCCAGTATACAGTGCTAAATAATCTATCTAGCGGACCAGTGTCAATGCCTCCACCAGTACTGGCAAAAACAGCAGTTGGCTCTGTTCCTAGTCCTATTAATGTCACAGTACCTAAAAATGTTATTCCTACTAATCCTGCATATTTTACTAGATTCCTCTTGCTTAGCCAATCTTTTGCTAATGATTTATTTATTTCTACAAAATCACCTTCATATTTATATGCTACATTATCAAGATAGTTCTGTAGAATATCCTCGTGACTTTTCTTAATTGGCATATATCCTTTTTCTCTTGTTCCAACATTAACCTTCATTTTATCCACCTCTTGTCAAATTTTCCATAGAAGAACTTATTACATTGGTCAAATTTGCTCACTGTTTCACGTTTCATTGTGCAATAAAGCCTACAGAAAGTTCCATTGTATTCATATGTTGCTCTTATACATCTATCACATCTACGCTGAACACTTTGTTTTCCTATTACCATTAGAACCCACCTCCGAATGAATTTAATTTACTATCCAAATCTAGTTCCTCGCCTCCTACTATATCTACCATTTCAATTTTAAAATCTTTCTTTTTTTCTATTAGGCTTTCGCCTACTTCATGTTTTATAGTATGTTGATTGCCTGTAATGTGTGCATACAATATATCAATTATTTTTCTACTTTTTTCAGATTTATATAATCCGTCATACCATTCTATTACTTTTTTATCTCTTGGATGGGTGTCTCTAGCGTTGAATGATAGTATCATTCTTCGCACCCCACAATCTCTTAGCGTATTTTAAGAATCCTTCTACGTTTGAAGTCTGACCGCAAAAGATAGAGTCTTGAAAAGCTTGAACTAAATAAGGTTGAAGAAGTTGAGAGCCACCACCTGTAAAGACGATGTGTTCCACCTCCCACGCATCTTCCCATCGAGTTTTAATTTCGATGATAATATTGTAGGCTAGATTGTATAGTGACTCGTTAATAATGTCCTTAATGTTACGTCCTTGAATTGCTCCTGTGCGAATGATTTCAGACACTTCATAGACCTGAATTTCTAGACCATTAAAGCTCTTATTAATTTTTGCTCTTATTTCTTCATAAGCAACATGCATACCGTTCTTACTGTGGATAGTAAGTCTTCCAACAGGGTCTAGGTTTTTGAAAACAATTCCGTCATTTGTCTTGTATCCTATATCAAATATTGCAACACCACTCTTAGCCAAGTCTTTGTTCTCTAGCTGACCTTCATTGTCTAATATTAGATTAAACAGAGTTCCATGTGGTTGTGCTACAACGATTGCCTCCTCTAATCCTACTATCTTAATCTTTTCCTCGTATTCACCAAAGAATCCTAGTCTAACTCCGAATTTCTGTCCTTTGTATTCTTTAGCCACTTTCTTAGCTATGTTCATCTTGTGAATTGGTAGACCTATTACAACACCTCCTATAGTAAAAGCCGATTCAGAAGTAAGTGATAATGCAGTATGGGCTAGTAACTTTGTAGAATCTGATAGATACTTGTCATCTGTAACATCATGATTTCTTATTGTGCTATTTTTTAAAGCCATCTTTCCTACTGCATACTCTTCTTTGTCTTTCATAATAGAAAGATTTCCTATTTTATCGTTTGAACCAAGCTCTACAGATGTGTAATCAGATAACTTGCCAATGATACTTGGAATTACCATTGGTGTATTAGAGATATTTGATACCACCTTAATATCTCCGTTTCCTAAGTCTAATCCGTAAAATGATTTCATCTTGTAGCCTCCTTATTAATTTTTATTAACTTTGACCTTTGATAGAGTATACTATTATACTCTTTGTACTTATTACACTTTTTTTAAAAAAATTTAAAAAAAATAAAAAAAGATTCCAAAAAAATCGGAATCTCCTAGTTTCTTCTATTATTCTGTTTTTTCAAAGATTTTTTTTAATAATTCTTTTTGTCTCTCTTCATAGAACTTTTTTAGCAGTTCTTTTTCTTGTTTTGTGTGAGAAATTCTTTTATACCAAATTTTTATAAACATATTTAGAATTACAATTCCTGTCATAATTGCCGATGCTGTAGAAAAGGCTATCTTGTCTAAGGTTGGAATAAGACCTGTCACTCCCATATTCCATACAAACATTCCTAAGAGTGATAAAATTATAATTAGAATTGCATTCGCTACTAAACCACTAATAATTTGCACTACTAGTTTCATATTATCACCGCCTTAAATTGGAAATGCAATTACATGTGACTTGTTAAACTCGATATTTCCTTCATCATTAATATGTATGACAGCATGTGCTTTTGTCCAATTGGTCTTAATAAACTTAGAACCATGTTTGTAATCCACATCGTGTTGCAAACAACCTGTTTCCATTAATAGAGTTCCTCTATCAATTAACCAACCTGCCTGATGTGTATGTCCAATAATCACAGCTCTATGTGGTCTGTTTTTCACCATCTTAAAATGTTCGCTAGTCTGCATTGCTGTTCTCATAGATACAGATGAATAGTTATCAGGGTGTCCAATGATTGTGTCGAACAATTGAATCCACCAAGAACCTACTACATGTACATTATCAAGTGGCTCTAAGTCGAATACTGTACCTTGTTGAATTACTTCTAGTACATCTTGCGGAAATAAAAAGTGCATATCAACAGGGATTACATTTTGTATGTACCGTCTTAATCGTCTTTCGTGATTACCTTCTGTTATGATAACCTCTGAGAATATTTTAGATACGACTTCTAGAAAGTCTCTACCTTCTTGCAGTTCTCTTTTGAGTGCCACTGTCTTGTCCTTCGCAAATGTTGATACGTTGAAAAGGTCAAGTATGTCACCGTTTAATACAAGGATATCAGCGTCACTATGTTCTGTAATGATGTGCTTTACTAATCCATAATCAGTAAATGGTATATGCAGGTCAGCCATATATAAAATCTTCATAGCTTTGCACTTGTACTTTTCTTCTATGTAATTTTGAATCTTGTCACGCTGTTTGTCAGCGTTCTTATATAAGTATAAGGAGTTATCTCTTCCATCAGGTAATTTGAAAAAATCTCCTTCTTCTTCTAGTGTATCATCCAATTCACCAATACCTAAGTGTTCAGCAGTTATTGATTGACGCTCTATGTTGACACTAGTAATATTGGTTGCAACTAAATCTTTAAAGTTTCCATTAACTCTTAAAGGTTCTACTTCTACCTTCTTCGCTCCAAACACTGGATTGCGCTTTTCATAATCAGTAAGTCTTTTCACTACCTGTCCTTTGGTTAACCCTGTCTCTTTGACTATCTGCTCGACTGTAAAGCCTTGCATCTTTAGTCGGAAACACAGGTTTTCCATATACTTGTCACTACTCATATAATCCTCTCCTTAAAAACTAGAAGGGTCAAGCCCCTCTTAGCGTAAATTAATTTTAACAATCTGAGTGAAAGCAGTATACATAAATTCAGATATAACTCGTTCAGCAACAGGCTCAGCAATGTAACCATCAGAGATTAAGCCCTGCAATTCTACTCGTAAATCCTCGACTACTGACTTATACACTTCTAAGTCGTCTAAGTGAATCCTAGGTACACGAACTCCGTCTTTTTCTACCTCTACCTCTGCTCCTGATACTTGATTTTGGTTTACTGAAAATTTTTTTTCCATTGCGAATCGCTCCTTATGTATATTTTTTTTGACGTACCCCACCCACGTTACGCCAAATCTTCCACCGAACTATTATCAGTGAAACCCATATTTTATATTATAGTTATATTATAGCACATTTACATAGAAAATGCAAGGATATACCTCGCAATCTCTCAGTTATTACTTATTACAGTCTACTAATTTTAGCTTTAAACCGTCACCTAAATTAAATTCATTTTCACAGTCTAGCAATCCTAACACCTTCGTTAGTATGTAGTACGTTTCAGTAGAAATTTCATCTAGAACGAGTAAATGTTCTACACAATTTAAAACCTCTGTTTTTAGTGATGATTTTGTAGATTCTCCTACCTTTGCCTGCATACGACCTACCCCCAATATATTCTTTTTTTAATTAGCAATGACCTTTATTTATAATATAATTATAACATAAGCATGTCTCGATAGTCAAGGGATAAATAGGAAATTCCTCTATTTTTTTCTGACAATTCTGAGATATAAAAAAATAGAGTTGGCTTAGTGGGAACACCAACTCCATTACAAATATATTACAATATGATTAAATTTTTTGCAATACGTTTTCATTTTTATTACTCCTTGAAATTGTTTCCAATTCATTTACACGTTTTTCCAAGACAGAAATGCGTTCATCACGCTCAGATAATAGATTTTGCAAATATTTTATTTGGTCTTCCTGTGTTTGTTTAGCATTAAAACCTTCAATATCTCCACGATAAACATAAGTAATTGGGAATCGTCTTGAGGAGGGCTTTAGGATAGAGAGTATTCCTCTGTTTTCTAACTCTTTGATTGCTTTATGCGCTGTAGCTAATGCGACACCTGCTCCTTCTGCTATTTCAACTACAGTTGCTTCTAGTCTTTTACTTCCTGTTGAGATGATTGACTCAACAAAATAATTTTCAACTTTTCTTAGGTTTTCTTTAGATACGTTTGCCATGTTGACCAACTCCTTAGTTTTTGTATTCCTCCTCCTTAGCCTGATAGTTACATTGTAACATAATTATAATACAACGTCAAGGCACGCAGAAGTGAAAATGATTGTTTTTGCTCTTAATCATAATATACCCACTTCATGCGTGTCCTATTCATATTTTATGCATATTTTTTTAAATTTTTTTATAATCGGAAAAAACCATATCTAACATCTTTATTTGCAGTGTTGTATCGGTCATGAGTCCCAATGTCTAACCAATACATATTCTCTTCTATATAACCATACAATTTGGACTTACCTACATATAAAGGGAAAGTGTTTGTCTCTACCATATAGAATGTATCTTTTGGAATCAAATCTAATACCTTTTTGTCCATTATGTATATTCCTGCATTAATTACTCTTGGTAAATTTATGTGACTAACTAAAAACTCAATACTTGGCTTTTCGATAAAGCCTATAATTTTGTTTTCTTCTAATACCGCCATTCCAAATTGAGTAGCATTTTTTACTGTTGCTAATGCAATTGTAATACCTTCTGTGTGGCTTTGGATTAATTTGTCTAGATTTATATTAGTAAGTATATCTCCATTGAATACTAAAAATGGCTCATCATCAAGCAAGTCCTCGCAGTTCTTAATTGCTCCTGCTGTTCCTAATGGTATTTCTCCATCTTCTCTATATGTAATGTTTACACCAAAATTACTTCCATCACCAAAGTAGCTAACGATTTTATCATGTAGATAGCCAGTACTAAAGATAATGTCTGTAATGCTATGTTTCTTTAACAGTCTAATAATATATTCTAAGTGTGGCGTACCGTATATAGGCAACATTGGCTTAGGAGTATGGTCAGTGAGGGGCTTCAGCCTTGTACCTTTGCCCCCACTCAAAATAATAGCTTTCATTACTACACCTTCTTCATTACAATATTATCAATAAAATCATGTTTGAAAATTTCATCTATGTGTACTGCTACAGTTTCTCCATTTGGATTAAGCAGATAATAGACATATCTTCCTTGAAGTGCTTTTAGAAAATGATAAAAGTTCTCTGTGTCATCTTGCAACATGCTTTTATTGAGTTCGAACACAACTGTTCCAACTTGTTTATTCTTTAACATTTCTTTCATTCCTAAGAATACATGATACTCTCCACCTTCTGTATCAATCTTTAGGAAGTCAATATATCCAAGGTCTTCATTGTCTAAAGCAACAGTATTGATAGTTAAAAATGATTGAGTATCAGAAATGAAGTCACTCTTGTATTGGTCACTATGTTGTTTGATAGAGCTATTTCCTTGGAATCTATCTGAAATATGAAATCTTAATTTGGCTTCTTTAGAGTATACACCTTTCCTACTAACTGTAGAAAATTTAGTGTGTCCATTTATCGCTAGGTTATCTAATAGTAATTGACGAACTGCACTATTAGGCTCATAAGCAGTAATCTTTCCTTGCGGTCCTACTTTAAATCCTAACAAGACGCTGAAATATCCAATATTCGCTCCAACATCTACTACATTCATTCCTGCTTGAATATTTTGCATTACATAGTTTGTTAATCCTGCCTCATAGAATCCAAGTTGTACTAAGTCAGGAGTTAAACTTAAATCATCTGCTAATGTATAAATTCGTCCTCCTACTTGAAGTGTAACGAACATTCTATTGTTTCCTATATATGTACCGTACATTACAACACAACCTTTTCTATGGACTGTTTTAAAGTAATACCTACATCAGACCATGTTAATAATTCCATTTCCTCTCTAGCCTTCTTGCCTTTTTCTTTTACTTCATCTTGATTTTCATATGTATACCTCATTAATTGTCGTAAATGGTCAAGACTAGGTTCTGCCCACTTCATTTCATCAGTAAAACCTGGGAAGAAATTCTCAGAGATTGCTTGCTCAAGTCTTGATGTTGTACTCTCTAGCTTATAATCAATCAGATAGCCATTGTTATTGCTTATGAAGTCTGTCTGCCCACCCCATCCTGTCGCAATACAAGAGATACCACTAGACATAGCCTCCATATAAGGTAATCCTACACCTTCACCTCTACTTGGCAGTACAAAGACATCTGATGCTGTATATAAACCTCTTAGGTCTTCTTCGTTGAAATCACTTCCACTATACAAGATAGGTGCTCTGTCATCACCATAACCTAGCATATACCTATAGCTCAAGATATGGCTATGCACTGCTCTTTGAGCCTCTTTTTGACTAGGATTCCAATATGATTTAAGTATCAACGACACATTATCTTTGTTTGTAAATTCCTGCCAAAATGCTTTAAGTAGAACATCAGGTGCTTTTCTATGTTGCCAATGAAAAACAGATAAAAAATTAAATGTTTTAGTTGTTTCTTCATCTATTACGAAAGGCTTATTGCTAGGATTAAACTGGTCTAATTCTGCACCATGAGGAACCATAAAAATCGGAACTGTTACTCCACTGTCTCGTAATGCTTGCACATTTTGTCTTGACGGTACTAATACTGCATCTGCTTGATTAATAGTTGGGAACCAATCATTAGGTATTTTTGTTGTCTCCCAAACAGTATTAATAATTACTTTATCAAATCCGTTTGCTCGTTCTTTTGCAGGGTTAATACCATGTGGTTGTGCGTGATAAACTAATACCTTTTTCTTATCCTTAGCTAGTGGCTTAGCTATTAACTCTTTTAATCTCTTAGCTTGCTCAGGAATTAGTCTAGTTGGTGGAGTTCCAAAGTTTAATGGCTCAACTTTCACATCAACACCTGCTCTATCTAGTGCAAGTATATATTCACGACTAGCACGAGCGTATCCTTGTTTACAATGTATAATTCCTCTCCATACTACTTGCATAAAATATCCTCTCCTTAAATGCGATAGAAATTAGGTTTAATTGTCTTGTCTAACTTCTTAGCTTGTGGCTCTACTTGTGCAATCAGCTTTACAAATTGATTGTTAATAGCCATCCAATCCATACCAATAGCTTTATTTCTTCCTTTTGCACCTAACTCTTTTAGTTTTCTAGAGTCTTTTCTTTTCCAATCGTCGTAAAACAAGTTGAGTTTACGAGCCAAATCATCAGTATCAGCAATAGCCTGCTCGATGTTTCTGCCCATAATCAATGTGTCTCTTACTTTAATTAACTCTTGTCGGTCAACTACTAACTCTGTACAAGCTGAAAAGTCAGTTACTAGAACAGGCGTTCCTGCTGACTGTGACTCTAAAATTGGCAATCCGAATCCTTCTGCCATTGTTGGTAATGCCATCACATCAAACATATTATACAACATATTTAGTTCGCTGTCAGGTACACCATTCATAGCATTAAATCCATTTGTGTGATATGCCTTATCTCCGATATTAAACCTAGTTACGAGTTCATCTATACTCCAACCTACATCACGAATTTGTGAGTGCAAGTATAGTGCTACATCTTTTTTGTTTTCTGAAAACTTTGAGAATGCTTTTATTAGCGCAGGAAGATTTTTTCTTGGTTGATTTCTAGCCACACAACCTACGACAAAAACATCATCTCTTCCTAATACAGTTCTTTTAATTTCATCAGTTTTTTCAAGTGGTAGAAAAACACTTGTATTAACTCCATGTGGTATATATATCGGATTTCTTCCTAGAATATCAGCTACTAGTTTAAATGCAAACTTGCTAAACACAACAGGGATATCAATATCCTTAATCCAACTATGCCAATTAGGAGGAATAGGATATCCGTCAATAGGGAAATAACTAATCCAACATACTGACTTCCGTTCTTCCATGCTTGGAATAAACTCAGTCATCCAAGGGTCGCCAAGTGTAAACACAATATCAGGCTTCTCACTTCTGATAAAATTTGCTAATACATCTTCTCCAAAATTTTCTCTATGTGTGTTGCAAGGGAGTATGACAAAAGGAAAATCATGTGGCTCTCCTTGATGCCCCCAACCAATTACTGTTACATCGTGTCCTGCATTATGTAGTGCTGTCGCTACCTCTTTACTAACACGACCATATCCTGTACTGATAGTAGGACTATCACTCATGTAAACAATTTTAGCCATTAAGCACCTCTCCTTATATCTCAGGTAAAAACAATTCTTTGTAATAATCTTCTTCAATTCCATACTGCTTTTTAACAGTATCAACCAAGTGGAACAATCCTTTATATTCTTCTATAATAAGCTCAACTTTTTCTTCTTCCTTTGATTCTACATGAATCCTCTCGCCAACTATAAGTTGAAACAATCGGTCATTAGCAATACCTGTTTGACATACTTGAATTTCATTCTTTCCTCGCTTGATAGTCTTTGTAACATCTAAACTATCTTGCACAGCTTTAAACACATTATCCACATCTATCCAACGTTTGCCATGTTGGTAGACTCTCATATACATTGAGGCATAGGTGGTAATGGTTTCTTTAATAACGTCATTTGCTATTTGTCCAACCATCATCTCATAATCTTCTAAATCACGAGTTGTGTAAATTATTCCACGCTTACCAATAACTCGGACACCATACATATTACTTTTAGCAATTGGTCTTTGTGGTATTTCTATAAAATAGTGTTCCATTTAATCACTCCTAGGTTTAAAAAAGGAGGGACGCAATGCCCTCCTATGTTAAATTACTTACCTGCTCGGTCAGCGTTGATTGTTCCAATGATTTCTCGTGCATTATCAGCAGATACATCTTCTAGTTTTGCGACACCATATTTAGATACTAAGCCATTTAGGTACTCATCTTTATCAAATCCATCACCTTTTTTACGAGCAAGGATATTCAACATATTACCAATAGCTTTTTCTTGTTGTGGACTAATCTTCTCTAATGACTTAGTTTCGTTAGACTCTTCATTTGCTAATTCATCTTTACCTTCTTGCTCTGCCTCTTGCTTGCTAGCATTTTGTCTAGCTTGTGCTTTAGCAATAGCCTCTTGTTTACGCTTTTCTTTTTCTGCATCACTTAAACCGCCACCACTGTTATTGTTTTTTGGTGCGTTACTAGATGCATCTTTGTATCCGCTACTTGCGTGATTGCCATCGTCATCATCCTCTGATGATAATCCTAAAATAGCTGATAAACTATATCGACGACCATATGTAATAGCTGAACCTGCTCCTTGTGCATTGAAGTCTTTAACTCCTCCACCTTTAATCTGATAAGCAGGAAGGACTAACTCAGATGATTGAATGTATTCTCCTGACTCATGCAATAACAAGGACGTAATTACTACGCTCTCTCCTTCTGAACCTGTTGATTGAAGCACAGACAAACCATACTTAGCTAACACAGGCTTAGCTGTATTGATAACTTCGTCTAGTGGAGCATAAGTACTTTTGAATTGTGGATTTTTTGCTGTATTATTTGGATTCTTTACCTCTGCTTGGAATTGAGCATATGCCTTAGCTAGGTTTGCAATTGATTCGGACATTTTAATCATATATGTATCACCTTTCCTTTGTTAAATTATATTTATATTATATCATGCTTGTATAGATTAGTCAAGGGTTTCATAGAAATCTTCATCTTCGTCATCATCATCAAAAAGATTCTCAATTTCAAATAACGAAACTGCCTCTGTAAACTCAGCAATATATTCTACATAGTTTCTTGTGGCTAAATCTGCATGGAAATTGTCCAATAGAACCCACTTAAAATCTCTTTTCGGGTCTTTATAGACGATTAATCCTTGCACCATGTCTTCTCCTTCATATACTCCTACGGACATTGATAGCTCACTTGTAAGCCAACAAGCCATAGTCTTTCCTCTGCTTTTTGGATATTCTACCGCCAAATAATCTCTTAAATCTTCCATCTTATCGAACAGCATTTTTACTCCACTCCTCATACTCTCTAGCGTTTCTAATTTCGCTTTCATGGTACTTAACCCAACTGTCAGCCTTAAACTTCTTATGGGTCTTCTTTGCATGCTTAGCTACTGCACTCCAAAAAGCTAGTTGTTCTGATTGCTCTGCAACATATTCATCTACAGTAAATGGCACAAAGTCATTAGTTTCAGGATTCCAAATATGCCCATATTCCATTGTATTACACCTCCTCAAGATATTTAACGATATTATTAATTTGAGATAATCCGTACTCATAGCCTCTCTGATAACATTCAGTCATTCTAGTTGTGTCTAATGCTGTCACATCATAAATTCTAGGATTCAGATATAAACCAAAATCTTTTCTGTTTCCATCAGTTACTCTCTCCATCAATATATTTACAGACATATGGGCAATGTCAATAATTCCATTCGTTTCTACTTCTCCTGAATATCCTAGGTCTAATGACAATACTTTATCTGCACCTAGGGCAACTGCTACATCTGATGGCAAATTATTTGTTATTCCACCATCAACTAATTTCACATTATTTATTACTTTGGGAACAAAGATAGGTGGCATACTGCTTGAGGCTCTTATAATTTCACTAAGCTTGTAGTCAAAAATTTCATTGAACCAATTAATTGAAAAGTTATCATCATTAATTGCGCCTAATTTAAAATTAGAAAATTTATTAGTAAAAATAACTTGCTTTCCTTTATCAATATCTGTAGCAACAATTCCTAATGGAACTTTAATGTCTCCTAGGTTAGCGCCATTAAACATACTATGTAGTAATTCTTCTAAAGTATCTCCTTTGACGAATCCTTCTATTTTACTAGTAGTAAGTATTCCTTTGGCGATATGTCCATAAGCAATATCTATCATTTCCTTGCTTACTTCTACAAACTTTGCTAATGCCTCTTTCGGCTCATATCCATATGCTAGTAAGCTAGCAACTACTGAACCTGCTGAAGTTCCTGCATAGATTGTAGGATAAATTCTGTTTTCATATAACGCTTGCACGATTCCTAAGTGACCTGCTCCTCTAACTCCTCCTCCTGCAAACGCTATTCCTAATTTTAATTCAGCCATATTATTTTTTCCTCACTAAAATAGTTATTAATACAAAATACACAACTAACAAACCAAGATACTTTAGAAAGTCAAATATTCCGCTTGCATGTGTGAAGATATGCCATGCCTTACTTCCAACAAATAGACTTGCAAGAACTAATGCGCCATTTATAAAAATCTTTAACAAATATAATAGTATTGCTTTCATTCACAACAACTCCTTTATGTATTATAGTTATATTATAAATGAGAAAGAGAGAAAAGTCAAGGACTAGTCTCTCTCAATCTCTTATTATTTAATTTCTACTAAAGCATTAATTAGTTCTTCTTTGGTGATTACACCTTTACAGTAATTCAACAGATACATAAGTGTAATAGCTTGAGTAGCTTCTGCTGTAATAAGTGGCTCTTCAACCGTTACACCTTTGTCTCGGTTGTCAAGCAAAAATTTAAAATCTTTGGTGTTAGCAGAAATAAGTTCAATAAGCAATTCGACTGTAATGACTTTCTTTGTAGTCTCTACTTTTAATGGTTCATCAAATAGCTTATCGTATTCTTTGTTTGGCACAAGACCATCTAACCTCTTAACTACATTTTTTTTCTCGTCTAATAAAATAGCTGTAGGTGTATTATGTATTTCGTACTTAGTTGCAATATCCTTATTTTTGTCAACATTATACTCTTCGACTCGGACATCACGCCTTCCTCTTTTTTTCATAAAATACTTTTTAGCGTCATCACTTGGCGGACAATTTTCACGATAAAATACAATTAATGTTTTCATTTTTAACTCCTCCTTTTTTATATTACACTTATATTATAGCAGAATATGGAAAAAGAGTCAAGGGTACAACTATAAACCTAGTTTTTCTGCTACTGCTCTTTGAATATCAGGGGTAAAACCAAAGAATACTTCGCCATCAACAACGAGTACAGGAGCACCCATAGCATCTAGCTTATCGAAATCAGCTTTAAAATCAGTGTCTTCATATGTTTCTACTTCTCCACAACAATGTTTCTCAACTACATTTGTGTCGATATTCTTGTATTCAAAATCTACTTTATTTGCCTGCAAGAATAGTTTAGCTAACTTACAATACTTACAATTTTCTGCGCTATATACTGTTACCATTATACATCAATCCTCTCAAATTTAATTCCTTGTTTAGAGAACTCTAAGAGTGGCTTTTTAAGACCACACTTAGAGCATTGTTTAGTAGTTATTTCACTTGACACATATTACCTCACAGGACACAGACCTGAGTCGCATCCATCCATTCCATCAAGAGATGTTTCATCATCACCTGTTGTTTCAAACAATTCCAACACACTCATATCAAATGCCTGCATCTCTTCAAGTAGCTTTTCATATTGCTCTTTAGTACAGCTTTCATATGGGGCTAATTGATAGGTTCCTCCGTCGTGTGATAGGAATGATACTCCAACAAAGTTTGACCAATTATCAAAGATAATATCACGAGCAGTATTCCACTCGTCAGGCTTAACTGTAATTGTATTAGATGAATTGTGTTCAGTGTATACATCTTGGAAAGCGAAATAAGTTGCAAACTGTTGTGCTACAGAAATTTCATCTTTAGTAATCTTCTGACCTGAGTAAACAGGGAAGTCAACTACATAGGTGCGAGCGTTCTTCATTTTCTCCTCATATGTAGCTCCTTGTGTGCCATTCTCAGGGTTTACATTCCAACCTTTATGATATAGAATAGCTTTGGCTAATGGGTCATCAGCGTTGATTCTAACTCGTCTGATGAAGTATTCACTATGAGAAAAATGGAGTCCACTAGACACCCCTCCTGCGACCTGTGATAAGGTCCCTTCGGGTTTTACAGTTGTTACCAATAGTGGGGCAGGTATACGAAGGTACTTAGCATATACATTAGCTTCTTCTCTAGCTACCTTACCTAATACTTCTAATAGTTCGTCTTCTTGCTCTTTCGTGTATCCAACTTGAGCCATAGCATCTTTAAGACCTGTAATTGATGTACCAAGCAATCTATCAGTCTCTTGAGTGTGTGACCAGTGTGGAAGTTCAAGTTGAACAGTTGTCATACGAAGACCTGCTCTCGCACTTCTACGCTGTGCCTCAATCAATCCATCTACATCAAGGAACTTATTGCCTTTGCTATCTGTCTTGACAAATCGTACAAAGTTTACAGTAGTTAAATTACAAACTCCATATGTATGCAACAAAATTTCGGCACATGGGTTTAGACCAATCAACTCTGCGTATTCACGAATTAATTTAGGGTCAGTAATACCCATTTGAACTAATCTTCTACGACTAGCTTCATACAGGTTGATAAATCCAGGCTCTCCTTCTGCCTCCATAATCTTAAATACCATATCAAGGAAATCAAATACAGGCTTATCAATGAAAGCAATAGAGTTATTAGACATTGCTCTGTGGTAGAATCCAGTACCAAAGTTGAAAGGAGATAAACTACCATCCTCTTCTCTGCGTGGTTCTTTCGTAACGAAGTCAATGTTGATATTTTCATCATAATTACGAACACCAATCTTCTCAAACCACTCAGGATATACAATACCTTTCTCGTCTAGATATGCTTTTAATTTCTCATGCTTTTGGAAGTCTTTCTCTTTCCAGTAACCATTAACACCATACTTAGCCCATAGGCTTTCAAAATCATCAGCGTCAAATAAGAAAATTTCTGCTGTCCTGCGTACTCCTCCAACAACTACATTATTACCTATCAGATTGCCCATATCCAAAATATGAACAGGTCTTACATGACCATAACCATCTTCATCAACCTCAATAGGTGCTAGTGTTACATCTACTTGATTTTTTAGTACTCTGTCAAATCCTGAGAACATTTCCTGTAGAGGACTTGGACCTGAAGCTGTACCTCCAAAAGTTTTAAGCCTTGCTCCTTTATCACGAACTGCATCATAGCAGAAAACAATCTTATGTACATCTGAATACCGTCTATTTGTTAGTAATTTAATATATAAGTTTAGAGCCTCAACCCATCCTTCTTTACTATCACCAACATCAATACCGTACACACCATTAAACTCAATTACTTCTTTTTCTTCTTCATCGTCCGACCAAAAAGCATCTGCATATGGCTCATATTGTCCATCTTCTGTTTCTACTAACTTAGCCATACGAGAATGTTCTAAATGATATTTCTTTCCTTCGTATGGTACATGTTCAACAACTACATCTGTTTTAATCTTTGCTAAGTTCTTAGCCATATTAAGTGTAGACTTAAATCCTACTCCTGTTCCTACTAATAAGAGGTAGAATAAATCTCCTAAGTCCTCCCACTTGCTAATGTTAACAAATGAGCAGTTAAAGTTTGCTAATGGGTACTTATCTGCTACTCCGTTATCACTTCCTCCTACCCAAAGCGTTCTTCCTGATAGGAATTGGTCTAGGTTGAACATTGAGTCAAACCAAGTTTCTGCCTCTTGTTTTAATTCAGAAAATACGAATGGGATACCAATTTTCTTAGCATGTTTAATATGTAGTTGGACATTGTACTCTACGGAACGTCTAACTGTCTCTTTCCATGTTTCTCTCCGACCCAACTCAGGTAGATAACGAGAGTATGTTCTTAGATAAACGAAACTACCTAGTGTGTTCATGTGAGATGGAAAATCAGGATATTTGTTGATATACTTGTCTGTTAATAATTTCGGTGTTAATGTTTGTTGCATATTGTTGTCTCCTTCCAATTTATCACTTGATGTAACTTCTTGTTAATAGCTTGTTGAAACGGTAATCTCTATTAAAAGGTAGCCATGCCATCATTTCAGTCGGCACTTTAATAGTTGATTTGCCATATACATATACTGGCTCGATACCTAATGATAGAATGTCTTCGGGTTTAACTAATACAAATTTTGGATTTGATGTAGCATACCCCATAACAAATAGAATGACAACTTTCTCTAAATCTTTGTACTGTTCTAATTGCTTCACTTTAAAATAACACTCTTTAGAATGAGGGTTACAAACTTTCACTTCGATAAAGTTTGCTCTTATTCTTCTACTCTCCTTATATTTAAGTAAATAATCAGGAAATAAGTCTACATTAGCAACATCTTGATTCCTATCGTATGTAATCTTTCCTTCTTCATCTGAACCTACATAAAGCACTTCGGGATTTTCGATGTCACTGTTGTTAAGTATGTCTCTAAAGATGTTAATAGACGTTACTTCGGCACTTAAGCCTTTTTCCATATCTGCAATAAATTCTTCTTTTGTCCTACTGTCGAATTTATAATTATTTACAGACATATCCTCTCCTCCTTTTATATTATATTTGAATTATAAGAGGAAGTCAATAAAAACTTCCTCTTTTATAGCATCATTAATGTTCCTTTTGGTCTGTTCTCTTTTGGTGGTTTTTCGTCGAATATATACTTCTCTAATTGTAACCAATCAATTCCACCATTCATTTGAGCGTATATACCTTTGTCATCTATGTAACAATGGGCAAATATCTTTCTTCCTCCTTCGCCCCAATGCTCTTTTTCGGACGGAAGAATCTCATTAAATGAATCGTAGGGTATATTATGCAAGGCTAAAAAATTCTTAACTGCTATTTCGTGTACTCCTGTTCGACAGGTCCAAATAGCAATCTCTCCACCGTTTTCTTTGATTCTACGAATCACTCTATCAGCATGTGGATTTAACTCTCCAATTTCAGGAAATTTTGTATTGATTGTTATTGTATCGTCAAAATCGACTGCATATGTTTTAAATCTCATGTTATCACCTCATGGTCTTCTTATACTTACTTTTGTATATTTTATTATGCTCTAGCAAGACTGTTAACAAAAGGTAGTACCCATACATATACAGGGTCATTTACAGTAGGCATAACCTGTGGTATAGGTGAATTAACTCCGTGGCTAGACTCAATCGTTCTTAATATGTCATCAAACTTTTCTGCTCCAACTATACCTAGCAGTGGTAGTAGTTTCTGTCTAGCTGATAGTGGGTGTAATGGGTCTTCATTTAATATTTGAGTAGGTGTTTTTCCAAACCCTTCATCTATCTCTTCTAGGCTATACCTAGTTATGTCTTGCAATAAGATAGCACTTTTTACTACATCAGACGCATAATCATCTGCATCTAATACCTCTAATAATGTCTTGGAATACTCAACTGCCTTTTTCGTTTCCTCTGTAAAGTTAGTCAAGTCTTCGTAAAATTCAGGTAATTTATCAAGTGCCTCTACTACAAAATCTCTAATCTTATCATCTTGTATTTGTTCAATTTCATTTAGAAATAAATGCACTAGGCTCATTTAGTCACCTCATTTGCAAACTTACAAATTTCAGCGTAAATAATTTCCTCTAATATGTTTTCTGTTAGCTTGGCAAATCCTCTAATGTTTTTAACAACATAATCATACTGTCCACTGTTAGCCATCTCATTTTCATATGTAGCTAATCTGCTCTCTATATTTCCTAGCGTATCTCCTCTCCCAACCATATTGTTTATGCAATCATCTTCTTCTGCGTATAGAAAGATAGAAACTACATTTTTGTATTTTTCTTTAATCTGATTAAATCCATTATTGTCACAAATAAAGAAAGCATGACCTGTTTCTAATTTAGTCATCAACTCTTCCATAGTTAGACCATAGAAGTTACCACTTTGAGGAGGATACTCGGTATATTCTGCTAGCTTATCGTGGTATAATAATGAATCAAAATCTATGTTATTAATAAACTTGTAAGCTAGACCATCTTTTTCTCCTTCTCGCATTGGTCGAGTGGTAAAGCTAAGCAATTCATTGTCCATTATGTTTTTCATTAGGGTCGTTTTTCCCGAACCACTTGGTCCAGTGATGCAGAATAGAATATTGTTCATTTGGATTCCTCCTCGTATTCTTTAAGCAGAAACTCTAAGATTTGTAAAAATCTATTTTTACAGTGTACATTGCCGAATCGTGGAATACTGATTCCATTATATATAGGTTTAATTTCAAACTCTTCTGGATTAATCATTAGCTGTCCAATTTCATTGGCAAGTAGGAAGTTATCATAGTGCTTAACCGTTCTCCATTCTTCCTCTGTTGGCTCAGGAAGCCCAAAGTGCTCCCATACTACTGATGATACTTTATCCTCTAGGTCTGTATAAATCTTTCCTAATACAGACTTTAATGGTCTATTTACATCTGTAAGCCATGTTTCGCTAGAATCATGTAGCAAACAATACAGTTGAATTTTAGCTGACATGTTATCCTTTCTAGCCTGCTCTGCACATAAGATAGAGTGTGTTGCCACACTATAAAAGTCTTTTGTGTGTCCTGTGAAGCGACAGTTATTTGATAATGCATGAGCAATATCTACCCTATCTACTTCATCAGGTGTAGGGTCTAACAAGTGAAAATGTTTTCCTGTGTATGTCATTATCCATGCGCCTCTGTTACGTTCCATATGTATCTCTCCTTTTGTTAAAATAAGGGGGATGCTATTCCCCCTTAAAAAGCTCCTGTTGTCGTGCAAATCCTAATAGTTCATCTAGCTTATTTAAAGCATCAACCAACGCATAGTGGATTCCTATTCCTTCATTAAAATCAGCAGGATTTACACATGCAGATGTTCCGACAATTTCAAAGCCATTCTTTGTAGTTATCAAAACCACTGTAGTTTTTGCTCCTAGCTTTACTTGTGCTACACTTCTTACCTGTTTATCTAATAAAGCAGATTGATATTCGGTTAGTTTCATATTATTCACCTTTCTTTTTCTTTCTCCGCAATGTTGGAGAAATAAAATATGTTTCTGCTGTTTCATCAAGCATTTGTTGAATCTCAGGGTCATCTTTAGCTAGTTTATCAACATCTGTTTTATTAACTGATAATAACTTGTCAAACTGTGTAGGGAAAGCAGTAATTACAGTTGAAACATCATAGCTTTTTCTAGCGTTGTTTGTCACATACCGTTCTCCACCACTAACACTAATTGGTGTATTATCGGTTGCCTTAAGTTCTTCTTTGAATCTAGTCTCGATTTCTTTTTTTCGACCAGTAAGAATCTTAATGTGTGCATTAATTTTTTCGAGTTGTTCGTCTAATTCTTCAAATTCTAACAACTTCATATCTTCATCTTGTGGCTCACTATTGACTAATTCTTGATATGCATTACAACCATGCCTTGAGTCGCACCACCCACAATATTTGTTGAGTGTAGCTACTGGTGATACATCATATTTAATTTGATAGTACATATGAATTAACCAATTCTTAAATGTTTCTAATTCCTCATTAGTCCTTGTAGTAGAAACGAAATCTCCTAATCTAACATACTGTAATTGAAGTACCACATTCTCATATTCAGGATAGATATAACTAGCAACTAAGGCATACATACTTAGCTGTTCATCTACATCAGCCTCACTTTTTGTCAATGCAATTCGTGATGTTTTATAGTCAACTATGTATAATGTGTCATTATCAGGATTATAATCAATTCTATCAATAAATCCAAAGATATATGGTTTATCATCATTTTCTAGCTTACTCAGGAACTCTTTCGCTTGGTCTCTATCGCTAAAATCAACACCAGTAGTGTCTACAACAATATCGTCCTCAATGTTAATTGCGAATGCTTGTTCAAGACCTAATGTTAATAAGCTGTCTTTGTTTGTGTATGTAGTAAAGTTTTGCACCATTTCAATTCCGTCTTTATAGAATTGAAGGTCAACAACGTCTGACTTTCTCCATTCTTCTTCATAGATTTCAAGAATATCTTTATCTTCCTGAAACCATCTTTCAAATACCGTATGAACCATAGTTCCAAATCGTAAATGTATTGCATCTGACCTTACCTTATTTTCGTAAGCCTGATAGTAAGCCTCTGTGCATTGCAAATACTTTTTTAATCTACTTGCTGATAGATAGTGTATAATCAATCTGTTTCCTCCTCTAGCAATTCTTTCTTTAAGGACTCCATTTGAATCAATAAGTTATCTTTAATCCTCTTGGCATCTTCTTCTGTTACATTATCAAAATCGACAGAATACTCTTTTGCTGTTAGAATGGCTAACTTATTCCCTTCTTTTTGACTGAGGGCATACACACCGTATGTATCTGATAGTATGTAAGCTAGTCCAGTTGCATAAAGTAGTTTCTCTAATCTTGTCATTCTATCACCTCTTAAGATAGTGGGGAGATTTCTCTCCCCTATGTATTATTTACGATGTTTTGCGATTTCTGCTAGAACCTCTTCACGAGCATAATCTACTAATCCAAGAATCATGATTAAGTCATTAATTCCTACTGTACGAAAAATTGTCTCTCCATCTTTTGTGCGACCAACGACAACCATGTAGCCGATATCTTCTAGATTCAAGTTTTCGTCTGTAGATGTGCTTACCTCTGTAAATGGAACATCAATAATATCTTCTTCTGTTTTTTTATTTTGTGTCATATGTATTTTCCTCCTTAATTTATATTATAATTATACTATAAATTATTAACAATGTCAAGGGAATATCGTTTCTTGTATTCTTCTGAAATCTTCTTCATTCCTCTTGTTATAATAGAATATGTATTTTGATATGCTAGTCCTTTTATCATGGCGATATCTCTTGGTCTCATATCTTTATTTATATATAGCCTGAGAATATCAGCTTTTGTTTCATCAAATATTGAGGATATAATGCTCTCTATGTTTTGCCTAAACTCATTCTTAAGCACCTCATCTTCTATTGTTATAAAACATAGCAACCTACTTTTACCGTCACTTGAAATATCTCTATCTAAACCTACTTGAATTTCTTTTTTTAAGAATGGGTTTCTCATTTCAGCGTTCCAATATTCTAATTCTCTTTTACATTGATTCACCATAAATGTTTTCGAATAACTTAGAAAACTAGGATTTTTGGGGTCATATTCCAAACATGCCTCATATAATGCATTCAAGCATATAGAATAAAAGTCATCATATTCAAACTTATAATGTAGACTAGAATAGTAATCTGCCAAATGAACCATAAGGGGCTTTGCTAACCCCTCTAGTTCACCAAACGCATAACAGTCTCCTTCTACAACTCTTCTAACTATTAACTTTGCTTTATCTTGCTCTTGCTGAATACTCATGTTCCGAACTCCAACCTTTCCAACTCTTCATAGAGTTTATCGTGTTTTTCATACAGGCTTACTAGCTCATCTGTAACATCAACGATAAGGTTGGCATCATCACCAAGTAGGTCAATTGTCTCTTCGATTTCTTCAATTATTTTTCGTACTTCATTTAGACTATTCAACACTTCACTTCTTGATAATGATTTTGCCGAATCACGATTTACTTCCGAGATTTCAACAACATTGACTTGGGCAGTTTCATTAAAGTAATCTATGTTACCTTTAATGAATATTACCTTTCCTTCTTGCACTACATGTTGAAGTTTCTCATATTCTCGATTGAAGACTGTACATTTAATGTCTCCTTGATATGCATCTTCAACTACAATGCTAGCCATTTTCTTGCCTTCGTTACGACCACGCTTAATTGTAATCTCTTTTGCTTGCTTTATTACACCACCAGTAATAACAAACTGTCCTTGAGGTAGTTTTTGATATTCTTCTTCTAAATCACCTGAATCAGAAATCAATAGACTATCTTCATCAAATACCTGATGAACCTCAATGGGGATACCATTATTAATCACATCAGAAGTATGAGTTGTCTTACTTTGAATGAAATCAATTAGTCCTTCTAATGGGTGATGGGTCATGTAGAATCCAGTTAAGGTTCTTTCCATCTTACATAGTTCATCATGAGAAAATTCTTCTATTACCGTTGGTTCATATTCATAAAACGGATTATAAAAAGAACTAATATCTTGTACAGGATTCTTTCTCTTTTTGTTTCCTGCGATTTTTTTCTTAACATTTGAACTTATTAAGATTAAGTCTTCAACGATTTTAACCATCGTTCTACGATTATATCCTAAGAAGTCAAACGCTCCTGCCTCTGCTAATGCTACTGTAACCGTCTTGTTTACTGCTGAGCCAGTTAGCATGATGAAGTCTGTTAGTGTTTTAAATCCGTGATTCTTTCTTACTTGCAGAATGTTTTCTACTGCCTTTGTTCCTACACCTTTGATACCATTCAAGCCAAAGTGAATACCTTTACGGTCAGCAGATACTTCGAATTTCAATGTAGAACGGTTTACATCAGGTGCTAGTAGCTTCAAGCCTAACACTCGACATTCGTTTAAGTATGGTACAATCTTTTCGATTTTCTCACCTATGTATGATGTTAGTACGCTTGCCATAAAGAACTCAGGGTAATGTACTTTAAGCCACATAGATTGATAAGCTAAAATCGCATAAGCAGTAGCATGGCTTAAGTTAAATCCGTATCTACCAAATGTCTCAATCTGACTCCAAATAAACTCCGCTAAATACTTAGGGTTCTTATCAAGTGGGCAGTTATCCATGTATTGAGGATTCTCTAAGCAACCACTCACGAACTTCTCTCTTTGCTCAGGCATCTTATCGAGTAGTTTCTTACCTACTACCTTACGCAGTTCATCTGCTTGTGCCAATGTAAATCCTGCCATAACTACTGATGCTCTCATTACTTGTTCCTGTGTTACAAAAATACCTAGCGTAACATCTTGTACTTGCTCAAGTAGTGGGTGGTCATATTTAACTTCTTGCTCACCACTGGCACGAGCGAGATATATGTCAACCATAGTCATTCCGTAGTTAGGGTCATTCTCGTCTTCTATCTTCATATCTAGTGGACCTGGGCGATACAAAGCATTAGCAGTTGCTAGGTCTTCTATTGACTTAGGTGATTGTTTTTTAAGTAGTGATTTCATTCCGTCAGATTCAAACTGGAATATTCCTAGTGATTGACCTTCTGAAAACTTTTCAAACACCTTGCTATCTTCAAAGTTAATCTTATCAATGTTGATGTACTCACCTAGATGTTCATAGATTGAATTAACTGCATTTTTAATTACAGTAAGCGTTCTTAAGCGTAGATAGTCCATCTTAACAAAGCCTAACATTTCTAACTCAATCATATCTAACTGTGCTGTTGAATCTCCACCTCTACCTTTCAACGGAACTAGGTCTGTCAATGGAAATGGCGAGATAATAACACCTGCCGCATGCTGTGATGTGTGTCTTTGCAATCCTTCTAGCCTTAGTGAAGTATCAATGATACGCTTAAAACCTAAGTCTTCATCATACAATGTTTTAAATTCAGGATACTTGATAAGTATATCTTTAATCTTGATACCTATTTCTGTGACCTTGGTAGTTAACGAGTTAATTGTTTGATAATCATATTTAAGTACTCGTGCTACATCTTTAATAACAGCTTTAGCTGAAAGTGTTCCAAATGTACCAATCTTACACACTCTATCATGACCATACTTATCTTTTGTATAGTCGATAACTTCTTGAATCCTATCATAACAGAAATCCAAGTCGATATCAGGCATGCTGATACGGTCAGGGTTTAAGAATCGTTCAAATAAAAGATTATACTTTAATGGGTCTACATCAGTGATTCGTAAGCTATAGGCAACTAATGAGCCTGCACCTGAGCCACGACCTTTACCTACTGGAATATCTTGTTCTCTACAGAAACGCAATACGTCCCATAGGATAGTAAAGTATGTAGGGAAACCCATATCAATGATTACACCTTCTTCATACTCTAATCGTTTCCAATAGTCATGCTCTGTATATCCTTCTAAATCTACTTCACTATTAGCAATACGCTCTTTTAGACCTTCTGATACTAAATGTTTAAAGTAAGATTCCTTATCCGCAAAAGGCATTGGGATTGCAAAATCAGGGAACAAATATTCTTTTGTTTTCCACTTGCCTTCTAGCTTACCTTTCTTTTCGTATGTACCTTTTAATTCAATCTGTTCAAAAGTAACATTACAACGCTCAGCTACTTTGTTCGTATTAATTAGGGCTTGTACAGCTATTTCACCATACTGCATAGCCATAGTCAGCATTTCTTCATCATCTTTAACATAAAACTCGTCACATGTAGAGAAACCTTCATCGAATTTATCATCATTCATAAATTCTTCATAGTCCTTACCTAGTCCATTAGCAAAGTGAATACGGTGTGTATCTGCATCTGACCGCCAAGTGTAATGTGAGTCGTTTGTCATTACTAATGGCACATTAGATTCTTGCGACAATCTAATCATAGCAGGATTTAATAGTTTCTCAATATTTAACTCATGGTTTTGAAGTTCAAGATAATACCTATCTCCGAATACTTCCTTATACCACTCATTGAGTCTTAGTGCTCTTTCAATCTCTTTCCTCATGTAATCATATAGTTCTTCTTCTGTCTCTCCTACAGGCTTGCTAGCCCTCTCAAAAGCCACAGCAATATCAGTTCCAACATGACCGTTGATAGCAATAACACCTTCGCTGTACTTCTTTAATAACTCATAGTCAATTCTAGGTTTACCATAAAAACCTTCGGAGTTTGATAACGTTGTCAACTTACATAGGTTTTGGTATCCTTTGAAGTTTTCAGCCAACAAAACTAAGTGACAAATCTCATGTACAAAATCATCACCTGTCCATTCTTCAACAATCATAAAGTCTGATTTCTTCTGTAACTGTCTAGCATCTGTAATATAAGCCTCAAATCCAAGAATAGGTTTAATGTCATTTACTAAACAAGTTTGATAGAATCTGAATACATTGTGCATATTTCCGTGGTCACTGATTGCGCAAGTCTTATGGTTAATCTCTTTTAATCTCTTAATGAGGCTAGGCAAGTCATTCATACCATCTAGGTGAGATGCGTCCGTATGTAGATGTAGATTTACATAACCTGTCTTATTATATTCTTCTATTACACTTGGATTCATCTAATCACCTTCTCTTTATTCTATGCTTTTCAATCGTAAACTTTGTCATGTATGGAACTTCATTTAATTTAGCGAACTCTCCGAACATTTCATATGCACTGTGATTATATGCATTAGCTGATGCTATTTCATCATCAAAGACTCCTAGATGATAGCTTTTTCTATCCTTACTAATCCTAGCAAGAAAAGTTCCATTGTCTCTACGAAACACACCTTTATATGGAGAAGTTCCACCTCTAGGCTTTTGATTGTATTGATTCTGTGCAATAGTAGCGTGTCTAAGGTTTAACCTCTGATTGTTTAATCCTTTGTTGTCGATATGGTCAACTATACAACCTTCCTTTGTTCCTAGTATAAGGTTGTGCATATATGTTCCATCTGTTCTTCTTGCATATATATCAGTTTCTTTTTTTATCGCTTGCCATTTCCACTGATTGAGCCAATCATAGTCTTCATCATCTACTTTAGCTACCATGCCTAATGTTAATTCAATCTCTTTCACGACCATCACCTCCATATTTATATTATACTTGAATTATAAGGAAAAGTCAAGGAAACCCAAAAAAAGAGGCGTTAAGCCCCTTGTGGTGGTTCGTTAGAAGTTAGTAGTTGTTCTGTTGGAATTTCTTGTGTCAATCCTAACTTGTAATCAACAACGACCTTACAACCTTCTATCGCTTTCGCATACATAGTATATTCAGATAGGAACTTAGGTTGATTAAAAGTAAACATTCCTATGTAATCATGTATTGGAGACATTGAATCTACAGCTTTGTTGCTTTTTATCATTTCTGTCATGTCTCCGTATCTCTTAATAAGCCAATCTAAAAGTCTTTGCATTAATTGAACATTCACATTGTCTAGTGCTTCTTCGTACATAGAACGGATATAGTCTGGATTATTTTTCTTATATTCAGTTATAACAACTAAACTAGACTCGATTCCTCTTAACATATTTAATCGTTGCGTTAACTTTGAAAAATCCATTATCATATACGGACTATAGTTAACATGCTCAGACGGGTTGTTAATGAATCCTTCTAAGTTGTTTCCTTCGTTCTTTGTCCAACTATATAGCACTTCTGTTATCCTATAATCAATTAAATCCGATGCCTCAAGCATTTCTGTTCTTGTAGTCATTAGTGTTCACTCCTTACTTTGATAACATGTCAACTACAATTTTAGACCAATTCTCTAGCCTATCATAGATATGAGGTTCTGATAATTCTCTAATAGGTAAAAAATCTCCTTTTAATGTGTCTTTCTCACGAACTTCCACACTACCATTTTTATCTATGTCAATAATAACTAGAACACCTATATGTACACGACCAACAGAATTTTCATCATCATTGATAAATCCTACAATGTCGAGCTTTACTGTGTCAGAATCAATATCTAGTTCTTCATTTAATTCACGCTCTAAATTCGTCCTAAGCGATGCCATAAAATCACTATCTTCAAAATTCATATGACCACCTGCACCAATAGATAACTTACCATGTAGCTTAGCTTCTCCACCGCCTGATAGTCGTTCGTATACAAAAATCTTATTTCCTCTACGGATTACTGCATATGGGATAGGTTGCTTAAAGTTTTCATTTTCTTCTGCATCTCCTCTACGCATTACTCCAAAATTAGATTGAATATTATCTTTTAACTTATTTAAAACCTCTACCTCTGTTTCTGTTCCTTGAAATGTCAGAGACTCATTTGCAAATAATGCTCTACGTGGTACAACAATAATAACTTCATCCATTTTACTCATACTATCTTCCTCCTTTATTTTATTCGTATTTTCCTCGTAAGATGTACTAATCATTGTTCTTTATTTTCATGTATTCCATAATACCTAAACTAATTATTTCATCTGCAACGGTCTTGTCGATAAACAGAATCTCTATCCGTTCGCCTAACTTTTTTGACTGTTCTTGTGCATATTTAACAATTACATCTTTCAAATATTTGTCTTGTTCATCTACTACTTGTGCAATTATTTTTTGAGTGAATGAGTAAACTTTATCGTCCATTTTCTCACCTTCCTTTACGACACAATTTGAGTCAAAAGCGAAAGTAGCCCATAAGGACTACTTCAACGCTCGTACTACATCAACCGTTAAACCATGTGACTTAGCCCAAGACTTAGCATCTTGTCTAGCCTCTACTAGTGTTACATTGTCAACTCTAGTACGGAATGACTTTCCTTTGCTGTCAGTTCCGACAACAATATAGTTATTACGAAACACAGGCTTAGTTTCTGCAAGGTTATTTTCAATACGCTTTCCAGTTTTAAAATTAAAATATACCATATGTATCTTCCTCCTACTTTTTTCTATTTACTTCTACATCAATACACGCAAGTATTAACAAGACTAGAATACCTAACGCTAGAACCATTAGGCGCTAATTACTTCTAATACTGTTCCGATAGGGTAATACTTTCCATCTCTCTCGGATTTTTGCATATCGTAGCTACATAAAACTTCGAGTTCACTACCTTCTGTGATATGAGCCAATTCGTCAGCTTGGTCTCCAAAAGCACGAATATTCATTCGCTTAGTAAAAGTACTTCCTTTGCTAGTTGTAATTTTAGCCTCAATAGTGCAACCGATAAAGTATGGATTTCCAGTTTCCGATACGTCATAGCGAATTGGGAATTTCTCGTGTGTGTCCTTTGCAATACCTGCGATAACCATATTAATTTTGTGTTCCATTTAGCATTCCTCCTAATTTGTATTACATTTATATTATAACTTGACTCTATTAAAAAGTCAAGGGTTTAAATCACTTTCTTACCAACATATCTTTTTGGATTGGAAACTACTTCCCAAGCCTCACCAAATGTAAGATTATCAGGGTCTTTTCCTGAAGGTAGATTATATGTGTAAACATCTACATACGGTTTTAATTGCTCACAGATTCTATTAGAGCCTGTTAATCCTGCTCCATCTGAATCTAGCATTACACCTATCTTTAATGAATTAGATACTGCTAATGATAATTGTTCAGGAGTTAATGCTGAACCCATAACAGCTACGACATTATATATTCCATATGACCATAGACGGATTACGTCCCAAGGTCCTTCTACTAGAATAAGTTCTTTACTTTCTCTGATGTATTCCTTAGCTTTATCAAAATTAAATAATACAAAGCCTTTATCAAAGTCCATCTTATGCATCCATTTATTGTATCGCTTAATTGCTTTTTTATCGTCCGTAGCAAGTCTTCCACTCCATCCTACTAGTCCTCCATCTTCGTCACGAACAGGAATGATAATCCTGCCCATAAAATTTCTTTTTTTTGCGTTCCAAGGCTCATCAACACCTTCGGGAGAATAACCTATTTGAAATTCTTCAAGAATATAATCTTCAAAGTTACGAGTAGAGATATAATCATCAGCAATAGGAAGTTGTGCTTGGTATACTTCTATGTCTTCTTCGCTAAACACTTCTAATTCAATCTCTACGTTTACCTTTGCCATCTCTCTAATCCATCTTTGATTATCTAATTTGTCAGATACATTCTTGTCATAAGTCAATCCTTTTTCTAGCTCTATTCCTGCTATTTCAGATGCTACCTTTAAGGCACGATTGAAGGAGCATTTAAAGCCCCTCCTGCCCTCCTCAAAAGCTTTCTTTTCTTCCATCATCTTTATAAACAGAAACATATCTCTAGGCGGTGTACGACCATTCTTAGCTACCCAAAAGCCATCTTCGGCTTGCTCTCCGCAATGTTGGGTAAAACAAGTAAATTGCTTACTGTTTAGGTCAAGAGAAAATCCTACTGGATTGTCACCTCCGTGTATCGGACAAGCACACCTCACTTTGTCATACTTAATATTTCTTTGTGGAATGTCACAACCGTAATGCTCAAGAAGTAAGATAGGGTCAATAGCTTCACGAATCACTTCTTTGATTACGGTATAATCACGCATTTCAACCTTTGACATACCTATCACCTACTCTAGATTTATATTTCTAAGCTCTCTCATTTTGGCGACTCCTTTTTCTACGGTGTAGTCTATCCAACCTTCATAACTACCTCCATTTCGAGTCTCGCCTAGTTTCCAAACACGATTACCATTTTCACGAGTGTGTTCAGCAATCTCATTATCAGTCTTCTTGCGAAGGATTGATAATTCATTAACAAACATTACAATACGGTTAGAACCTGAGATATGCGAAGAGTTTAAATCCTCTTGACCATATCCTGTTCTTGGGTTAATCTGTGCATATGCAAGTACAGGAATACCTAGCCCGCTTGCAATCTTATTTTTTAGCATGTTTGTAGTTTGACCTAAGATAATATATTCCTGTTGGTTTCCTTTGAAAGAACTTTCGTCCATCTTAATATAATCAAAGATTAGTACGAATTGATTTTCAAAGCCATTCCAAGTAACACCATGCTGTCTCTGAAACTTCCTTGCAAGATTATGTACCTTCTCAGGTGTAAAATCAGGCATATAGATATGGTAGAATGGAGCACCTTTAATCATTGGTTTTGCATAATCATCTACTGCTTGTTTCATCTTAGCATTTCTAGAATACATACCTGTTGTTACTAATCTCTCAGGTACTACTGTTCCACTATCTGTTGCTAAGATGGAAACCATACGGTCAATTTGTTCTTCTGTAGGCATCTCAGTATCTATGTATAACACAGGGATTCCTTGTTCCACAGCTACATTAATTGCTATGTTTAGTGCGTGTGCAGATTTACCTGTTTTTGGAGGAGAGGCAACTACCTTTAGTCGACTAGGTACTAATCCACCTGTTGCTCTGTCATATTCGGGAAATCCTGTAGGAATACCAAGAACCTCTCTAGGTTGTGTCTCACGATTCTCTAGCACTATATCAATCTTATCACCAATTCTTATTACTTCATTAGTGTTGGCATCCATCTTCATAACAATGTCCAAGAACTTCTCTTCTTGTCTTGCTACGAAAGAATCTGCATCTTCTTCCTCACTTGTTACTGCCTCTTCAATAACTGAGATAGCTTTAAGGAAAGACTCTCTACGAACACTAGCTTGTTTTATCTTTTCAACGAAGAACTTTAAGTTTTCAACTCCTGCATTAGTTTTTTCAATCATACTAAGGTATGTCTGTCCACCAATCTCTTCTTCGATTCCACTGTTTTGTGCTAATGCATAAATAATAGTTGGATTAACCTTTCCAATATTAGAATATTTGTTATCTAATATAGCAAGCATAATCTGATAGATTCTCTTGTTCGCTGTATTGGTAAAGTCTTCGGGTGTTAACTCTACCGTAATATCAAAAAGCGATTCAGGGTCAGCCATTGCGATACTTAAAATTGCTCTCTCGGAACCCACATGCGCTATCGAGTCTAGTTGTCTTTGAATGTTCTCATCTAATAATAAACTCATTTATACCACTCCTTTTTTATACGTATGAAGAAGGGAAATTACTTCCCTTCAACATGTTTGTGTACATATCTGTTCTTTCCTTCTGACCGTCTATCGTCATATATCTTTTTGAGTACATTTAGTTTTTCTACTATAGGGTCTGATAGCTTCTTCTTCAATGTAGCATCAATGATAGATTGTTGCCATAAGTCAAACTTAAGTTTTAATCCATCTGTTAATGTAGATGCAAATAACCATCGTTCCTCGACTGACCTAATTTTGCTATCAATGACCAATGGAAGTGCCTCGAACTTAAATAGATTTCCTAGTTCGATTTCTCTAGCCTCAGCTATGTTTACTTCTTGTTGTACATACATGGCTTGCTGAGCGAGTAATCCTAAATAGGATTCTAAAGTCATTATGTCAATTGCATAATATTCTAATTCGTCCATATTCATAACATAGCTTATTGTTTTTTTGTCTACTTTGTCAGCACAGAATATTCCATTCTCTCTTAGTTCTGCTACTTTTCTATCTACATAAGCCATTATGTATCACCTACTCCTCTATCACTTCATCAGCTAGATGTTCTTCTAGGACTTCTTCGGGGACAGGTGTGTATTCGACTTCTTCATCAATAACAGGATTTAAATATGACCGAATTAATTGGTCTAATTCATACTTTAATTCAGGGTTGTTATTTAATTCTATCTTAGTATTTGCACGACCATTACCGATTCGTAACTCTTTATACCAAAACCAACTTCCTTTTTTCTGTAAGATTCCTAATTCAGTTCCATAGTCAAGAATCTCTCCTGCTTTTGAAATTCCTTCGCCAAATTCAATATCAACAAATGCCTCTCTAAATGGAGGAGCAACCTTGTTCTTCACTACCTTGATTTTTGTCTTCCTTGAGGTAGCGACACCTTCTGTTTTATTTATTTCGCTAGGTCTAACTTCCAAACGAATAGTAGAGTAGAATTTTAATGCTCTACCACCAGGAGTAGTCTCTGGATTTCCAAACATAATACCAACCTTTTCACGAATTTGATTAATGAATAGCAAGTTTGTTCCCGACCTATTACATGCGTATGCTAGTTTTTTTAATGAAGATGACATTAACCTTGCTATTTCACCAACAAAATTATCTCCAATATCTCCATCTAGTTCTCGTTTTGTAATCATAGCAGGCACAGAGTCAACGACTACCATATCACAAATACCTGAATTAATCCAACGCTCTGCAATTTGTAAAATTTCTTCACCTGTATCAGGTTGTGCTACTATTAAGTCTTTAATATTAACTCCTAATGCCTCAGCATAATTAATATCAAGCGCATTCTCTGCATCTATAAAGACACACACACCGCCTTCACTTTGTGCCTCAGCAATTGCATGCAAAGCTACAGTTGTTTTGCCTGACGATTCAGGACCGTATATTTCTATGATTCTACCTTTTGGATTTCCACCGCCAGTGATTTCATCAATCGTATAACTTCCAAAACTCATTCTAGGAATCTTTACTGCTTTCGCATCACCTAATACTTGTGAACCATGAACACCAAAATCTTTTGCAATAGATTGTAGTGTTGCCTCAAAAATCTTTTGCCTTTTTTCATCGCTAAATACTTTTCTCAATTCAGTGAACCTCCTTATGTAGTGGGTACATTTTGAATTATAATTATCTTATAATAAAATGTCAAGGGTAAACTTTTAATCTTGTATAATAACTCCTGCTAGCCTATAAACAAACTTCTCTCTACCTACCGAATCTACAACAATTATCCTGTCATATTTTTTGTCAGTTATTTCATTTTCACCTAAGAAAAGTATTTCTTCTCTGTCGGCAGACCATCTTGTTTCGCTAGGTGGCAACATGTGTGTTCTGTGTACTCCACGGATGTTAAATTCGCTATCTTTGTTGACTTCAAAAAAATCCTCTAGCATTTCAATGTATTCTCTAGGCACAGTTACCAAATGTTGTGACTTATCCATTAGATAATCTCCTCCAATTTCGCTTTAATTAGATTGATAGAAATTTTTTCATCATGATATACAACGAAAAGTGAAATATGTTGTGATTCTAACATTTCTGATTTCTGCCAATCATTCTCTTGTCCTTTTACAAAATCCGCTTTACTAGAATGGAAGAAATTTGAAAATTCGCTGTGTTGTGTTCCATGTACTTCGCAAGCTATGTTTAAATGTGGGAGCAACCAATCAATCCACAGTTTTCCAATAGGCACTTCTTCTTCTATCTTCTGATGTGGAAATATGTATTTTAGTACTCTGCCTACTAAATAGTGACCTTTAGAACAATGAAAATTTCCATCTTCATATTCCTTTGTCCATTGCTCTACTAAGTCATTATCGTCAGGCTCAACTTTATAATAACCTTTTTTCTTGCGAAGTTCCATTCTGTAAGCAATGTGTTCTATTTGCCATTTTTGCGCATTCAACGCCTCAGATATAATCTGATTAGGCAGGTGTGGATAAACAGTGTTAATGTATTTTACTTCTTCTGCTGTCCAATCACGCTTTGCAGGGTCTTGTTTCTCCAATCCTAATTCCTCTGCTTTCTTTTGTACAAATGAATATGGCAATTTCATAATTTTTGCTACATCTTCATCGGAATTATAAGGATAAAGTTTTTTAAATTTATTTTCCATATTTTTAGAGAAGTACATTATTCCACTTCCTTTTTTGTTTCAGTCCAACATCTTTTACATACACCAATTGAATATTTTTTATTGTCTCTCATATCAACTATTGTATATCTGTAAGAGTTGTCATGACCTAGTACTTTACAAAGAGTAATCTTTTTAATCCATTCCAATTTATTAGGCATTGTTAATCGCCTCCTAGGTCTAATTTAACACCACTTAGTAAATCACTTAAGAAATCATTAGCAGACATTTCATCCACCTTAGCTTTTTTTGCCATCTTTTCTTTAGCAATTTCTATAGCCTTAATTTTCATCTCTTCTACCTTTTCTAATCTTAGTTCTTCACCAACTTCATCTTGTTTCTTGATGAATTGTTGTTTGTAGTAGTCGAGTCCAATCATCATGTGACTAACTTTCTTTTTTTCAAACTTCAACCACATTAGCGACCTCATTCCATCTTTAGGTGGGTTAACCTTAGTCCAATAGTAAATACTTGCTAGTACTTGGTCAGTTCTCCACTCTACAAGTAAATCTTTTAACATTTTCATTTGTTGTGGAAAGAATGCTTTTGATTGTTTTGTTTTAAGTTGTGCTAATGGTAAAAACCATTCAACTAAAACTCTTCTAGCTAATTTACCTAGTTGTTCATCATTTAGTTTATGATTTTCATTTGGTAATGATATAGAATTAATATCATTATAAAATAAATTATAATCTTTAAAATCTTTATAAATAATATTATTTATAATATTACTTGTTTCTGTGTGGTCAACTTTGGGACTAGAATCGTCTTCAAACCTTGTTCCAACAGCCTTTTGATAACCGTTCATGACGACTTCCTTGTTTTCTATAGGGTCAACTTTGGGACTATCAACTTTGGACACCTTATATGTGTTTGGGTGATTGCCCTTACCTGTGGCAATTTGCTCAATTATAGAGTTGTCCAATAATTCTTGCAATCCTCTTTTAACTGAATTTCTAGGAATACCTGAATCGTCAACAATGTTGTTCATGGATATTCTTATTACTCCATCTGATTTGGATTTCTCATGCAAATACAATAGTACTTTCAATGCCGAAATAGTGTCAATTTTTTGTAACGTTGTAATAGGAATCGACATTAGTCACACTCCTTCCTGCTTTTTATAATACAGTTGAATTATAACATGTTATGGGAATTAAGTCAAGGGTAAAAGAAAACACCCCCACGAAACCGTGGGAGCGATATGTATTATTCGTAGAAACTTGATGCCCAAGCACTCAACTCGGAACGGAAATTTGAATCCAATAGAATATAGGTAGACTTGTCAAAAGCTGACTCTAGTGAGCGTGCTCTCTCTGCCCATACTCGTAATCCATTATTCTCTGAATCTAATCGTGGATTATCAATCTGAGATAAATCTCCACTAAGGATAATTTTAGTATTTTTTCCTGCACGAGTCAAGATAGTCTTAATAGCTTCGGCAGTATAGTTCTGTGCTTCATCAATATGTATAATTGTATTAGGAATACTTCTACCACGCATATGAGTTACTACATCTAGTTCAATTCGTCCTTCAATACCTTCGGGCATATCCATTCCACTGGCTGTTAATTCTGTCATAGTATCTTTAAAACTTTCAAACCAAGGGCTCATTTTTTCTTCCTTAGTTCCAGGTAACAGACCTAGTTCATCACCAATCTCCACCATAGGTTTAATCAGAATGTATCTATCAAACAAACCTTGTTTTAATAGATTAAGTACACATGCAGTTGTTACATAGTTTTTACCTGCTCCTGCAACTCGTGACAAGATAAAATGCACATATTTATCTTCTGACATAATATCATTCATAAGGAAGTTTTGTCGTGCGTCTTGTGGTATTACAGCCTCACCACCTGCTACCCAAATAGGTACACCTTTCTTCCAATCATGAATAGTCTCTAATCTCTTATGTATAGCGTTATATGTAGTTAATACTTGATGGTCGTAATTCATTTCATCAACCATGAATACATGTTCACCATTAACATATGGTAGCTCAATATTAAAATACTGGTTGGCTCTAGTTATAAGCAATGTTTTAGTAGGCATTACCAAGTTAACAACACCAGTGTTAATTTCGTTTAATCCTGTGTCAATAATCTTGTATTGCTTTGATTTTAAGTTTTTTAATTCTAGTTGTTTCTTTACACTCCTAGCCTCCACACGAACATTCACATCATTACTATGTAGAACTACTTTTGCATTAGGATTGTTCTTAGCGTATCCTACTGCTACTGATATAATTTTATTATCAGCTTTCTCAGGTTCATCACAAGGAAATTCATACTGATAGTTTCCTTCAATAACTAAGTAGCTACCCTTTGTTTCTAGGGGCATAAATTCTTCATCTTCAAATTCCTCTGTAATTTCGTCTAAAAGCCAAGAGGCTTTACGAACTACAGACCTAACATTACCTTCTCTTTTATTCTTAAGTCCATCTAGTTCACCAATAACTACTCGTGGCAATACTACTAGTGTATTTGGAAATTTTAAAATAGCCTTATAATCGTCAGCCAAGACATTAGTATCAAGAACAACGATTTTTTCAAATTCCATTTCCATTGACTTCAACTCCTAAGTTGTATTATATAAAAGAGGAGGGCTTGTTTGCCCTCGTTTTATATTATATCTATATTATACATAGAAATATCAAAAATGTCAAGGACACTATTTCTTTCTAATATTTTGAACTGAGTAGAACCCACCTGCTGACATTCCTGCTAGGAGACCTGCCCATATTAGTTCTGTTATTGTTGCTGATACAAAAGGTAGCCCACTTGCAAGAGGAGAAACGATAACTCCAATAGCCACAGGGATTAGTGCATGGTATTTACTAGGAATATATTTTTTTCCAAGACTTGTTAATCCTGTTATCACTGGAATCAGAAATGTCATCAATAGAAATATATTTTCCAAGTTAAACTACTCCTTTACTATTTTAATTTCTTTTACCTTGTTCATGTTTTGTTCAATAAACAACAGAACATTATTGTCTTCTGCTAAAGTGTGGACTTTCTTTCCATCTATATAGATTGCATGATTTCCAGTTGGCTTAGGCTTGCTTGCTTGGGCTTTCTCTTTTGCTTTCTTTTCTGCCTCGGCTTTTTCTTTTAATAGTTTTACCATCTTAGCTTTTGTGCTAGGACCGTAGATACCATCAGCCTCTAGTTTTTCTTTCTTTTGGAAATCTTTTAGTGCGTCTACTGTTTCTCCGCCAAAATCTCCATCTGCACCAAACTTAGGTAGCTTATAACCTAATTCTAACAGTGCCTTTTGAATCAATTTTACTTCTGACTCATTTTTGTGACCTGACTTAATAACACCATTTGGTAAATTCATATTATCTTCTCCTTCTTTTGGTTTTTCTTCTTTCTTTTCTCCGTCATTTACTATGACTTGCTTTTCTTCTACTAACTTAATCCACCAATCATAGTCAATACCTGACCCAGGGCATGTTTTAGGAACTTTTCCGTTTAACAGTTGTTGTCTATGAAACTCAGTTTTTACACCTTTTCCGAACCAATATTGACAAACTTTTAGAGCTGAGTCTAATTGTGCTCCTTCAAATTTGTCTCCACCTTTATCGAAATTTCCAATCATTTCAAACATAAATGGGTGGGCATTTTCGTTTCCATTATGAGTCTTTGCTGATGCAGGCATTTTGTTTATATCTCTACCTGTTACAATCTTTCCATCCATACCAATTGTGATGTGTTGTGCAATATCTCCCCACCCTAAACCAATATGATAACTTCTCATGTTAGCGTGTAGTTTTTCTGTTGTATACCCTTTCGCATAATGAGAATGATTCGGTGAGTATGTGTGGTGCATATGAACTTCTGTTATAATGTCATATACATCTACTTTTTCTAGCCATTTAACAAATTCATCACCATTATTAAAGACTAGATTGGATTGCCATTTTGTCATTTTTTATTCCTCCTTCTTATTCTTTGTTTCTATTTTAAGGTCAAAAAGCAATAGTACACCACTTAGCGCTATTAAAACTTTCACTAAAAACCAATTCTGACTCTCTAACATTATCTTAAAAGCCATATCATTTCCTGTTATAGACATAAGTGCTGTTATACCAAAATACACACTTTCTATAAATAAAGCTAATGATGCTATTGTTAGTGGAAATAGTAACGAAGGTCTATGTGTATTTGTCTTAGATGTTGCTATAATTACTCTTAATAATTGAAAGAAAACTGAACCCCATGATAACACAGATATAATATATATAAATAGAACCCACAGCAAATCAATGCACCTCTTTCTTATGATGTTTATTGTTGTTAATAGAAGATAAACTTTCATTGATAGTTCTAATAGAAGTTAGAATCTCGTCATATTGTTGCATTTTAGGCTCACTAGCTTTAGCTTTCATATATACTACACGCTGTTGTGCTTTTTTCTTTCTAGCCCTTATGTCATATTCGTATCTCAGTATTACTCCTACTGTTATTCCCATTACCAAATACATTAAATGTAATATCATCTGTTACCACCGCCATTAATATTGTTGGCTGTCATTACAGTATGTAATATTTTAATAGTGAGCAACATCTCTTGCGAAATTTCTGCTTGCTTATTACTAGCCAACTCAATCCTATCTAATCCTTCTTCAATCTGGTCTAGTCTAGACTGTATATTTTCCCCTTTTCCCCAATTCTTATCTAGTCTCCACAGTGCCCACCCTGCTACAACTATAGGGAATCCAAACTGCTTAACTGCATCCATAATAAGTTTAAAAACCTCTTCAACCATAGATACCAACCTCTTTCCTATTGATTATGTAGTGTCGTCCTTCTTCCACACACCTGCTACTTTTACCCATACAGTTTTAGACTTCTTCCATACACCTGCTACTTTTACCCACGCAACACCTTTGTCCCAATCACCCGAATGTTTGACCCACATCTTTCCACTTACTTCTATTGTATTTAGTGTAAAAGTCGTTTGAGCTAAATCAACTCTACCATAATATGTGCCACTCAAAGTAACCTCAACATCAAAATACCCATCAAGTGAGAATGAACCTTCACCAGTAGTGGTATTATGTTGTATTGTAAAGGTTATCCTATGTATTTCTTTTTTTTCACCATCATTGATTGAAGCTAGATATGCTCCTGACGCTGTATTCCATGTTCCACCATTATACTGTATAGCACAGGTCTTAGTGGCTGTTGAACGAACTGCATATGTTCCACCCCAATATAGAATAGCAGTTACAGTAGAGGTTTTTGCAGTAGTGTTTTGTGTAGCTGACCAATCTAATTGTAAATACCAATCTGTATTAACAATGGTTTTAATCTTTCCACTCAATGCCATCTATTGAACTCCTTTCCTGTTTATATGCAGGGTAGCATTGTAATTAATACTACCCATTAACAACATACTAATATTGTATGTATATATCTCCGTCTGACCCACCTGTAGGTGTAGCAGTTCCCCACTTTATAGTATCATTCACTGTAGCTACAGTATATCCATTTACGGTTACAGTACCTCCAAACGGATTTAACGAAAGATTAGCACTTGCACCATTATTTGCAACCTGTATTTCATTATTATCAAATCTCATGCTAATTCCTGAATCAACACCTATTTGGAATCCATGACTGGTACTAGTAAGTGAGGATATATCTCCTGCGTTCATTATATACCATCTTCCACCTTGGTCAGTGTTCATTCTTACATCACCGTTAGTGGAAAATAAGAGCTTCTCTACTCCGCCTACATTGATTGAGCCTGCTGAGTCAAATTCAAATGTTTTACCTGTGGTTGCATATGTAGAGTTTGTTGCGGAGTTCATACCAGTTCTAATAAACACACTATTATCAGATGTTAGATATAGTTGTTCTGTTCCTGCTGTATTTCCAGTGCTTGCGGCTAAGAACCCGTCTACAAAAACATCAGCAGATTCACCTGCTCCTACTACAGTAAGTCCTCCTGCTCCAACCTTGACACCATATCCATTAACAGTTGGACCAAGAAGTTTTATTGCATTAACACCCTCAACATCAATACCTGTATTATAAGTAAAATTTAAATCGCCTGTCATTTTATTTACACCAGTAGTCTTGACTAGAGTACTATCGTTTCCTGCATGCCAAACATTATTTCCAACTACTTGTAAATTTCCTGCATTTAAAGTTTTGTTAACAGCAAAAGTAGAACCATCTCTTAGATTAAAAACACCACTTGAATCCAAAGCAAGTTGTCCTTGAACCCTGCCTCCCCAATGAAAGGCAAGAGCAGGTGCATAAGCATTTGAGCTTTGAGTAGTTGTGACATTATTGACTTCTCTTATCTCTATAGCTGATGTGTTATATGCACCAGAAGTGTCAGTTGCATAAAACTCATGATTTCCTGCAATTATAGCATCTATATCGCTTCTAATAAATTGAGATGAATCTAAGTTGTCAAGTTTATCTGAATCAACTGCCTTAGCACCTGCTTTTAGATAGCGAACATCAGTATCTTGACCTGAGTAATATAAATTTGTTGCATTTATTATTCCATTAGCATCTATCTTGTATGTTGAGTTTGGTGTTGTTGTTGCTATTCCAAGTGAACCACCACTACCATATAGAGTTGGACCTGTACTGCCTAGCTTAAGTGCTCCTACAGCAGTATTAGCTACACCATACAATCCCATAGTATTAGCAACATTTATATCCCACAGAGAAGATTCGTCACCTACTTGTATACTCTTAGTGTTGTTTCCAGGGGAGTATATTACACCAGTAACATTAACATCACCAGAGACATCTAGCTTGTAAGCAGGAGCCGAATTACCTATTCCTATTCTTCCGCCAGTTGTTAATGTCATTAAATCTAAGGCAGTACTGTTCCAAAATCTTAAGTTCGAATTATCCCATCTGATTGTTTTAACACCATTTCCAGTTCCGATGGCTTGAAACACATCTCCATTAGACCTGCTTATAATTGTACTATCTGCACCAATTACTCCTGCAACATCAAGACGATATGCAGGTGTCATTCCTAATCCTACATTTCCTTCTACATATAATCCGTTAGATGGGGCGCTGTTTGAATATGAAGATGAAACTACTAACGAGCCAACTTTCATGGATTGAGCAGTTCCAGTGTCAGTGTAAACATTTAAAAGGCTAGGAGAGTATATGTTATCTTGAACTCTGATATCCCCAACAACATCTAGTTTTTTAGTGGGTGTTGTAGTCCCAACTCCTGCACTTCCTTGCACATAAAGTCCATAGCTAGGTGCGCTATTAGAATAAGAGCTTGTTACTGCAAGCGAAGCCATTTTTACTGGCAATGCCCCTCCTGCATCATTTAAAAATCCAAGAGAAGATATGCCACTATATATATTTCCACTTATTCTAGCGTCACCTTTTACATCTAAAAGTTTAAGTGGGCTTGTAGTCCCAATTCCCACATTTCCACCTGATAATAAAGTTAAAACATCATTAGGTGTTGTGTTTCTTATGTGTAAATTTCCTGAGCCAAAATCTATATAAGCCTCTGAGTTATTGTGGTGTAATCTTAATCTATCTCCTGAGTCAGCATTGTTACCAATATAGATACTATCTCCATTGCGAAGTTTAATATTTCCTGCTACATCCAACATCTCAACAGGTGTGTCTGTGCCAACACCTACATGACCAACACCAGTAAATGAAATGTCAATATTGGCAGGATTAGCATTAGAACTAAATTGAGTGGAAGCAGGACCTCCTATGTACATTTTTAAGGTTGTGCTATTGTACTTTATACCTCCCCAAGTATTATAGTCCCAAGAATTTGAATCACCAAATCTAAGTTGGTTCAAACTTCTTATAGCTAGGTTTCCAGTGCTTCCAACATTATCTATCGAAACACCATCTATCTTAATACCTGAGTCCGCACTCATAGAAGTGGTCATATTAAGTGGACCAGTAGTACCTATAGCTCCACCTGTTGCAATAGTGAATTTACCGTTCATATAATTAAATTGACCATTAGTAGGTACATTGAGGGTAGCACCATTATTACCAACTTGAAAAGTTCCATCTGTTCTCATAGTACCTGCGTTTTGATAAAATGACTTACTGCCAGTTGTACGAATCCAAGTTGTGTCAGTCATATTAAAACCGCCACCATATGTATCAAATGAAAGTGTATTAGAACTATATATGCCTATTCCACCACTTGCAGTTATCTTACCGCTAGCTGTCAAAGTGCCTTTCGTCCATGTATTCCCCGTAGAATCAACTGTAAGCCTATCAACATCACTTGTTCCCTGTATTCTAAAAGTACCTGCACTACCTGAGCCTGTTCCACCGATTCTAATTCTAGGGTCATTATTATACCAACCTAGATATGCAACAGCGCTTGTATTAGTGGGATTTTGTGTTTGCAGGACACCGTTTGTGCGAACATCTCCACCGAACAATGTGTATTTACTACTGTTAGTATTGATTTCTAAATGGTCTACTGAGCTAGATACATCAATAAGACTGTATGAAGGTGTTCCGTTTATGGTTGTTATATATGCAGATTCGCTCCCACTAGAACTAAATACATCTAGTCTTTGGTTGTTTACTCCGTCATATATAATTACATTATTTCCCTGTGGGTCTATTCTTAAGTAACCAGTGTTTGCATTATCAGTAAGTACCGAATTTTTTAATGTTAGTGCTCCACCACTTATAGTTAAATTACTATTAATAGATTGTGAATTTGTGTCTGACTTTGATATAAAAGCGTTATTTAGATTGCTAGCTGTTAATAAGGTCTTCTTGCTTAACATATATCACATGACCTCCTTCTTCTCATTCTTAAACTTACTTTCCTAGCTTTTATTATGCTCTTTCTGAAACTTGTCATTATATGTATATATTTAAGAAAAAGACTCGCAAATTCGTCAGTAAGCGAGTCTGTAAATACCTTTAGGGTAAAATGGTTGGTTGCTAATATACCAAGATGCTATTTCTTCATCTGTTCTTGCTATCTTATCTATTCTAAGTTCGTCTATTGTTCCATTAGCAACTACGCCTTTGCTACTTCCACCATCCCCACCATCTCCGCCAACATACAAATTGTTTCCTGCTATTTGACCTAATGCCTGAGTGGAGGTAAAAGAACCTGCCAACACTCCATTTTTATAAATTTTCCAATCTGTATTTTTCCATGTAACAGTAATCATAATCCATTCATCTTGTGTGAATATTGAGCCTATACTCTTACTCGCTGACCATCCACTGTCAGAGTTCCCTTTTACATACACAGTAAAGCTATTAATAAAGTTCCATAGAGTAATCGAACTATTACCATAATAATCTCCTATTTGCAATAGTTTAGGTGAGTTAGATTGTGCTGTAACATAAGAAGAGGGATAGTGTGGCTTATACCATAGTGAAACAGTTCCTTCGTAAGAATTAATATAGTCAGCAGGATATTTTAAAATCCCCAAACCTCTTGTTCCGTTCACATATGAAGTCGCAATTAATTTTTGTTCAATTTGAGGTGCTACCCAATCTACCATTATTGTTTCATTAGCTACTGCTGAAGGGTTTTTAAATGACCAAAATTTATTATCTGTTCTATCTGCTATATCGTACCATTTGGAAACGCTTCTTCTCCAACCATCATTCTGTATATATGTTCCAACATCGGTCCATCCTGCTATATTTGATGCAGTTCCTCCAACTACAATATCACTTTTATTTACAGGTCTCCAATATATTGAAGCCATATATGTATTCCCTGAGTTGTAAGTTCTACTAGAACCAAACACTCCATGACTCCACATATCATTTTGCATAGATGTAACGGCATTAGCGGATATTGGTGTCATTGACAACCTATATACTGTTGCTCCCATATATGTCTCATTTAAGGCAACAAGTGATGCTGTCATTTGACCATTAGATGCATAGTTGTTATATATATTATAAGCACCTGTCCATAAATTTGTTGTTCCTTCTTCTACTGCTATTCCACCACCAAATTTTCCATCTCTTAGTGTAGAAATATTAGAAGTTGGCTCTATTCCATATAAAACATCATTAGCAGTAATATCCATATGTCCAAGAAAAACAGTATTGTTATCAACTGGAATAATTCTATTTGATAATATTAAACTACTTCCACTGTGTGAATTAGACACTTCTCACACCTCCTAATATGCATATGAGCGATAATCGTATGGATTGTAAAATGGTTTGCCTGAGATATACCAAGTACTTACTTCTTCTGCTGTTGGCATTTTTTTGTCTATCTTAAAGTCTGATAGTAATATATTTGGGTTTGCTCTTATTCCCGAGCCCAAATAGAATCCTGTTCCACTAGTATTATAGTAAGTTCCCCAATCAACAGGTGACGCTGTTGATGTTGATAGCACACCATTTATATAGACACCAAAAAATGTACTTTTATTCCAAGATACTACAACATGTGTCCACTTGTCATATAGATTAATAGCAGGTCTTAGCTGTGTTGAGCCTCCATCAGTTGCGTATGCTCTCACAAATGGGTCTAGAGTTGGAGTAATAAGAAAATCGAATCCGCCATCTATGCCTGATGAATAAACAGGGTTTGGATTATTGCCAGTGTCGCCTACACCATAAATCCAAAATGATACACAGCCTTCTAATGTGTTAATTACTTCTTTTGGATATTTTAGGAGCCCATTGTTTCTTGTTTTATTAGCGAAGGAGGTAGCGAATGGTAGTTTCTCTATTTGTGGGTCTGCTAGCTCAAATTTAGCTGTTTCATTAGCAGTAATGTAGAAGTATGTGCCTCCTGATGTAATAGTAGGTGTCCATGTGTTTGTGATTCTTTTCCACTCCCCTATGTTCCCACTTACAACTTTTGAACTTCCCTGTGGATTCAAACCATTAGTGTCTTGTAGTATAATCGTTACATTATCTTCTGTCAGTTTTCTGCAATATATTGACCATGTGTATTGATTAGTATTTCCTGTTGTCCAAGTCGTAACACCATGATTATATTGTGCTACTTGCCAACCACTTCCTGTTGGAACTGCTTTTGATTCAAAATCAAATTGGGCAGAAGTAGTAAATGGATTATCTAGTACAGTTACAGTTCCCTGATAGTTGTTTTTATTGATAGACCAATAGTTATCACCAACATTTGCTAGATTGTTGCCACTCATTTCCACTGCCACACCTCCCCCAAATCTACCTTCAAATGGTCGAGATGTATAAATTGCTCCTGCACTAGGCTCTATTAGATTCCCATATTGTATTCCTATCGCATCGTTATTAAAATCAAAATGCGTAGAAGAAAAATCTACTGGTATCAAAGCATCTTTTAATATTAACTTACTACCTTTATGAGCATTAGACACTTAAACTCCTCCTTTTATTTTACGTCTGCCCCCGAAGGGGCATTTATTAATAAGCCTCAATGCTTACATCTACAATTACATCAGATTCACAAACATCATCTAATTCTATAGTTACAGCATTTACTGTTTTATTTGTCCATCTAACATGTGGTTCAAAACTATTACAAGATAGCCTCACTGTATAATTGGAGATATTTTGATTGTGAGTCCATACTATTGATGTAGTTCCTGTTGTAAATGTTAAGGATGTGTTTGTTCCGCTATTCTTTATTGGCTTACTAAATGCAATCGTTGGATTTGTTGATGTTACGGAGTTGTTTATGCTTAGTATACCATTTGCATTTAGATTTCCATTTGCTTGCGTAAACGGTTTCCATTCTCTTGTGTCAGTTATATGGATATTTTGTATGCTTCCTATGTTTTGAGGGACTAGAACTACTGCCAATTTAACAGCGTCAGCAGGGATGCTTGGCTCAGTAGGAGTTGATGCAGGAGTTCCTGTCGCAACAGTTACAACTCCTTCATTTGCACCTGCACTAGAACCTTGCATATACACAACATCTTTTCTGTCATATGTAGCACTTGATGTAGCTAAAGATACATTTGTATTAGGATATACAACTCTCATTCCGCTATTTGTATAAGCTGTTCCTGCGTTGACAAGCACTGTCATATTTGGTACTGTTTGTGCTACTACATTCATTCCAGTATATACACCCTTACCTGAAATTTCATATATGCTTTCATTCTTAGTTATGTACTTTTCTTTTACACCATTAACCATCTCTGCATTCAAGTTTGTTACAAGTGTTGTAGATGTTACAGAAATATTATTAGCAGTTACAGTTCCACTAAATTTAGCATTGCCTGATGCGTTCATGTAGACGGTAGTTCCTGCTAACTGGGTTGCATTATCTCCTGCCAACTGAATAGCATTAGCACCACTTGTGGTTCTTACTATTAATGCTCCTGCTGTAGAAGAAGTTCCAACATATGCATTTCCACTCATTGTAAATCCTGTTAGAACTGATTGGTTTGTAGTGTTATTTGTAACATACTGAGAATGTGTATGGCTAAGGTCTACTGTTAGGTTTCCACCAGTATTTCTAGTCACAGTCAAAGTACCATTTCCTCCTGCTGTTGAAGACAATCCAGTTACAAAAGTGTTGGTGTCTGTAGGAGTAACCCAAGTGTTGTCACCACGAAGAAATGTTGTGGCTGAACCGCCAGTAGGTATATGACCTCCTGCTCCTGTGTTTCCTGTGTGAGTTGCAAAAACACTGCTATCCAACTTATTTGCAGGAGTAAAATTATTTGAGTGCCACACAGTATATCCACTAGAATTTAAGTCTGCTACAGAGCCGAATTTTAATTGACCAGTATTATCAATACCTAGAAATGCATTTGCACTTGTATGTACAAATTGCAAATTCACATTTGTATTGCTATTCCTTTGTAAAACCAAAGGTGTAGAACTTGAGCCTGAAACATTCAAAATGCCACTTAGTGTGCCACCTTGGTCCGACCTTAAAAACTGACTTGAATCCAAATTATCTAGCTTATCAGAATCCACTGCTTTAGCATTGATACCTAAATACAATAAATTATGATTATGAGACAAATCTATTGTTAAAGCAGTTAACCCACTTCTGTTTAGTGTTAATGTACCGTTTCCGCCATCTGTACTAGTCACAGAACTTACATAGTTATTTGTGTCTGTATCAGTTGGAGTTACCCAAGTTCCATCACCTCTTAGGAATGTTGTAGCAGTTCCTCCTGTAGGAATGTGTCCTTGCGAACCTATTTTGTTTTCATGGGTATATGCCCAACCATTTGAAATGGGTACTGTTCCTCCATTAGCAGTAGTTCCATTTACGGTTAGAGTTGCACCGTTACCTTTTATTGTCCCTCCCGAGATTGTTCCAGTAGAAGTTACATTTGTTATTATTGCTGAATTTCCACTTATGATGTTTCCTGTTATGTTTCCTCCTACTAATAAATTAAAGGAGGAGGGGATAGAAGTATCCCCATTGACAGTTAGCTTACCATTTATCCTCACATCATTATCTATGTCATAGTATTTTGCCATCTATCTCACTCCTTAAAATTTATCGTAGGCTACTAATTCAACCCATCTAATACCAAGATTATTTCCAGTTGTTGCAAGCTTAGCTTGTATCTTACCATTACCAGTTGGTAAATCAGTGAAATAAGAGCTAAACCAATCTCTTCTTCCGTTTACTGCTCCCCAAGTGAGAGGTAAATCTAAGTCTTTGTCAGTTCCACCAGAAATTCTGATTGTTGCCTTTTGACCCGCACTTGATTGAGTGCTATTGATGTCGTCAGAGTAAATTACATATAAGCGATAGTATCTAGTCGCACCTGATTTAACAGAAGGTAGAGCAAATGCACTTAAATCGTAGTAATCAACTATATCTTCAAATGTTATACTGTCAGTTTGGAATTGTAAATCGCCTGCTATGCCATAGATAGGTCTTCGGTGAACTTCTACATATTTTCCAATTTCTTGTATTGAACCATTCTGAACTTTCAATGTGCCATTTACAGTTGTTATATCAGTACTAGCGTCACCTAATGTGCTATTTCCTCCAACAATCAACTGACCATTTACTGTGTAATCACCGTTTACAGTTGTTGTACCACTATATGTTTGAACACCAGTTACAGTAAAGTCTCCTGCTATTGCAACTCCACCTGAATAGTTTATTGAAAATAATTCATTTCCACTAGTGTTATTAACTTGGAATAGCTTAGTAGAGTTAGTAACATTGGCACTAGGTTGAATCTTAATGCCTAGTCCTGCAATATTAAATGTGTTGGTGTTCTTGAATATATTAGCTTGGCTTGCTTTTATATCTCCTGCATTTGTAACTGCTGTGTCTACTTCTGATTTTGTATAAATATTGCTATATAAGTCAGTAATTTGATTAGCAGAGTGAGTATGAGCCGAAGGTGTAAATGTAGAAGGTTTTCCTCCTAATTCCGACCAATCAACAATTCCCCATTGAGTAACCCCTGCTGTTGCAGTTGCTTTAAGCACATACTGATTATACCCTGTTCCATTAGCAGGAACATGCATATTTCCATCACCAGTTGGATGAATATAATTATTGGCACTTGTAGCTACAGTTCCTAGCTTATTAAAATCATTAAATGACATGAAGCCATGAGTGGTAGCATTAGCTAATGCGTGAGCAGAACCACCTGAGCCTGCGTGACCATTAAGAGTAGTTGTATTGAAGTTACCTGAGTGAATAACTAGATTTGAGCCAATATAGAATGTGTTTGGTGCTTTATAAAGTTCCAACCATTCAATTAGAGTCTCAGCAGTACCTGATGTATCGCCATAGTTGCCAATCATAACTAAGTCAAAATATTTAGCTTCGGGGTCAAACTTATTAGCAGAAGAACCAGAAGTAGCATTATATCCTGATATTGTAGCCTCAAAATACTGGGTATTACCCGATGCAATAGTTACACCAGTAGCGCCAAAGTAGTTATAAGACATTGCTTGGTCAGTCGATATAGACAAATAGTTGTTATCTAGTGAGTCAGCACCGATATAGAATGTGCCTGCACCACTCTTCTTTGTAACCTTTGCCCTAACAAAGTAGGTACTATCAGGGTCAATAGGCAATCTAGTCTTAACTTTAATCCAAGTGCTATTACCTGATAAAACAACTCCTCTGTAAGTTGAATTATAATATGCACTTCCACCACTCTTATAATAAATCAATGGTGTCCAATCGTTATTACCAAGAATTAAAGAATTACTTCCATGCTCCATTGATTTTCCGATTGTTGTACCATTCAGGTTGTTTCCTGACAACTTAGCATATATTCCATCAGCAGTAGTTTGGTTAATTGCATTGTCTTGGATTCTTAGTAGCTTACCGTAGTTTGAACCATCAATAAATCCATTTGCTCCCCCACTTACCGCTACTGCGTGTGCGCTTCCTCCTGAACCTATGTGATTAGTAGTATTGGCACTTACAGTTACGAAGCTAGCATTCAAATTAGATACATCGACACCATCTACAGTTCCCGTTACTGTGATATTTCCAGTTACAGATACATTTCCACTTGTGTTAATAGCTTTAGCGTTTAATGTTCCAGTTAACTGTCCTCCATTAAGTGTTAAATACAAGTCATCATGCTTATGGTCTCCACGAGACAAGGTATTCGCAGTTCCATAGTTGCCACTTGCACCTGCCCAATTTTCAATACTATTTAATAGCTCTAAGTTGTCTTCCCATATATGCAAGTCAGTTCCTAGTGGACCTGCACCAACAATTATATTATGTCTTCCATGTTCATGAGTAGGGTGGTTTAGGTCTAGCTTGTGTTCTGAAATTCTAGCATAATTGCTAATATGCCAATCCATGATAGTATTAGGCAAGATTTTCTCTGCCCTAACTGCTCCGTTTGCCAAGTGGTCATGTTGGATACCAGTTTTATGTGGCTGACTTCCGTTCCACTTTTCAATCTTATGAGCAGGGAATACATCAGCAGATTCAGACCTTCTCCAGTGTGTACTTAGTTTACCAGTTTCAAAGATTGAAGAAGTTACATATGCTGTACCTCTTTCCTCTTTAGAACCATCAGCATTGAGTTCAGTTCTTAATCTTACACGATATTTGATTGGCACTGATTTATCAGGAATACCAGTGTCAGGGTTTGTCCTTGGAGTGTCATATGCACCTTCTGTAGATTGTAATCCTTGACCTTGATACCATTTTGTTTGCTCAGAAACTACCTTGTATCTCTTAAACAATGTCGCAGAAGTGCTAGTGGGAATCAATAGAGATGAACGACTATTATATTGGAAGTCTTCAAAACGAAGCCTATCTAGTGTCACCTTGCCACTTTCTTGTCTGATAATTACCCTGTGTTTTCCTGCAACTACACCTTTCATAACATCTTCTTTAATGTTTTCAGATGGTGGGAACGACATAACATGTCTGTGTGCTACATTGTTTACGAATGGTGCTTCTTGACTTAGATAATGACCTGAGTTCATCAATGTAGGCATCTCAATTTCAATCTTACCGAACTGAGGACCAACAATGTATGTCATATACCACCAAGATGTAAATTCGATTTGTATATTCATTGCTACATATGCTTTCGAAATATCTGTAGAAACAAAACCCTTTCCATTTGTTGCAATTTGCTGACCTGCTTTAGGAGAGTTTGTAGGATACACATATCCTTTTTCTAACTGCCAATCTCCATATACTTTGATTTCAGTCCAATCGCTAGTGTTTCCTGATGTTTGACCGTCTCCACTAGTCCAACCATTAGCCCAATCCCGTACATATCTTACGGGTTTTGCATCAAATGTGATAAATTTAGCATAGTGTGTATGGTCATGCAGAGAATGATAAGTAGGCTTTTCATTGTATGTACCTGACACCGCACTGTCATAAACGGTATACCAAGTATTGCCATCTTCTGAAACCTCAGTTTTAGTTCCTTTGTATACTCTGTCTACACCGTATTTGTGAGATACGCTGATTTTACCAATCATATATGTAGAGCCTAAGTCAACTTTTATCCATTGATTTCCCGATGGAAGGACAATTCCACCGCTTGAAGGTGGTAAAGGATTTGCTGTGGTATCTCCCTCTAGAGCGTCAACTTCATAATCGTTAACGATTAATCCGACTGTTCCAGAAGTAGGAGCAACAGAAGTGGTTACTGTCATTCCTTTTGCCCTATTAGTGATTGTGCTATATTCCAATCCAGTATATTGCTCATTAATTCCATTAGCAGAAGGAGTGAACGGTGCTGTCTGTTGGTTGTCTGCGACAACAAACTTAGGAACAAATTCATCAACTTCATAGGTCACATTGAAGTTTGGTGATGAACCGTTATCAATAGCAACTAGCGTAGACGCATTATGAGTCTTGAAATATATATTATTTCTAGCTGTATAATCTGCCTCTACCCAACCGCCTGACGGAATAGCGTTAGCAGAAAACTCAATTCTAGAATCAGGAGAATAGTAGATTGTGTATGTATTTGCACTTGCACTTGTACGAACAGTGCTTCCTGATACTAGTTGACCAATTTTAATATTACTTGGAGCAGGACTATTTAACCATTCTCCTGCTTTTGGTCTAAATATCGTATTTCCTGTTCCTACTGTATAAAGCCTTTCGCCAACAGTACTTATCAAGTTATTACCGTTTGAATAGTTAGTTATATTCGTAATATCTTGCTCAATCTGTGCATACTGATAGTCGTATCCATATGTGGTTAATTTTGAGTATCCGCCTTCGTTTAGAAGTGGTTCGTTAACATGAAACTCCACAGCCGATTTTGACCTTATGTTTCCACTTGCATCATATATCCAATCACTTCTATCAGGTGTCCAACCGTCAGCACCTTGATATAGGATTCCACCCTCAAGTCCCATGAATGGGTCTCCAATATAAGAACCAGTTGGATAAATAAATGATAGGTCACCTGAACCACCGTAGTTAGCTACATACATATATCTTCCATCAGGAGTGAAATCGAATCCTTTAGGGTTAGTACCAACATTGATAGTCATTGTAACTGTCTCTGTTGTAGGATTTATTTTCACTATTTGATTTTGTCCGCCAAGTGTTACATATAGGTTTCCACCTACTACATTCATAAATGATGGCTTAGAACCAACATTTTTTATCGTTCTTACTGTAAATGTATTCGTTGTTCTCATTGGTTCGAATGGATTCCAGTTTTCGTATACCGACTCACCTAGGAAAGCACCATAGTAATCTCTGTCAGCTTGAATTTCATCTAAAATCTGTTGTTCGTCAATTACAGAAATACTATTTGAACCGCCTAGAGAAATGAATAGTTTACCATTTATCAATCTAACGAAGTCAGGAGAATCTCCTACTGGAATACGATACCTTACATATGTTGTTCTTGGACCCCCACCGTCAGTTTCCATACCATCCCCAATAGGACTTTCAGCAGATGTGTCACGACCAGTTAGTGCGTTGTATGGTGCAGTGCCAGTTTTATCAATAACAACCAATTCGCCATTTTCATTATCAATCACATACAATGTGTCGGCATCTGTGCTTTTTTCAATACCATGTGGTCTGTACTTTTTAAGCGAACCGTCGGAATCTCCGTATCCACCATGACTATGACTCATAGACATACTCATTTGACCTGATTCACTTGCATTATACTGACTACTCGCATCTCCACCTGTTACTTCGTTTAATCCGAACATAGCGTCTAGACCGCCATGAGCATTATCTGTTCCGTAGGCTGAGATAGGTATTCTTCCTTTTACCTTCCATAAATGAGAGTCGTGTGCTGATGTATCAATTACTAATACATCTCCGTCACCTGCCATAGTTATATATGTAAACAAGTTGCTATCTAAAACAAGGTCATATGGTTCGTTACCTAGAGGAATTTTATGATGAATGTATAAATCTCCATTTACTGAACTTGGAGGTGAATCTACAACGATAAATGAGTCAGGAACATTCATATCCATTGGGTCACTATTCAATACGAATAAGTGCTTGTGGTCCGCTAATTCCTCCCCAACAAATTTAATTCTAGCAGGACCCATACCCATTTTCTTAGTATTAGTTGTTAAAACATCTTGTACTAAGTCCAACTGAACCATAGTATCATCACCTTGAACAGTGATATACGCAAAGTTACCAGTAGGGTGAATAGCAATATCAACAGGTTTTTTAGCAGGAATATCAATTGCTTTTACTTTAACACCAGTTGTTAAATCAATCTTCCATACTTGGTGTGCTCCTATTCCAGTTGCAGTATTACCTAGTAAAGCCTCTCCACTTGGATTCTCTCTCTTAAATCCATAATCAGAAGATGATGCTAAAAATAGACCGTTCTTCAATAGATTATCTGATTGAATAACACCTGCATCCAATCCATCTACTCTTAAGTATCCGCCACCAATCAAAGTCTCACCTGTTTGGCTATTATACACTTGCATAACTTGAGCATCTAACCCAATGGTTGAGATGTGGTCTGCTGTAATTGAACCTGCACGAATGGAATCTGATGTAATAGCACCTGATTGAATCTTGTCTGCTGTGATACTTTGACCTGCTAACTCAGTTGTAGTTATAGCACCTGACTTAATTTGCAAAGAATCAATGCTGTTAGCTACAATTTTATCACCAGTAATTGAGTTACCTGAAATCTTATCGCCAGTAATTGTTCCACCTGAGATAAGCTGTCCATTTAGTCTACCAACCGTTATAGTGTCCGCATTTACACTTGCAATCTTGGCATATTGAATTGTGGCATCAGCTATCAGAGCATTAGTAATATTACCGCTAGCAATATTAGCTGTTTTAATTTCACCTGTTCCAATCTTTGCTGATGTAATAATACCATCTTTAATTGTAGCAGTTGTGATTGATGCATCAGCAAGAATACCTGACTGAGCAGTAATTGTTCCTACTTGCATACTAGACGCAGTTATGCTTGCTGTGGTAATCGTTGCACCGTCGATAACTGTGTTACCCTGTGTATAATACTTAGAAGGAACGACTTCCTTAACCAATGATGGCTTTGTCCATTTTACTATTGCTGTTGCTCCACCTGTTCCCTCTACCGCTTCAATAAGTATTGGATACCATTGACCCTGTGTTAATGAGATAGTTCCTGTTGTTTCAACGCCAGTGTAACTAGGAATATTTACAACTACAGTGTTATTTACAACTATTTTTCCTAAGTCATCAGCAGTTAAATGGAATGAATAGGTTCCACTTTCAGGCGCATATATAAAACCTTGCCATCTAACAGCAAAATTGTCATTTTGACCTACAATTGTAGGAGAGCCAGTTCCCCAACTAAAGTTAACTGTTGGGTCAATTTGATGCCCTTTATAAGTTTGAAACTTATTAGTACTACTACCTGTATATGTGTAGTATTGACCTAACAAACCTTCTTTTCTAGTTCCAACTGTTAAATGGTCTGTATCAATTGCTCCTCCTGAAATTTTATCACCAGTAATTGTTCCGCCCGAAATCTTATCTCCAGTAATACTATTTGAAGAAATGTGCTGTGTCTGAATACTATTAGCCGATATATGTTGTGCTTGAATAGCATTTGCAGTGATATGGTTAGCATTAATCGCATTTGCGGTAATGTGATTAGCAGAAATCTGATTAGCAGAAATCTTATCTCCGTATATACTATTAGCAGACAAATGTTGAGTTCGAATTGCATTTGCTGTTATATGTTGTGCATTGATAGCGTTCGCAGTAATATGTGTAGCATTGATAGCGTTAGCTGTAATATGTCCTGCATTTATACTATTAGATGATATATGACTGCTTTGAATTGTACCTGCAACAATATGATTTCCAGTTATACTATTTGAACTAATATGTTGACCTTGAATAGTATTAGATGAAATATGTTGAGAAGTTATAGCGTTCGCAGTAATATGCGTAGCATTAATGACACCTGCCTGTATATGACCTGAGTTGATAGTATTAGCAGAAATATGACCAGTTTGAATGCTATTAGAAGAGATATGACCTGCCTGAACTGAGTTAGCTGATATATGTTCAGTTCTGATTGCGTTTGCGGTGATATGGTTAGCTGAAATACTGTTTGCTGTAATATGTTGAGCATTAATAGCATTTGCGGTAATATGCGTAGCGTTAATAGCATTTGCAGTGATATGGTTAGCCGAGACTTGATTAGCCTGTATCTTTTCACCAGTTATACTATTAGCAGAAAGGTGCTGAGTTGTAATAGCGTTAGCAGTAATATGAGTTGCAGTAATAGCGTTTGCTGAAATCTCACTAGAGGTAATACTGTTTGCAGAAATATGTGTAGCATTTATAGCGTCTGCTTTAATTTTAGTAGCATCAATACTATTAGCAGAAATCTGATTTGTCTGTACAGAATTTGCAGATAGATGTTGTACTTGAATTGCATTTGCATTAATATGTACAGAATTGATAGCATTTGCTGTAATATGTGTAGCATTTATAGCATTTGCAGTTATTGACACTGCATTAATTGCACCTGCCTGAATTTGTGTTGCTGTAATAGTATTCGAACTAATATGCTGTGTTTGAATAGCATTCGCACTTATTTTATCAGAAGTAATGGAGTTTGCAGAAATATGCTCAGCCTGAATAGAATACGCTGAAATATGCCTAGCCTCTATTGTATTCGTCCTGATATGGTCAGAGTTAATCGTCCCATCTGCTAAATCATCAGTAGAAATAATAATAGGGGCATTTGGCTCTTTTAAGCCACCATTTATATTACTACCACCTCTAGCTATTGGACTTCCATTGCTCCACTCAACAGTAACCCAATCACCGACTCTAGGAATGTAGTTTCCTTCTATTCCAACCGCCTCTAGTATAAATCCGCTACCGCCCATATTTACATTGATTAGTCTGTCAGTAATTACTTGAACTACTTCACCATAATCAAGATAATTATTGTCACTTGCATTTGTTTCATATTTTAAAAATCTCTTGTTAAAGTAACCCATTTGCTAACTCCTTTCTCTGCTATGGCAAGACATTACCGCTTGCATCTTTCCTGATTGGCACTGGTATCGCAACCGACATTTCTGAGGATACTGGTGATTTTGAACCTTTCTTTCCTATCGCTTTAAGCCTATATTTTAATGTTACTGTATTACCACTATACCCTGCTTTTTTATAATTATCTATCACCGAACTAGCTGAATAGTCATAAAAATAATCTACTTTCTTATTAAGTGAACTTATGTACGATGGAATAGAAGCAATTGTTCCCCAACTCCAAGTAGCCACTATATTTCCTGATTTATTTAATTGATGTGCTCTCTCTATTACATAGCCTCCAAAGTTATTATCTAATACATTGCCACTAGCATTTTGTGATGGTGGTGTCCATTTTGCCATAGGAAAACTTATAGTTTTCTCGTATCCTACCCACCCTGAATTAACATAGTTTTGTATAGTCCTAGATTGTATTAATGAGGATAATCCTGTCGGAGCATTTGGTGCAATATCAGGTGTTGATAAAAATATGTCATAACCTTGCAACTGCAATGTTGTTCTTTTTCTGTCTTTACTATAATCATTATTTACTGATAATACTTTAAAAATATCATTAGTCGGATTTGTACCTAATCTAGGATTCGTAATCTCAACAATGTCTCCTACCTGAACTAATGGATGGAATGGTATCTCGGCAGTTTCAGTTGGATATGCAAACCTCAAATCCCTCAGTATTCCTTCGGCTAATTCATGTGCTTGTGAAACATCTGTAATTAAATCAGACATTGACCTTTGTACTTCCATGTATCTCGGTCCATACTTAGCTATTGATTCGTCATCAGTTTTTGTTATTGGGTCGAATCCTTGAACTTTTACAACAATATAGTTTCGTACATCTGAATCACTTAATTCCATAGAGTCCGATATTAAATTAGACATTCCTAACACTAAATCAGTAGGTTCTTGACTAAAATCCCTAACTATTTTTCTCATAACAAGAGAACCGTCTTCCATAAATCTGAGTTCTTGCATAGCAGTGTCAGCTAGCAACTGGATAGCGTCCCATAGATTAGTATCTTTCGGAGTATATCCACTATCAGGTGTCCCTACCATATATAATGTCGGGTCTAATACTTGTAGAGTTATCTTGTGAGTTGGCGCAAATTCGTCCAGTAAATCCTGTATTATATCTTCAACTATCATTTGACTATATTTTGGACCTTGAAAAATATATTTATCTTGTAATAGCTTTGATTTGTCTCTACAAGAAATTGATATTGTTGGCTCTGAACTTGCACTTATTTCATCACCCATGTATCCTACAAATTTCTTAACATATGTAAAAGCTCCATTTATAAGAACACCTTCATATAATTCAATTCTATGGTTTGAGTCAAAAAGAGGGTTATACACACCTGAAACTAGGTTGTAAGAACTGGCTCTATTTAGTGGAGAAAGCTGATAGTCATAGTTGTCAATTTCCAGATTCAACCTTCCACTTCTGCTATCAAAATCATAATTACAAGAGTACGAAATAATCCTATCAGAAATATCTATTGGAGTATTTTCAAGACCACTTGTGTTCCTGTAAAACTTAACCATTATATCGTATTTTCTATTTGTACCATTTATCGCATTAACAAAGTCAGTAGATGCTGTTATCATTATTTTTCACCACCTATAAATTTCCCCATGTATCACTAAATCCTATATTGGTATACGCAATGTCAGCATTTATAGACACTTCGTACATAGCCTCGTTTGTATTTCTCTTTCTTAATACAGACATGTCTTTCACAGATAATACAGAAGGTATGTTCATTTCGTCATATATTGTTATCTGACCATTTGCAATTATACTTTTAAGATATTCGACATCTATTCTAGCTGTGTTAGGATAGAATTGCAGAACCTTTTGACCTAATAGCATAAAGAAGTTATCACTATAATCACTGTAGCATAGATTCACTATATTTGATTTTCTTGTTTCTGTCTTACAAACTATTTCTAGCGTAATCTTATCTAAGAATACAATGTCTGACTTATCTTGAAGCACGCCTATGTAATATTTTCCTGCTTTTTTGATATGTATAATTCCTGTGTATTTTTTCTTTGTGAGTGATGAATTGTAACTATAGTCATCAAATTGATATAAAAATGTATATGTTCCTGTTGTTTTATCAACAGTATATATTTTACCGTATGGATTAAGCATATATAAACTACTGCCATTGTCCCATGATATATGCTCTGCTGATGCTATATCATCTGTGCTATATATATATTTACGATTTGCTACACCATTTTCGTCAGTTATCACTATCGTAGATTTTGTAGACTCCTTATAAATAAATGCTACTTCGGTATCAATATGAATCATAGAGGTTGGATTTGTAGGTGGAAGAACTACTGATGCTGTTCCTGTAATTGTGTATGTTCCATATGTTGTTACGCCATCTTTACTTTTTACATCAAAAGCATTAGTGCTTTTCAAAAGGAACATTCTTTCAGTGGTCCTTTTTTCAGATATTGCGATATATGCTCCGTTGATATTCGCTGTATTATTTGCATATGTTGGCTTGTCGTAAATATCTATGGTAAATTTTTGAGTTCCATTGTAGTTTAAATTTGGATTGGATACTTCACCATTCATATTGATTGTTATTTGATTTTGAGCATTCCACGATTTTCCATTCTCTTTAGGGTTATATTTAACATCATAACCACCTAAGTTCCATTTCATTACACAACACCCCTATTAACTTTGGTCGCTTGTATGTCAACACTGTATTTAGCTAGACTTCCTTCTAATCTCTCGATATTATAATCAGAAATAGCAATTCTTCTTTTTATTCCCATATCATCTATCATATCAATAAATCCTTTTGTTTTGATTTCTTTTTCTAGAGAGTACAAGTCAAGCATCAATGTATTTCCATTTGTATATATAAGTTGATTTGTGTTGAATGTCGCAAATATGAAGCTATTCCCATCATATGTAACATCTACTATCTGACTGTAATCAGGAAGCGCAAATGAATTACATATGAATCCACTATTCATGTCAATATGATAAACACCGCTTTCCGTATTGCCAACGAATGAAACCACTAAGTATCCATTAACTATTTCCATTCCCCTATATGCTAGATTAGCAGGGGATATATAAGGCAATGTAAGTGTTTTTAATATACTAAGACTAGTATTAGTGTTGTATATTGTAGTACCAGATACAATCCACATAGAGCCATTATTATATTTTATTCCTGTTATATCCAAGCCTCTACCTGGGTTGAATGTTGCTTTTGTAACAGTTCCAGTACCTCCTGCAACCTTCCAAACAATATCATCTGTAGATGATTGCACAACCCAAAGAGTTTCGTCTAACTCTACGTCAAATGCTACAAAATTCTCACCGTTTGGAGTTGCTGTTATTGTTATTGATTTAGATAATGATAGATTTGAATTATAGACATCAACTTTTTTAGTAGTATTATTCAAAACATAATATTTTCCACTTACAAATTTTATCCCACTAAGATTAGGCATAGATACTTGAGATACAACTCTTGGTCTGTTTTGATAAAAAATTGACGATAAATTATATTCTTCTGTGGTAGTTGTTGGTTGTATGATTACTGTACCGTCTAATGTGACAACAGTATCTCCAACTAAGGACACTTGCTCTCCATATGTGTTTGGATTAATTGTAAAAGTATAATTGCCAAGTTTCCATCTATCTGCCATCTTTGTCACCCTTTCTAATTTTTCAACGTATGGAGGAAACCCCCTACTATTAGTAGGAAGTTCCTTTCCATGTGAGATTAGTAAACCTTTGGTCTCTTTTAACCCCTTCAATTGCTTTTTTAACTGCTGTCTCAACACTAGCTTGCAATGCCCCTGAATTTTGACCACCTTCAACATGAACAGTGATATTAAAATTAATATCTCCACCACTGCTATTGTTTGTTTGGCTATTTCCACCAACTAGTGATGTTACCTGTTTATCTGTGAAAACTTTTTCACCTTGTCTAAGTACTGCATTTATTTCGTCAGGCTTAAGTCTGTTAGGACTAGAGAAGTTCATCATTCCTGCGATACCACCGTTATGATAAATATAACTCTTACCTACATAACCAGTTTTGCCTTTGTACTTGACATGTGCCCAACCGTCTTTAACTCCTAAGTATTCTACTTTTGTACCTTTAGGTAGAACGCTTATTACATTGTTTCCTGTTTTGGCACTTGAACGGAAATTCAATGCTGTCTTAGTTGTTTTATAGGTTGTCTTCTTATCGTCCTTATTGTCATCTTTCTTGCCTTTATCATTAGAACTTGATTGAGTCTTGTGTATTTCTGCCCATGTCTTAGGACCAACTATCCCATCTGCTGTCAATCCATGTTTCTTTTGGAACGCTTTTACAGCCGACTCTGTTTTAGGACCGAATATGCCATCTTGAGGAACTCCTACAGCTTTTTGGATTTCCTTAACATCTGCACCTGTGTCTCCTTTATTCACTGTTCCGTGTTTATGACCCGATGAACCACCTTTTGATGGAGCCTTTGGAGTATTAACCTTAGTGGAATCAGGTTTAGGTGTTGTGGTAGTACTACCTGTGCTAGGTGCTCCTGTGCCACCTGGAGCTGTACTACCTGGTGGTGAACCTGTTGCTCCTTTTCCTGATGTTCCACTAGGAGGACCACTAGGCTTATCTTTTTGAGGTGGGGTTGTAACTGTACCACCACCACTAGTAGGTGCGTCAGGTGAGCCTGCTCCATTTTTACCAGTTGGGTCCCAATCTTTAACACCTTTACCCTTAGATACCTTGTATAACTCTTGGTCAATCTTGTATCCTTCAGGAGCATTAAATGTTTGGTCCTTCATGATATTGAACATGCCTTCAGTAGACGCTACTATTTCCTCGATTAATGGTAGGAATGGTGCTAGCATATTTTGTAGCTCTGTTCCAAAATCCTCGTTGTTGAACATATTAGCAATGTCGTCTGGATTTCCAGTAGTAGCCGCTTTTGTAACCTTAGAAATAAAACCATTAACTAAATCTAGAAGACCAGTATTGTTAAGTAGTGAACTAGCTAATGAAGAAGAAATTGCGCTAGCTATTGATTGTTTTACGCTATCAATAAATGCTTGTGCAGAATCCATATTACCTTGCATACCACCTGATAATGCATTAGCAAACGCCTCTTGTATTCCTGATGATAGTGTATCGACCAATTGTATGGCGTTTTCTCTAGCCTCATTCTGAACATCACGAAGGTCATTCATCTTTTCCAAGTATTCATCTAGAGTCAAGGCTCCTGCTTTGAATGCTCCAACTACAGCAGAACGATACTCTTCTATTCCTGACATAAGTTGGTCTTGCAATCCTGCGATGATTTGAAGAGTGGCTAGTTCTTCATTAGCATCCATCTTACCACCATCTGCGACTTTCTTGGAAGATGCAGATTTAACACCAACCTTATCTTTAACTATGCCTTTTTGAATCTCTTCTGACTTTTCCTTAGACAGATTACTTTCAGTAGTAACGGTATACTTTTTAGTTTTTTTATCATAAATCAATGATGCTTCGACACCGTACTTATCATGTAATTTATCTTTAATCTTTTCAGCGTCTTTCTGTGAATAGCTACCACCTATTTGAGTCCTATAAGTATCGCCCATTTCACCGCTGTTGAGCTTAGATTTTGCAATACTAAGATTGTCTTTTGCTCGTTTTCTGTCTGAACTTGTTGTGTAAGCCTTTTGTTGGATATATCCATCAAGACCTTTTCCTGTCAATTCAAACATAGACTGAGCGTTTGCTAATCTTTTCTCCTCTAAGGCTCTTAGTTCCTCTTGAACTGCTACTGCCTCTTCAAGAACTGTATACCAAGCCTTAGTTCCCTCTGCAAAATCATTTAACACACCATTAATTTGAGACATTTTTTGGAACAAGATATTAATATCTTCTTGGTCTGCTGAACGCTTAGCAGATATATATCCACCTGTTCCTACTCCTGAATTTTGCCATACTTGACCAAGAATATTAGCCTTATTACGCTTAGTCATATAAGTGCTATTCATCTCGTTGAGTTCATTAGCAACACGCATATATTCAGGTGAGCCTGCTTCGCCTGATAAGCTTCTTAACTTGTCATATCCGCCTCTGATGTAGTTAATACCATTAACACTGTTTATTCTAGGGTCTGCGAGTTGCTTTGTATTTAGTTCTTTATCCCACTCACCCAATTTCTTGTTAGTCTCAGTGAGTGTCTCAACCAACTTGTCGATAGCTTTTACAGCATTACTATACTCTTTGTATTCATCTTTGTTACCTGCCTTCAAAGCCTTGTTAGCTAATTCTACATTACTTTTACGAGCAGTTCCTAGTTGCTTTAATTGTTCTACAGTTTCATATCTTTTTTGGTAGACAGTCTCTCTCTCCTGTATAACCCTATCTGCAACTGCTGTTCTACCTGATGTACCTAGTGGGTCTCTGATATTTCCTGCACCATAAGTCATGTTGGCATCTTTGTAGTATGCATCTTTTAGAAATTGTGGATTTTTTAAATCTGCCTCCGCTTGCATAGATTCAATGAAACTTCCTATCATAGCTTTCACTATGTCAAGATGGCTAGCTTCACCCTTAGTTATGCTAGTAGTTCCGTTAGCAGTTATATTTTCATATACACCATCATATCTTTTTGCTCCAACATAATCTTTATGAGCATTTACACTAGTCAACTTAAGTGGCTGTCCACTTGAAGTCATGTTGTACATCTTGCCATCTCCTGCATACATACCAACATGAGTTACTTTTCCGCCACTACCGAAATATATTAAATCTCCTTCTTTTAGTTCGGATTTGCTAACCTTCTTACCTTTATTGTCATTCCACATCATGTTTGATGAGCCTGTTCCTAGTTCGTATTTTCCAAATTCTCTAAAGAAATGTTGTACGAAACCTGAACAATCAGCCTTAGCTTTCTTTATAAAACTATCCCAGTCACCTGAGTCGTGACCACCACCCCACACATAAGTCAAACCTCCTTGAGATGGAGATTTTCCAACCATTCCTGCTAACATAGATAGAGGATTTCCAGAACTTGATTTAGATGATGTTGATGATGTGCTTGATAGTCCTAGTGAACTCCAAGTTTTATTTCCAACTATTCCATCGGCATCTAAACCATGACTCTTTTGATATTTCTTTACAGCTTTCTCTGTTCCTGAGCCGAATATTCCATCAGCAGAAATACCAAGTGCTTTTTGCAATGCTTTAACATCGTCGCCTTTTGAACCTCTTCTGACAGTGCCACGACTACTGCTTACTGCTGTACTACCTCCTTTACCTGAGCCTGCATTAATTGATTGACCACCAAGTAAGGCATCTTGAGAAATACCTGTCATACCTGAATAATATTTAGATACTCCACTTTGCCAGTAGTTGTTTAGACCATTAGGGTCATTATCTGCACCAGATGGTGCATACTTCCTTTGAATTTCAGGAATAGTATTCAATCCTTGGTCAAAGTATAGTCTTTTCAATAAACTAGCTAATGCCTCTATCCCTTCATCTAGAGATGCGAAGTTTTTAAGACCATTACTACCCATGATTCCGCCAACATTATTTCTATCTCTTACTGCCTTAGAGGTACCATTTCCAGTTTCATGCATAGCAATTGCGGCTAGCAATCTAGGGTCAATGCCATATTGTGCTCCATATTTAGTAAAGGTATTTCCGTATCCTGCTAGCTTACCTCCTAGTTTACCATCAATAGTCTTAGAATATTCAGAAACAGATGCATTGTTAGATGTTTCAGTAAGACCATTATTTACAGTAGTCTCTAATTCTTTACTAGACATTGACATTACTAGTTGCTTTCTAGCATTCACATATCCTGCTGTTCCTTTTTTGTAACCCATCTGTTCTAGATATGCATCTATCTTTTTATCCATTGGAGAGTCTTTAGTAACACCACTGCCATTATATGAAGGTATTTTCATAGCGTTGTTAAATGCCTCAGTTTGACCTGAGATAGAATCAGGATTTGATGCGGATTCCATAGCGAATTGTGCCCAATTTCCTAATACAGTATTTAGAGAGTCTGCACCTTTTAGAATCTTATCTCCTGCCTCAGTGAAATCATTCTTGATTAAGTCTTTAAGTGGACTAATAAAGGCTTTGTCAAACTCAGTTCCCATTGTCTTATTGATTTCGTTATAAGCCTCATTTAACTTATCTGCATCATCACCATATGTATTTAATGCTGACATTAATTGCTCGTAGTTATCTAAACCTCTATCACGAATTGACTCTAGTTTGCTTTGTCTGATTTCGTTTACACCTTGACCAGTAACAGCACTTCTCACTTGAGATAGTGAATCAACCATTGCCATGTCATTCTTCATATTGAATATTTCTTTATTAGCATCCTTAACTAGCTGAGTTCTATTTTGAACTCTTTCCCATACATCAGCATACTTATCAGAATTTAACACCATTTCTTTTAGTTGTTGTGCTTGCTCGTATACATCTACTGTAGTTGATGATACGCTATCTTGAATTGATGTTTGTTTTTCCAAAAGTTCTTTATATGCAGATTGTTGTGCAGTTAATCCTTCTTCACCTGGATTATACAGATAGTTTAACGAGAAGTCTTGACCTGGGTTTTGTGATGCTATGCTATTCATTTTACTAGTAACAGAGCTAAGCTCTGCTCTATATCCCTTTAGCAATTCGGATGATACTTTAATCATGCTACTTTGAGCACCGATTTGTTCTTTTGAATTAGGTTCAGCCATTTGTACCATAGCTCTACCTGTACCAACAGCACTATTTATCTTAGATATCTGAGCCTCCATAATTCCAATGCCACTAGATGCCACTAATAGTTGTGCAGTATATTGTTTAATTGCATATTCTTGCTGTCTGTATGCCTGCTCTTGTTGTAAGCTAATATCAGTAAGACTATCCAACGCATCAGTACCACCTGCTAGCTTCATAACAAATTCAGCTATGCCCTTTAATATATATGCCTCATTCATCTTTGTTTGAACTTGTTCGTCAGTTAATCCTAAACCGTCACCTTTTTCTCCTTTTTTAGGTTTTGGTTTCTTCCATCTTTCGATATCTGCATCAGAAGGTGCTTGATAATTATCTAAAAATTCATCTGTCTTGCCTGATTCTTTAGCTTTCAAGTATTCTAGGTTAACTTCATCAATTTGCTTTTGAGTAATGCCATTTTTCATTGCTGTGTCTATGTATTTCGACATGTCATTCTTAATTGAACCAACATTAGCCTCAACTGCATTTTTTCTATCTAGCATTTTTGCTCTTTCGTCAGAAATTCCACCTAGACTTTGTTGAGTTGCATTAATTTTTTCTTTTAGAGAGGCAATTGAATCAACACCGAAGAATTTAGCATCAATATTTTCAATATTAAATCCTAGGAGTTTCATAGCTCTACCAATCTCTTTTGTAATTTCTTGTGTCTTAAGTAGTTCGTCGTTATACTCTAAGACATAGTTAAGATTGGTCTCCCATTGGTTTTTAATTTCTAATGATTCATCCCTAAAACCATTTTCTCTATATGCATTAAATTTATCCATTTGCTCTTTGTCGCCTAGCTTTGCTGTGTATTCCTTCTTGGACATTTTTCCATCTTTACCAAGAAGATGATACTTTACAAAGTCTTCTTTGTCTTCGCCACTGCCTTTTGAATAAAATTTTAATCCATACTCGTCTTGGAATTTTTTTCTACCTTCGGAAATTCTTTTGTTCCTTTCAATAGCCTTAGTGCTCATATCAGTTCCCATAATTGACGCATTTTTGCTTTCTTTCATGAACTGAATGTTGTCTAGTATAAAATGGTCAATCTCAGTGTTCTTCTTTTTAGATATTTCTTTATCGCCTAACATAGCCTTGGAATTTTCTTGAAGATTTTTGTTTTGTGTTTTGTAATCTGAGTCAGCTTTCTTTTTTGCATTATCAATTACTTTATTAACAACCCACCAAGCAGTTGCTAATGCACTACCTATAACAAATAATCTTGACAGTATCAACCCAAAACGATAAAAAGAAGGACCCATTTTCTTGAACCATTCACCAAACGCTTTTAAAGCACCGCCACTTCTTTCAGCTACTCCTGCTCCTGCTCTCCTCATGCCACCATTTCTAAATGATGCTATCATTAAAGCATCACCAATAAAATTACCTACACTACCAATAGCCTTTCTTCCGCCACTAGCTACACTTCTACTAGCATTTGATATATTTCCACGAATAATGGTTCCTCTGCTAGGCATAGGACCGTCTTCGAGTTCTCTGAGACCTTGTTGCATAGCTATACGATTGCTTCTAAATATTCCTTGAGCACCATATCTTCCATAGAAAGTACTTACATCTCTAGAACCAACTGGCATAACTCTTGGGTGAGGTGTTCCGCCTAATATAGGCATGCTACCTAAAATATTTGTAGCCATGATAGCATTGTTAGGGTTCATAACTCTTGGGTGAGGTGTTCCTCCTAATACAGGAATACTATTTACTTTTCTACTATTAGTAGTTCCTACAGGAATCATTGGTAGCATATTACTAGCAATAATAGCACCATTTTGAGCAACCGTAGTTGCAACTTTAGGAGCAACTCTAGATGTAGATATTGGAATTGGAGCACCTGATATTACTGTGCCTCCAACTGTGCCTGCAATCTGTTTGAATCCTGCTCTACGACCAGTTTTGCTTTGCAACCAATCTCCTATTGCTGAGCCTACTCCTGGAGTTAGTTTGTTGACTACAGTAGTTAAACCTTTAAATGCAAGCATTAATCCTGCTAGTTCCATAGCCATTTTAGGTAGGTTTGCAAAGATAGGCAAATTATCACTGAACACATCACTTAGTTTTTGCACAACACCTAGGACTCCGTTGATAGAACTAACGAATAGAGTTAATCCTTTCACAACTAAACCTATAGCATCCATAAGTCCAAGTCTTGCTAATTGCTGAACCAATTCTTTAACTTGTTCACCAAGTTCCATAAAGTTTCTCTTTAGTGTATTTGAAAAAGTATCCCAAGATTTTTCTAATGCATTTGGGGTATCTTTATTTGCTTTATCAAACTGATTAACATAATCTGACGATATAGCTTCTAAAAACTTTGTCATTTTTGGTGTCATAGCAGAAGACTTACCAGTAAGACCTGCCAATCCTTCTGCAACTTCGGCTTGGTCTTTTTGTAGAAGAGTTGGAAACTTAGCCATCACAGCATCAGCTAATTTCTTAGGTGTGTTATATTCTTCTTTGCTTGGGTCAATATCCATTTTATCAAGTGCATTTTTAACTGTTGGATTGTTTGGTTTTGCTAAAGAACCAAAAAACAATTTACCAATCTGAGTCATATTAGCACCAGTAGCATCAACATCACTAAGATTATATGAACCTAACATACCTGCTACTAGTTTAGGGTCAATACCTTTCTTAATAGTATCAGGCGCTAGCTCTGACATGGCATCAGCAACAGCATTTGTGTTTACACCCTTACCCTTCATTATAGCCATATAATCTAATAATCTATCAATTTTACCCATATGGCTTGTTTCGCCTTGTGTATACATGGCTTGATATAGGGACATAACATCTTGAGAAATAGCACTTACTTCTTCTGCTGATGCATTGCCACCTGTTGAAACTGCCGAATATTGTATGATTTTATCGACCATTTGTTTTTGCATCTTAGGGTCAATTTTACCGTCTTTACCTTTAATTAGGTTAGTTCTCGCCAAAACTTGAGATTCAACAGGTAATACTGTTGACATAGTGCTAACTCCATATTTCTGACCAACATCAAATGCATTCTCTTGGATGGCTGTTCTTATCTCATTTGAGCCTCTACCAAAAGACTTATAGGTGTTACTTACCGCACCAGTATTGAGATTTTGAGTAATCATCCCTACCTGAGCAAGTTGAGCATCAAAGTTAATCATATCTTGAATAGATTGAGCGATAGCTTGTGACATCATACGGAAACCACTAGTAAACAATGTGTAAACTCCAATATTTCGTAGCATGTTTCCTGCTAATGCTTTAAAACTTCTATCTCCACGCTCTACTTTATCTCCAAGGCTAGTATATTCATATGTCAATGTTCTAACAGAGCGAATATGTCCTTCGTCATCACGATAATTAATTGCGTATGCTCTTTGGAAATTCTGTTTGTTTGCCTTAGCTTCAGCTTGATTTCTTGGATGAATCTGTTTATTTAGGATTTCTAGACTATCAGATAGGCTAACATTTGGATTCCTTAATTGCGCTTCTAAGTCAATACCTCTGTATTCCTTACTGCCTCCGTAACGAATAATACCCTGATTATAGTCTGATGACCTTTGTTGTCTTGCTGTTAGTCCATTATTTCCTGAATTAACATTAGCACTGAGTGATTGTCGTGCTTGCTGTTCTGCATTTTGTCTAGCTAATTCTCTTGCAGGGTGAAATTTAGGAAGACTACTAGCTTTACCCATAGGCATATTATTTAATTTTTCTTGTAACTTTATCGCCTGTTCAATCTGCCTAGTAAGTTGAGAGACAGGATGATTTCTAGACAAGTTACTAGCTTTACCAGTAGGAATACTGCTTAGTTTTTCTCCAAGATTTTTAGCCTGTTCCATTTGCTTGACAAGCTGAGAAACTGGATGGTTAGGATTCAGCTTTGTAGCTTTGCCTACAGGAGTACTATCTAATTTCTCCTGCATTTTTCTAGCCTGTTCCATTTGAGATAATAGTTGAGATACATGGTGATTTTTAGGTAAGTTGCTTACTTTACCAGTAGGAACAGAACTTAGTTTTTCTTGTAGTTTTATAGCTTGTTGCATTTGGTTTATAAGTTGTGTAACAGGGTGATTTGCATTCAGCTTAGTTGCTTTACCCATAGCTGTATTACTCATCTGTTCATTTAATTTTTGAACTTGCTTAGCTTGAGCAACTCTTTCATCCATAGCCCTTTTTGCGCTAGCTTTAGAGATTCCTTGTTTAGCATCGAAATTAGGGTCATAGTATGATGAGGTTCTCTTTCCCATATCAGCTAGATGAGAATGCAATCTCTCCATATCTCTTTTTTGCTGTTCAGCTTCACGCATTTGTTTTTCATAATTAGCTTTAGTAATTTGCTGTGAAACCTTTTGTTGACCAGTGGGATTATTTGCAATTCTAGTTAATGACCTTTGGATTTGAGGAGTCATGAAGCTTTCTTGACTCATTTTTTGTCTAGCTATTTCTGTAGCTTGCATAGCTCTTTTTAATTGACGAGCAAGAGTTTCCTGTTCTTTAATCTCTTTCATTAATTGTTGCTTGTAATCATTAGCACCAACTTTGAACTTAGAACCATCCTCTTTGTAGCCATACATATCGCCACTTTTTGTTTTACTCTTTTTTGCTCTCTCTAATTCAGACCTTAGTCTACTTAATTCTGTCTCACCTTTAATTTGTTCTTTAAGATTCTTAGCCCTCTGTTGGTATTGTTGGAAAGAATCAAAGTAGTCCCTTTTAGCCTCTTGTATAGATGTTTGCCTGCTTCTGTTGTTTTGCTGTTGAGAACCGCCATTAGCAGTTTGTGAGTTTCTTTGCTCTCCAAACCTTCTCATTCCTCTTGTGTGGTCTTGTACTGCACTAACACTAGCTTTTACCTCAGCCTTAATAGACTCAATTTGAGTCTTAACTGCTTTAATATCAGCCTCATTGAGCTTTAAGCCTACTGTCATTGTTGCTTTAGTACCGCCAACCTCTTTTTGTACTTTTGCTTTTTCTCCTGCACCGACATTGAGGGAGGTATTAATACTAACTGTCTTCTTGTCATTAGATATACTATTTAGTTCATTTTTAAGCGCACTAATACGACTCTGTAGTTTTCTAATACTAGATTCGTCTACAGAAACAGGAATTTTAATATGTGGGGCTTGGCTTTTGTTGTACCCATCTATTGTTCTTTTTACTTCACCTTGTAGTTTAGTAATATCAGCATTTACTGATAATGGAACTCTAATTCCATTGTTCTTATTATTGTCAAAGTGTTGCTTAATTTGTTTGTCTACTTCTTTTACCTGTGTCAATAGTTTATTTATTGAACCTGTATTTAACTGCAATTCCGTTTTTATAATATACTTAAAATTATCTTGAGCCATTAGTATACCTCCTCATAAAATATACGTTCTTAAAGGAATAGGGGGATAGTTATATAAACCAACCCCCTAGCTAATCCCCTTACTACTAATCGTAGTCAACACCACTAAATTCATAGTCATATTCAGTTCCGTCTTCTCCCATAGCATCTTCGTAGTAATCATCGTCCGCATCATCAAATATGATTACTTCTTCGTGTTCCAGTGCACCTTTATGAACATTGTTTGTTCCTTTGCTGTTTTTCTTAGCTCTATTTTCGACCTCTTTGCTCATATTTTCTACCCACTTATCTAGTAGGTCGTCATTGTTTATTATTTTCATAGTAGGTCTCTCATGGTGCTCATACACACTATCATAAAATGAGAACCAGTAAGCTAGTGCTACTTGAGAAGGATTCCAATCTGCTACTATTCCACCGAACAACGGTGAACCTGTATCCTTACTTGCTTTCCATCTTGCTCTCCATTCTGCTCCAACTTCCCCTTGCCCTCTAGCTATTTCTCTTAGAACCCCGTTCTGAGCCAAAAGACAATTGATAAGATTTTGAAGTTTGTTTCATAATCAATATTTATTCATACAGTGCGAAACATAGGATTTTTATGTGGGCAAGGTTGAATGTAGTTACTAATATATTAGGCTTGTTATTAAGTGCTTGCCTATGCACATTGAGATACCTTACTTACCCTCACTACATTCAATTAAGAATTATCATATGTCTAGACACTATCGTATGACTCTATTGTTTTATTACTCCTCGCTACTTTCTTCTTCAATTGTTTCTTCTTCTAATTCAGAGGGGTCAACAAGGAAGTCGGCAGGAAGACCATTAATAAATGTTAGGAATTGATATACAATTAGGTTAACAGTTGATTGGTCCTCTTCTTCTTTAAAATCTTTATATGTAGCCCACACAGGCTTTCCTGTGTCAGCAAATTCTGTACACTTATGAATCAGAAATGACATTTTAGACTCGTCAGCCTTTGCCTCAGCAGTATTATTGAAATACTTTTGTTTCTCTTGCTGTAGACCAAACATCTCGTCACGCAATTCATTAATCTTAGCCTCAATAGGAGCAATATTCTTTGCTGTATCCATCTTAGATAAAATAACTAGTTGCTTGTCAATTTCTCCACGAATTTTTTCAATTCTATCATCGTCTTTACTAGTCCATAATTTTTTCTTTTTAATTAATTCATCCATCTCACGATTAGTAGGAATATCGTCCATACATGCTTGGTTGAATACCTTTGAATATTCCCAATCAGCTAAACGATTTTCTTCTACCTTTGGGTAGCGAATTTGTAGCAATCCATACTTTTCACTATCAAATACACGCCTACCAGTTTGAACCTCTACCATCTTTTCACGCTTTTCCTTGTTGGACATTTCTTGGCTTTCTTTTTTCTTAGTCTCTGCCATTCCTTTGCACCTTCCTTTTAATTGATATGTAAAAACAAAAAAGAGACATTATTTGAAAATGTCTCTCATGGTCAATTAGGCTATTCGTCATTCGTATTATCAAAGTCAATTTGCTCGTCATAACGAGGTGTATAGCTCACTTCGTATTTTTCGAGTTCTTCTGACATTTTACGAATTTCATCATTTCCTGACCTGAGAATCATCTTCCTGATTTTTGCAAATTGCTTAGGCTCAATGTTCGCCATCTCCATCAGAGATAAAGAGTCTTTAAAGACTTTCTTAATACTCTTAGAGACTGCACGATTGAGTCGCTCTTTGTCCTCATGAATGCTCATTAGCACTACTCCTTTCCTTCTTAATCCTTTAAACCTATTTGTAGCCTTCTATATTAAGTTTTTATATAGAACGTATGCACTAGCCCCAAAGAGGAACTAGTGCCATTATATTACGATACTTGGTTAGCGTTTAAGTATTTGTCAGTGATTGTAATGTTGTGAGCCAAGAACTCAAAGTTTTGAGTAGCATCACTATCAACTCGAACATCCCATGATTCTGATTGTGGAATTAGGTTTTTAACATAGATAGTTTTAACCGCATACTTATCAGGGTGTCCAGTAGCTAATTTAGCACGCTTAACATCAGTTTCACGATAGATTTTAACTAGTAATCCCTTGTTCTTAACTAAATCGTCAAGAGCAATTTCGTTAGCACTTGCTAAGTTGCTATATCCTGCGAAACGAGCCATTAGTTCTAAGTCTGAATCTTTAAGTTCTAGAGATACAGATACATTAACTGGTAATGCTAATGGACGGTCATATGGATATAAAGAACCTAACTCAGCTAGTGGCTCACGCTGTAATGGAACAGAGATACGAGCAGATTGTACACGAGTTGTACGGTTAGCGTCTACAGTTCCGTTAGCATCTACTAGGTAAAGTTCGATTTGACCTTCTTTGATACCGCCTGCGATTTCAGGGTGTGGGTCTTCTAAGGCAGGAACAGGAGCAAAGAATTTTCCATTGTTTGCAGATGTGTAACGAGCCTTAATTAAATCGCCTGATGCAGATGCAGGAGTTAAAGTTAAAGTAGTGCCTGAAACAGTAAAATCAGTACCCTCAACTAGAACAGTACCATTTTTAGTTACTTTAAGCATTTTATTACCATTTGCTAAAGCAAATGGAGTGTTGCTTAATGTATGAGTAGCTGAGCCTGTTGATAGAAACTCGTCAACTACCATTTGAGATGCGCTGTTTAAGAACCAACGCTTGTTGTCAGTTTCTAAACGATAAGATGCAGTTGCTACGCCTTGAACTTGGAATGAGAAGTCAATGTTATTAGCAAACACTCTCTCCATGTACATAGTACGAGCAATAGCGCCATTTAGTCCGTCACCTGATTGTTTAACTGGTACGAAAATATCAGCCTTAGCTAATTCGAAATCATTTACTGAAATAGACGCAAATGGTCTGCTATCAGTAATATCGGCTTGTTTAACAATACTTCCACTTGGAGTTAAACTAGCAATTTGAATTGCTCCCGCAGGCAGTGAACTTGCAATACCTACCTTAGCACTTGCGTTTGCACTTGATGCTACAGGGTTGAGGTAAACTAACTGATTTCCTGTTGCATTAGCAGTAATAGTAGCACCTTCAAATAGTACTGAGTGACCAGTTTTTGCATAGTAACGACCTGGGTTTACTTTAAGTTGTAGAGTGCCTAACGCACCACCACTAGGAACTGCTTCTACTTGACAACCATATCCTTTATTTGATAATAGTCCCAATAGTTCATTTGTTCCATTTTCATTTGAATCAACGGATACATCAACTTGAGGTACATCGTCAACAATTTCAACAATATTCAAAGTACCTAGTTCTTTCATGTCTTCTGTAGTTAAACGAGAAGAACTACCTAATGCTTGCACACGATTTGCTTGAGCATCGTCAATAAATGGTGCAGTACCAGTATATCTTACACGACTAGCTTTTGCCATTATTAAATCTCTCCTTTTTATTATAATTAAATGACTATACTATTATATGTTAATAGTTAAATCTGCAAATATTTCTGTTAAAAACTTTGGTTTATCTCCTATATCTAAACTTCCGCCTTTACGGTAATTTATGCTATCGCAATACATATAGCCTATGATTTGATTTTCTTCATTAAAGTTGTCATTCTTACTACCGTCAGTGTTAGTTGGAAATCCTATATTGTAATCTACAACATTCATAGTTCCTTCTTCAAACATATCGACCACCATATCGGTTATGTCGTTTCTTTCTCCGCCTCTTTCAGCCCACACTTCAACCACCCAAGTTGGATGCATCTCTTTTTTTGCATTTCCCAATTCATATGCTTCATCTTTTCTGTTCATCTCATATAGTGCTATGGCAGGATACTTAAAATCATCACTCTCAGGATTACTGCTTTCGTCATATATGTTAATTGGGCAGTATGTATAATCTACTTCGACTACATCCATTGATGTTAACTGTGAATTAAATGATATAATTCCATTTATATAATCAATTGAATAATTGGAAATGTCTTTTAGTGAGCCATTAACATAAACATTAACAGGTGATTTAGTCTGTACACTATTATATTTAAGATTGTATATACTAAAATCTGCACTCTTTGGTCTTTCTTTGGCTCTATACCTAGATAATGCATCCTGTAGTTTATGATATAATGACAGCTCCACCAACCTAGTTTTCTCCATATGTAACACCTCCTTATTAATTATTCAAATAACTTTGTACTCCACGACCAAGAATTTCTACTACTTCTTGTTGCGAACTTGCCAACCCATCTCTGAATACATGACCTGCTTTAATTCCTGGGTGCTCTCTATGTGAAGATAAATCTTTTGCCCTATTTTCTCCTAAAAGATTTAGCAATGATTTATTATTTACCATAAAATATCCTTTTTTACTACCTCCACCTTCTCCTCCAACAGGACCAACAGAAGGACCATACATGTAGGGCTTATCTCTTTTTGTGTAAGTAATTTTAAATTCAGATGGAACAGGTTGAGAATACCTGCCACTACCAAATTCAGCTAGTATCCATTTGGGCAATTGCTGTTCTTGTTTAAGTCTAAATACAACAATTCTACCTTTGCTTCCTACTATATGGGTCTGTGTTTGAAAGTTACGCCTAGAAAATACTCCCATATTCATGTTGTTTAACTCAAATACTCCTATGGTTAGCTTTGATTGTTTCTGTGCTACATCTCCATGCTTTCCTTCTTCTGATATCAATTGGTGAAATGCTCCTGATTGGTCATAGTCATATCCTGACTTACCACCATCGACAACAGCATCACCAACATGTCTACCGATAGCCCTTCCTGCCTCTTTACCTGCTTGTTGCAATTCTTTACTCTTCAACATTCCTTTGAACTTAGCAGACAAGTGTTTCTCTAATTCTTCAATATTAGTAAAAGTGCCTTTCATGCTATCACACCTTCAACTTAAGAGTGATTCCTATTTCGTAGAAATTTCCTTGTAGATACCCAGGTTGGAAACTTTTTACAACATATTTTCCGCCCTTCCATTGGAAATATTCATATTGGTCTAGGAAACTTTTAATATCTTGTTGCTCATCCATATTATATTTACTATCTATGTTAAGTATCTCGCTTATCTCCTTAGAGTCAATAGTTGCCAATATTTCGCCATCTAACAGTCTACCTGTGTTTCCATATTCGAATCTAAAATCATCTGCTGTTTCAACTGAGGAAGGAATATCGTAATAGCTTTCTGTTACAATCTTTCCCTTTCCATTACAAGTGTCACAGTAAGGGTCAGTGGACTCTTTTCTGATAGGGTCATAACCACAATCAGGGCAATCAGTTTCACTTACCTTACATAGTCTTAGTATTTCATTTAAAACATGATTAAGTTCGCTTATGGAGTTTAGCATATTTCTAAGATTAGACTCAGGTATATTCACTTAAATCACTCCATTCTTACTCCGTCTATTCTTCCACCGTTTTTAGCACGATATAAAAGTCTCTTGTACTCCTTATCTATTAATTCTAAGGTGTCTTTGTGGTCTGTGGACTGATTTGTATTGTCTAAGGTTAGTCTACCCTTGACCATTCTAAAATTGTCTCTGTCAGCCTTATCTTTGGTTCTTAGCTTTATAAGGTAATGAGCCTTGACGCAGAATAGATTTGCATCTTTTTTATCAGGAACTACATTGAAAGCGCCAAACGAGACTTCGAAACCTCTCTCCCAATCTACTTCTACACTTGCGACAGCATCCTCTATATATCCTATTAAAAGGTCGTCTGTAAAAGTAAAAGGTTCTTCTGTGTCTCCAATTCTCCTTCTTAGTACATTTATTACATCAAACATTTCCATTATATACCACCTCCATTATAATCCTACTGAGATACCGTTTGAGGTATTTGTGTTCCTTTCTGACGATGTTAGCTCCCTACTATATATTTTTAATGACTTAATATATCCTGCAAATGGAGCCGAATGCCCCATTTCTGGAAAGTTAAGACTTCCAATATCTATTGCATGTCCACTAGTATCTATATCAGTCAATATTGCAGTTGCAACTCTGTTAAATATAACAGAATCGTTTATATATAACTTCTCTGTATTAGTGGTTTTATTTCCCACATAATTAAGTTTGTATACCGTATTAGCTGACAAGGTAGTATATGTTCCACCATCCATATCTGTTAGTGTTCCGTTATCTTTTATAGCAATTCCAAATGAACCATTGGATTCTTGATAACCAAAAGGTAGCATACTAGTACCAGTACCGCCAAAAGGAGCTTGGAAATACATTTCAACTTCAAATATGTCGCTAGTAACAGTATTAAAAGCAGGTAATGAATAATAGTTTTTAGCTGTTGCCATAAAAGAAAAAGGTGGATTTGGAGGGTTAGATTCTCCATTAAAATAAATTCCTTTAGTTGCATCCTTAGTAACTGCACCTGTTGGGGTTGCATTATAGTTTCCGTTGAATGAAGGAGCTATATTACTCCACGAACTAGACGACCAACCTTGGTCAGCATGATAATATCCAATTAACCCATCTTTAACTATTTGAGAACTAGCACTAGGGTCTTGTTCGTATGGTGTCCAACCTAATGAGTTTTGACCATATATATTAACCCTGTTGCCTCCTTCTTGGTATAATTCAGAATAGTCTATGGTAGCAGTAATCCCTATTCCTGACATTACTGCACCTCCACTTTCTGCTATTGTCCCTGTTGTTTGGCTTGTACCCATAACATTTACAGACCAACTAGTTACATCAGTATCAAACTTGAAAGTAACAATCGCTCTGTCTATTCCTGATTTATTACTTATTTTAACATGGTCAACTGAGATGACCGTTACACTAGGAGTGGAGGTAGGGTTAGCAGGGACACCAGTAATGTTAAATACTAATTGCCCTGTCTCTGTCAATCCATTAAATATTCTTCTACCACGCTCATCTAATATAGAGGAAGTCCATCTGCCTCGTTCTGTGATTGGCATCTATTTTCACCTACCTTATAGACTTATTTCTCTAAAAGATATGGTTGAGGGCATTGAATTTCTTTCATAGTAGGGATGAGAAGAACTGCTTTGTCTAAAACCTACACTCGTCCTTAACCCCGAATCCCCATAGTACACATTAAATTGTCCCCCGATAACTCCTTGAGCAACTACTGATGTAGCCATTTGCATAACAGCAGGAATAGTAATAGTGCCACCAGAAGCTATAGATAAACCAATTCCTGTTGTACCATAAACAGCACATTGTTGGGTGGCATTAGCATTAGGTGTTGGCTGTCTTCCTTGTGTGAGTGCATGTGTAATGACTGTATCAGTTGTAAAAGTAAGGTCTTTTAAAATTGTATTCGGTTTACTTAGAGCAACTTTTGTGGGATACATAGTAAAAGCATAATAATCTAATTGAGTGTTTGTTTGGGTTGACCACAATTTTACTTCAATAATATCACCTACTTGGGCATTCACACTTTGGGTATTTACAAAACTATAAGTCCAGTTATTTCCTGCTGTAACTGCATTCGTGCCTGTAGCCATCTGCGTTCCATTTATAAAAGTTTTATATGTTAGTGTGCATGCAGTCACAGCTTTCCCTGCAACATGAATAATTGGAGCATTTCCCATAAATACAGGACTAGGAGTAAGGGTAGGTAAATCATTATTTCCAACTGTAAAAGACACTTGTGCAGTAGCAGGTTCCGATGTTGATAATGTGACAGGACTTGAACTAAGATAAGTTTCTCTCGCAGAAGGAGTATTGATTGTAAAAGTTTTTAATGTGCCTGTTGACACTTTACCTGTATCACCCCATAAAACTGTCATCTGTTAACAACTCCCCCGAAATCTGACATATCTACTTCGGTTTCATTTGTATAAATAATTAATTTACTTTCATAGAAATCATATTCCCACCCATCAAGAGTTAAGCGTTCCGCTAGTTTACTTGACAGTAAATCAACCGCTCCAACTTGCTCTAAATAGATTCCCATAGCTTCTAGGTATGGTTTACAATTTGTTAGTATAATCATTTTGTTTGTACTCCATCATAACCAATATTGTTATTCCCTGCATAGTTATTGAGTATCTGTAAGTATTGTGTATTCGTTAAATGAAAAACCGTACCTAGCCTTGCTCCTGTTGAAGAATCTGAGTCAAATCCAATAACATTTGCGCCTTTACAGATACGTACAGTAACCGATTGGCTCCAATACAGATTATGAATAACCCATTCTTCACCTGTTGGCGGTTGAATAACTAACATTCCACCATTGGCAATTGCTTGTAAATCTGCTTTAATATCTCCTACTGCCATATGCTTTCCTCCTCTAAATAAATGCTACTTTAAACGAATCTCTTTTTAACGATGGGCTTCCTGCCATCTCTCCATACCATTCATAATATAATTTCCCTCTAACATCTAGAGGTATCACATAGTCATAGAACCAGTTTCCTGTATCACTATTATTAGATTGACTCAGTACAAATTCTGAAAGTTGTTTATATGATTGGTCATATATTTTTACTTTAACTATGTCAGGATTTTTAAGTAATCCATCGAAATCTCTAAAAGCACATTTTAATCTTATTGTGTTTCCGACTTGATAAATAACTTCTGCCACTATTCCTTCACCACTTCCGTCATTATTTTATTTATACGAGAGTTACTATCTATTTTCATATCTCTGTTAACATTAGAGGTAGTTGTATTTCTAGCCTCCGATGATATTGATAAATTGTTTTCTGTTTTTAATATGCTAACCCCTGTATCTTTGGTGATACCTGACATCTCAATTTCATTAATACAAATCGAGTCTTCAATACTTAACCTTAAATAGTTTACAGAAGGAATTATTTGTATTGTTTTTGAGGCTAATACTGAAAGGTTGTCTACCTCATCTTTAACCCTAGCATAGAACGTGACCCATCCATTATCAAAATTAGATAATGTCATCTTACCGATATATTCATTTGAATCATAAGAAAATATATAACTATGTTTATTTCCGTACTGGTCAATTATGTAGAAGTCTTGAAAACCATCAGACAGTATTTCGTCAGAAGTTATTACTATTTCCATTTCTGTATCTTTAGTTATGTAATTTGGTGCATTTATCACTATATCAGGAGATGTAGTATCTAACTCTAATAAAAAAAATCCTGCCATTTGTCTTTCTCTCCTCCCTTTTTAACTAGATACCCTGCCTACTATCTTTGCAAGCAGGGCACTATTCTGTTTCTTATTAAGATGACCAGTTTCCTGCTCCATCCTTAACGAAAATTTTTATAATCTTACTTCCATCTCCTGCACTAGCAGATTCTAGGTCAGCACCTTTAATGGTACAGTTAATAGGTGTGTTAGCAGAGAACGAACCCGTCGCTGACATATTTGTAGACCCTGCTGTAGTAGGAATTAGAGTTCCTGTAGATTGGTCTGCTCCACTAGCTGATACTACCTTAATCTTGTATTCAACAAATGCAACATCTGATTGAAAACTAAATGATGATGTATTCTTTCCAGTTTGTTTGGAAATCTTACTAACATCAGGACCACTAATTGTAACAGTTGGTAATGTCATATCTAATATAATAGCATCTGATTGTTGAGCAGATTCATTGTTTACATCATCTCTTATTTTAAGATAGATAGTTTTATTTCCATCCCCTGATGATAATTGGACTTGCTTAGTTGTCGCATATGTAATCCATATTGCATCAGCTTCTAGTGTAGTTGTAGCACCACCGTTAATTAGTCCTGCTGTCTTTGCCCATGATAAATCCATATCTCCCCAAAGTTTCATTTGGTAGTTAGTTGTAATTGAATCACTAGTTGAAATTGTGGCATTGATTAATTGCTGTGTAGCATACTGAGCACCTGATTCTAAGGATATAGACGGACTAGCAGGACCAGTTGTATCAAGAGTCAGCGTGAAAAAATTTGCCATTTAAAATCACTCCTTAGCGTACTAATTCAATTCTTTAATACGGTTTTTAATCAATTCGTATTTTTTATTACCTTTCATTCCTAATTCATCAGCAACAAGAAGTAGCTTTTCTAATCTTGCAATATTTGAGATATTAGTTATCTCTCTTTCGATTGTTTTCCAGTGTTTTTCTAGGAAGTTAACAAGGTCTATTTTATTGTCATCTGTCTCTATTGCCTTACCTACTTCAATAGATTCAACTGCAATAGCTCTGTTTTTACTTGCGGTTTCAGGGTCATAAACAATATGGCTACGAGTTTCACCTTTGTCGTTTTTAGTTGTTTCTTTAACAACGGTGTCGCTGATTTCTTTTTTAGCTTCCTTAGACTCTTTTACGTCAGCAATAGAGACCTCTATTTGACCTGTCGCAATAAAATATTCTATTTCTTTTTTTGTTGCGTCTGTTAATAAAATTGGATTAACTTCAAAAGTTTCTCCGTCTTCTAACAATAGAGATGACAGAATCATCCTACCTTTTGCTACATTTTTAATTATGAATTTATTTTTACCTTCTAACATTATATTCACCTTTCCTTTTCTAAATAGAAAACTCACCCCCCTAGCTAGAGGGGCAGTGAGTTTATAGTACAATTATATTATATTAATTAAGTTAATGCAGGTAGTGTAGCGTAACGCATAGCACGCTTATCAATGATAGCGAACCCAATTTCTTCCCAAGCTAGTACGCCTGCACGAAGACGATTGATTGCATCAGGCTTGTCATAAGTAGTCATACCAGTACGGATAGGCATAACACCTAACTTAGTTGTATCAAACATGAATAACTCATTGTCGCCTAGTCCACGAAGTTCAACGATATTAACTCCGTATACAGAACCCATACCACCTTGCTTGAATAACTCTCTGCGAGTTACATCATCAATATCAGTAGCAGACCAGTCACGAATTTGTGATGCTCTACGAGGAGATACATAGATTACATTTGGCTCAGTTGCTCCAACTGCTCTCATATCAGTGATGATTTTGTTGAACAATTTACGAGAAAGAGTTGTTTCACTATGTACGATTGTGTTAGATGCATCAATAGCACCACGGATAGTGTCCCATCCTGCTTTTTCTTCTGCACGAACGAAAGATTCAGCTAATTTTTCAAGAGCACGCTCAACGATGTTGTAACGAGCGTCACGAACAAAAGCTAATTTCCATTCTACAGAGTTAGCTACTTCAAAAGTAGGAACGATTAAGCTATCTCCAACTACTAAGTTTTGAGGAATAGCGCCAAGACGAGGCATTACTACCGCAGTCTCGATATCGTCCATATCAATTGGATATTCAGCTAGTGACCCCGCAGGTAATGTATCTACCATAAAAATCTCACGAACAGTTGAGATAGGTGCAACAGCTTTCAAGATAGGTACAGATAGGCTAGCCGCAAATGACTTACGGATTTCTTCGTTTTCGGCAGTAGCTTTGAAATCATTGATAAAAGTAGTTAGTTCTTCGCCTGCTAATGCCTTATTTTCTTTAAGGCTGTAAGCTAAAGAAATTTTATATTCATTTAACATTTAATTTAACCTCCATTATTAGTTATTATTTTTAATTAGTTAGCTAGGTTGCCAACAAGACGGATACGGATTTTATCTCCTGCATTAGTTCCTGCTGTTTCAGCGATAGCTACATGCTTAGTGTTACCTGCTGTAGGAGCAGTCTTAGTTAATTTACCACCTGCACCTGCATATAACTTATCACCTACTGCAATAGTACCGTCAAGAGTTTGGTCAGTGATGTAAACACCACCACCGAAGTATACACCAACTTTTTCACCGTAGTATGCAACATGAGTTACAGAATCTAACTTAAAATTGTTAACTGTACGAGAAATAACTTTTTGTGCTAGGATACCGTAAACAGAATCACCAGTAGCACCTCCAACAGCTACAGCAACAGAATCACCATTTAACTTTACAAGTACACCTGCTTCAAGGTCAGTTGATGGTGCTTTATAGTGAACTGCTAATTCACCTTCAAAAATAGCTTTTAACATTATGAATTTCCTCCTTAGAAAATTAGTTTTTATTATTCAGACAAATGTCCGAATGGCTTAATTACTTTTGGTTGCGGTGTTTCGATATTAAGGTCAGTAGCCTCAGCTTTTTCAACTTCAACTTCAACTTCCTCAACAACTTCTTCCTGAACAACTTCTTCAACTACTTCCTCTGCAACAACTTGAGTATTCTTACCTAGTAATTCAGATAAGAACTCCTTATAGTCAACAAAAGAATCATTATCCATAGCAGAAACCTTTTCGATTTCTTTAGACTTACGAGCCTCAGAAAATTCAATACCTAATTCAGAAAGTTCAGCTAAACGAGATGCTGTAACAGCTTCTTTCTCACTAGCTTCTACTTTATTCTTTAATGCATCAAAATCTGTTTTAAGACTAGCAAATGCACTATCTTTTTCTTTAAGTTTGCCCTCAAGTTCGTCTAACTTTGTTTGTAATTCAGTTGCCAATGCTTGATAATCTGTTGAATCTTCTACAACTACTTCTTCTACTACTTCCTCTACTACTTCTGCTACTACCTCAGTTACTTCTTCGGTAACAACTTCTTGATTTTGTAAATCCATTTCTTCACTTCCTCCCTCTTCTTTGATTGCTCCCTCTACATTAGGTTGGTTGCAAATTTCTAAGTCAAGGTCTTCACTTGCTTGACCTTTAAAGTAATCGCTATTTATATTAGAAACATCAGATAAGAGTTGTTCTATAATACTCTTAACTTCAGAAACTAACTGGTCTTTGGTTGCGATAGTCTCCTTGTTGAATCTAGAAACAATATCGCTTTTGGCTTTGTCGAATACTTTTACGAATTTTGCTACTGTTAGAGCCTCTACAGTATCTTTATCTAATGTTTTTTCGCTGAAATCGTTTGTATTTCTTATTATTTGTGCAATTGCCTTAATCTGCTCGTCAGTTAGTCCATCAACGATTTCGTTATTTTGAATAACTTCCTCAGCGTGTTTTTTAGCAACTGCTAAGAATACAGCCTCTTTGTCAGCAGGGTTTTGCACAACACCCACGCCTCCGAAAATAACATCTTTAAAAATACGAAATACTTTTTGACCCATATACTCTCTACCAACATAATCAGTAATTCCAAGCTCATTTGCTTGCTCTTGGTCAAATATCTGGTCTCCGTATTTGTAATTAGCATCCTTAAAGTAACACTCCATTGAAAGTCTCAAGCCACCTGTTACTGACTTCTCTTTGATTGTGTCTGCCATCTCAGGATAGATAAACTTCCAAATGACCCCTATAGCCTCTATGTATGCTCTGCCTTCATTGTCTTCCGCATATCGACTGTCTAATATAGTCCCTATCATAGGTTGACCATGTTCCCAATCAATAGGCTTAAATCTAGGTGTGTATTGCGCTCTAGATAATACATCTTTAGTGAATGTGTCGCCATTTGCATTAGAGCCTTCATGACACATAATGAATTTTGCGTACATAAGGTCAGGGTCTAAAAATAAATCTTCTCTGTCAGCTAAACCTGCGAATGATTTCTTTACTTGAGTAATATCACAAGCCTCAACAGAAACTACCTGCATATCAATCTTCTCCAAGATTGAGTTTTTATGCTCTCCCACTTTTTATCACCACCTTAGTTGAAATCTAGTTCACAACGACAATGTGCATGTGGTCGTGGTGGAATATTTCCTAATTGAAAGGATTGCCCATCAAGACCTCTACATGTTGCACAGGTCATATCATCAAGGTGTGCTCTCCAAGTGGCAGTAGAATTACCTAAGAACTCATTACCTTGAATCTTAGCCTGCCTAGTTGAATCTAAAATAATAGCTTCTGACATAGCAGGTACTCTAAAAGCATTAGAATTAAATGCCTTATTTACCGCAACATTAACTGGTAGTTCTTTAGAAAGATTTTGCAGTATTTGTGTTTTTATGTCGCTAGCTAGTTTTTGAACATAGCTGTTATTCCAATTCTTTAGTTCTTTTTTAGCCAGATTAGTTTTGTTAATATCAACATGAACAGAGTAGTTTGAAATCTCGCTGTTATACGATTCTTCTATGTATCTGTCGCCAATATGACTAAACGATTTAAACAATCCAAGTAATGCACCTGTTAGTAAAATTGCCAGTAGTTCATCATTCTTATCTTGATTATCCTCTACCAATTTAATAACATCGGCTTTAATTGAATTGTAGTAATCTACTAACTCAGTTTCATATTCTTCTTCTAGTTGCGTAGAATATGCCATAGCCTGGTTTGCCTTAGATTTTGGTGGATTTCCACTATTTTGCTCAGGTGTTGTCGTCCGTTTCTTCATAGGTTTTTGTGGCTGACCAGTAGGTTTTCCACTGTTTGGACCAGTTTGACCACCTTGGAAAGGTTGTTCAGGTGGGAAGAATAATTTAGAGTTCTTCTCATTTCTTTTCTTTGTTTCTATAATAGATTCATAGTCACGACCAGTTTCTTTGAGAATGTCTTCTTCATCAAGTAATCCTCTGTCATACATAGCAAGCAATACATCACGAATATAATTGTCTTCCCTAAGATTCATTTTGTTGAATTGTACCTTCGGAACTACTTTAAATCCATTTTCATCAGCAACACGCTTGTATTCGTCTTCTAGCCACTGAACTACTTTGTGTCTTGTGTTGTCTAGTCTTTCGATTAATGATAGAATTGAAACCCACGCAGTTGAAAAGTTAGAACCTTGACCATCAATTAAAACACGACTTACTCCAAGACCTGCTAATATATCATCATTCACTTGTTTGTATTTGTCTTGTGTTAATGTGTCAAGACCTTCAGGTTTATGGAATTGAACTTGTAAAGTATGATTCCAAAATACTGTATATGACTTACTAGGTGTTTGAAATAGCTGTGCAATTGCTTCTAAATCATCATCATCAGCAGGATATTCATCATTTCCAATAGTTACAGTAACAAGCTGATTTATCAAGCCTTCGATTGTAGACATATCCATCATTCTTAATTTTTGTTTATACATAATTGGCTCGAATACTCTCTCTAAGAAAGGCGTTGCATATCTTTCGTATGGCTGTTTTTTTCTGGTAATTCGAGTATATAGATTAGGGTCTAAAGGCATTAAACCTTTCCCTGACCTTAATGCTTTCTTCATATCATCAGGAATCAAATTCATTAATTTGGAATCTTTATCTTTGAAGATTTTAACTGTGTCACCATCTAATTGTAGGTAAGCCATTTCTTGATTAAATAATAAAGGACCTTCTATATGTACATTCATAGGATTTAAGATTGTATATCCGCTAGGAAAATCAAATGTTTCCTTAGCTGTAGCTTTAGAAGTTTTTTTAGTCTTAGTGACCTTAGCGTTTTTATTGCTTCTGTATATAGATACATTTCCACTTCTATAGTACTCTAAGAATATTTGCTCTATTATCTCTTTTAACCTAATCTGTTTTCCCCACTCGTCATAAAGTTTTTTAATCTCTTTATCCTCGCACTCATTTTCAAAACCACTTGCACTAAAATCAACCATCATATCAATAACAGTACCAATAATAGGCTCTTTAAAATATAGCTCTGTTGCTAATCTTATTTTTTCATGTGGGTCTAAAGGAGTTTTTAATGCTTGTGTATAAGGTTTATTATTTGAGTTGTACATATTCTGATAGTCGTTCAATGTAGGTTCATATCGACTTTTAACACTGCCTTTTCCTATTTTAAAATCATCAGCCATAGTGTAACTAACACCTGATTCATCTAATTGACTAACATATTTACTTAGTTCAGTAGTGTCAACTTTAAAAGTAACTTGCTTTCTGCCATTACCCAAGTCTAATTTTTCTACAATATTATCATTACTCTCTGTCATTTATGTGGCTCACTCCCTTCTTCTATATATATTTAAGAAACATAACAAAAAACTTTGCAACCTACCAACTGCTATTCGTTAGATATGAGGTCCTTGCGAATCCCTTTGATAGCTTTTTAACAGGTGGACCTCCCCAATCTCTTTGTAGTTCTCTAGCTCCTTGACATGCAAGTAAGAAAGCAGAGTATCTATCTTTTTTCATTTTTTGTTTAGGTGTATCGAAATGTAACATACCTGATTTCATAGGAGTCGGAACAATAGTCATAGTTTCGGTAATCATAGATTCTATTTCGTCAAATATATTTCTAAATACCATGCCATCATCTTCTTCTGTTTGGGGTTGAGTTGGCATGATTACTCTGTTCTTCTCTAGGTCTGCTCTTAGGTCATAGTTCATAGTATTGATTGATGTAGCACTAAATACTTGCATTTTAAGTATTCGCTCACCAGTTAGATATTGCTGGTCTTCGTCATCCATGTCAATAATAGCAGGGTCAGTTCTCCAAATATTAGCAGATGCGTCAAACCAAGCATACTCTTCTGCTAAAGCATCTTTGATTGTCAAACCTCCACCACCATTATCCATATGTAGCCTAACTACCTTACCGCCATTCTTACTGTATTGCCTCATCATAAACCTTATAAAATCATGCATCTCAGGGAATGTATTACGATGCAATGAATAGCAGGCTACAATTTTATTAGGATTTCCTAGTTTTAAAACTGTCAAAGCGAAGTTATCTCCACTACGAGCAGGGTCAATTCCGAATACATATTCTGAACCTCTACTACCTTCTGCCTCAATAAGTACAGATGCCTTCCTAGCACCATACATTAATTTAGCAGGAAAGAATCCATCTGACTCAGCAGGGAATAAACACTCGTACTCCATTTGAAATTGTAATTCTGATAACTGCTGTTTCGCCTCTGCGATAATAGCTTCATCCATCCAACCTTTAGGCATATCATAAACAGAGAACACATGTAATCCGTAATTAGGGTTGTACTCTTCACTTTTTTTATCTGACTTCTCTTTGTAGGCGAGATACTTGTCGTAGAGATGATTGAATTGATAATAAGCAGAGCTAGCCATAACAAGGTGGTTTTTGCGACCTGTTGTATCAAATGGGTCCTGCTTAACATTCATCATAGGTAAGATAACTAAGTTGATGATTGTGTCAGGAATTTGTGCTACCTCATCCATAACTAGAGTGTTAGCACGAGCACCACGAATCTTATTTCCGTCACCTAGGGGATAACATATAATTTTTGAACCGTTATCTAGGTGGTGTTCACAGCTATTTGGACCCTTAGTAGGTGCCCTGACAGTTGCCTGCCTAAGTAATGGTGATTCATCATAAAACTTAATTATTTCATCAAATGTAAATTGTGCTTGTCGATATGAAGATGATGCGACTACACATTTTTCACGAGGATATAGCATAGCTTTAAGAATACAATAAAGAGCCAATAAGAATGTCTTACCGCCACCACGAGTAAGTATAAGTAGGTTAAACTGGTGATTCCATAGACCTCTTATAATAAGTCGTTGATGCACAGCGAGTCTTAGTGGCTTGTCGTTACGAACTAGTAATCTACTAGCCGCTATATCAGGATTCTCTATAAAAATCTTCATCATATCTCTTTGTTCTTCATTGAACAAACTACTAATTTGAGAAGGGTTGTTATTCTCCATTTTCCGTCACATCATTTTCTTCACTATCAACAATAACATATCTATCGTTAATATCAGACGACTTCTTTTCTAACATGAACTTTTCTTCTTCTTCTCTAGCTTTACGCATTTCTTCGTCTACTCCACCTTGCATTAATTCCCTAGCGAATTGCTGTGCGATTGTAGCGATATTTAAACTAGCAACTTTATCGTCTTGTTTTAGACGTTGCTTTCTTAATGCGCCTAAGTCTTCTAGTGCTGTCCGAAGTCTTCTAGTACAGTCATTTAGAGGTCTTTCAATGTCAACAGATGGGTTATTAGCCTGCTTAGTATAAAGTCTCATTAAAATTACTTCTTCCATAATTGCTGTATGCAAAATAATTTCATCTGCCGAGCCATTAACATCGTAATCATTTAGATAGAGTTCTTGTCTTGCGAAATAATATTCTTGCTCGTCTTCGTTTAGGATTTTTCTGACATAACCACCATGTCTTAAATTTGTAGGTGAATCAGAACTATTCCTTCCTACTTGTAAGTTTGCCAATGCCTTCTTCTTCCCTTCCACCGTCTTTGGTCCCGTTAAATTTTTGGCACGATTAGCCAATTTTTCGTCACTTGTAAATATAGGTGTCTTCTTCCATTCTTTACTTGCGATATTTTCCATTTCATTATCATCTAATTTTCGTCTTGTCATATGTATCACTCTCCTTTAAAAAGATTGGCTATTAAGAAGACCTAATAGCCAAAACCAAGATAGGGGAATGTAAGGGGAAGTTTTTATAGAATATCTATAATTATCATACTTATGCATTTGCTAGTTTTTATGCTGTTACCTTGACATTGTAGGAAGTTATTGGTAAACTGTGTTATAGGAACTAATAAATTGGAGGTTTGATAGATATGGAAAAATATTTAAAATACTTTTTAAACTATATTCGAACTGAAAAAAACTTATCCGAGAACACAATTATTGGCTACAAAAAAGACCTAGAGCAATATCTTGATTCTTGCAATATCAAAGTATTGGAAGACCTAAATAAACACACGATAAGAGATTTCCTCGCTAAGATAAATGACCTAGCACCAACGACTAGAAGACGTAAGCTAGCATCTATCAGAGGATTTTTTGGATTCTTATTTGATGAAGAAATTATTAATAAGAATGAATCGTTAAGCATTAAAAATGCTAAGATTGATAAAAAGTTGCCAGTGATTATGTCTGTAAATGAAACAGCTACCGTAATCGACTCAGCATGTAGCAAACAAGATAAAGCAATTCTAGAAACGCTATATGGAACTGGTGCTCGTATATCTGAATTAGTTGGAATCCAAATATCTGATATTGACTTTGATGCTAGAACAGTTAGGTTGTTCGGAAAAGGAAACAAAGAGAGAATTGTACCGATTAACAATGCATCATTAATCGCCATAAAAGAACATCTGGATTCTAGAGGTTTCAATAGTCCTTATGTATTCGGTAGTAGAGTTACACCTAATCATCCAATGACAGCTAGAAATGCTCGTGAAAGAGTTTATAAGAGTGGTGGCAAGGAAGTTCACCCACACATGTTTAGACATAGCTATGCTACTCACTTGCATGCTAACGGTGCTAGTATTATGGATATCAAGGAAATGTTAGGTCATGCTGACATTAGCACAACACAAATATATACTCATGTAGCAAATGAACAAATGACTAGAACATATCGTCATTCTCACCCAAGGGGTTAAGACTCTCTCTGAGTTTCTTGACTCCTCTTTTTGTTGCCCTAGAAACATTAGCTTGGTTAATATTTAATTCTTCTGCAATCTCTTCTTGTTTCATATCTGATAGATAATACATATTAATCAAATCTTTTTGATGTATTGTTAAACTGTCCAATCCTTGCTCAATAATAATTTTATCTATAACCGAGTTTTCATCAAAATCTTCTGAACCTAGAACACTCAATAGCTCATAGTCACTAATAATCCCAATTCCACTTTTCTGTGAATTAGCAGATATCCCATCAATACTAATAGTTCTTCTATCTTCTTTAAAGTAGTTCATTTCTTTTTTATAGTAGTTAAATATTCCGTTTCTCGATTTAGATGTTATATGTCTAATTGCAGAATCATCTAGTCTTTCATCATAGTCAAGCATAGCTTCGATTAATTTTAAATCAATTACTTGACATACATCATCAAATTCCACACCTTTCCCTGCGAATTTTTTTGCTAATGACTTTCTAAAAGGCTCAAACATATTTAAAATTTCCATCATAGCATCTTCTCTTTTGAACTCATTTTCGTCTGCTTGAGCAACCTTAATTAAGTTTTTTACTACTACTTCAATCTCTTGTTTTGTCATTTTGCCACCTCCTTTTTATTGACCCAAATTTGGGACTATCAACTTTGGACAGTTATATATATTATAATTACTAAGTAATTAAAAGATAAAAGATAATAAATATAATATATAATTACTAAGTAATTACTAAATACATAATCAATAATAATAATAATAAATTCTTTTTAATTAATATTTAAGATTTGAACAAGAGAATTTTGCATTTGACAAAATTGAATTATAAGTGTATTATAAAAGAGTAATAAAAAAAGAGTGCTACATCGCACTCAAAGTTGATTCGTCTCTTTCATATACAGTCTTAGCCAAACTGTGAAGTGGAGAGAGTTTCATAAAGATGACGCAAAATCCATTGTAACATATACGATAATGCTCATCATCAATAGGGTATTTATTTCCGTATTTAATAATATTATTTATTGCTGATGTGATTTCATCATAGGTAGCATTATAGTCAACTCTTTGTCTCCATCTGCTAACTAAATGCGTAGTCAAAGAAAATCTATCGTTAGCTACGCCAAAGACATTCTCCTGATATTTTTTCTTTAGTTAATTCGGTTATGAAAGATGAAATATCTAAGTCTCTGATTGCCTCCATAAGAGAAATAGTAGTTTGGAATACTCCGTATTCAGAAACCATTTCATCAATATCTGATAATGCTTTTTGAGAAACATTATTATCAGAGTATCTCTTAATAAAGTTGATTATGTTATCTCTGTCATTTGAATGAACATGAGTTGGAACGGTTTTTGGAATCTCAACCTTCTGTTCTTCAATTTTTGATTCTTCAACTTTTAAAGGTTCGACTTTCTCAACTTTAGGAACAACTGTTTCTGTATCTTGAATATTTGAATTGGCAATATCTTTGAAAGCAGGATTAATTTTTTCCTTACCACCAAGCGCTCTTGTAGAGAAACTCATTTTTCCATCATTATCAAGACGTTTTACTTTTACTCTAACTTTCTCGCCAATGTAAAAATAGTCATCAGGCAGGTCAACATATTGTCTACCTGTGATTTCTGAAACATGAATTAGTCCATCGAATCCTTCTTTGGTTTTTCCAAAAACTCCAAAATCATGAATAGATGTAATTTCAACTTCTAGTGTTTCTCCGATTTTATAAAAACTCCTAGGGTCTCTAAGGTCAGTTGTGACAGAGTTTACATAGTTGTTAATGCTCTCGTCTACATTCATTGGTTCTTCTAGTTTAGATTTGATATTGTTATAATAATAAAACTGTGCTGAACTTGCTGTGGTGTCTTTCTCCTTTGCAAAGTCTTTAAACAACACGGACAACGACTTCCTTTCCTGTTTAGTTTTTAAATTGTTCTCTATAACAACCTTCTCTAACTCCTTTCCTAGTTCAGTCCATTTTCCTTTCTCATAGGTTACTGTTGACATGAAAAATTTCCTCCTCATTACTTTTTTGTACTTGTTTGGACAAGCACTTTGTTGACTCGGTTTTTATTATAGATTATATTCTACTTAAAATCAAGTTATTCCTTGACTAATTTTAGAATATAGGTTATAATATAAATAAAATATAAAAATAAAGGTGTTGTTAGTATGAGAGTAATCATATTGGAAGGTCCAAGATGTGTAGGAAAATCAACGATTGCTAGAGCAATCAGAGAGAAAATTCCCGAAATTACGTTGGTGAACGCTACTGGATATCATTTGGACAATGAAGAAGGCAGAAAGAAAATAATTGACTATTACTATAGTTGGATGAATATGATTAACAGTTTATCTAATACTGGTCACGATATTACATTTGTATTCGACAGATTCTTCTTTACAGAAAGAGTGTTTTCAGAGTTATACAAAGAGTATACTTTCGATTACTACGATATGTTTTGTGAGTGGCTAACTGATGTAGCAGAAGTAGATATCCTTTTCTTTACTATTGATAATGTCGATGAATTAAAAGAGCGATTAAACAGAGATAAAGTTCCATTCGGAAAAGCAGAGGAAAGTGTAGTTGAAACACTCAAGCAACAAGATTTGTATGAAGATATTATGGTCGATTTTTACAGAGATTATTCAAGCGAATCAGCAAGATTACATACGATTGACACAAGTAATAAAAGTTTGGAAGAAATTCAAAATGAAGTATTTAAAATAATTAAAAGAGAGGAGACTTAAAATGAGAATTGGAATTGTATCAGATACCCATTCAAATGAACATGCTTTACGTTCTGTGCTAGAACATATGAATAGTGTCGGAGTAGATAAGAAAGTTCATTTGGGAGATATAGTTGGTTACGGACCGAGACCCAATGAGACATTGGCACTAACATTGGAACATTTTAATTACATAATCAAAGGTAATCATGATTACGCTTGTGAGCGTGAAGAAAACACTTGGGGATTTAACCCTATGGCAAAAGAGGCTATCGAATGGACAGTAAATAAGCTGTCGAAAGAAGAAATCGAGGTGCTGACTAATCTGCCTTACGCACAGAACATTGGTGATACAATGTTTGTTCATGGTAGCCCATATTCTCCATTTGACTATATGGTTGACGAGAACGATGCCAAGTTAGCCTTTAGTAATGATGACTTTCAAGTAGCTTTTGTTGGTCACACACATGCTCCGTTTGTATGGTATGAAAAATCTATTGATAAGCCCGAATTTGAAAATACCTTAGTTCTAAACAATTATGGCATCATTGGTGCTTATGAAGTATTGTTGTCAAATAAAGGAAGAACAATTATTAATGTTGGCTCTGTAGGACAATCTCGTGATGGAGACAATCGTGCAACTTATGCTATTTATGATACACATCTCAATAGAGTAATCATTTACAAAATCCCATATCCAGTTGACAGAGTAGTTGGACAAATGCAACGAGCAGGTTTTGATGAAAGACATTATCGAAGACTAATCTTTGGTAGGTAATCGAAAGGAGAATCAATATGGATTTTAAGACACCAAAGGTGGTATGTGGAGTATGTAACGGAAAAGGTGGATTTAGAAAACTAAAAGATAATTTCCTTGATACAAATTGGATTGATTGTGCATACTGTGAAGGATATGGTTTTGTTGATGACACTACCACCGAAGAAGAAGTAACAACACACCTTACATATAACCGATATAAAACTAAGTTAGAATCATCATTCAGTATACTAGGAGAATTAAAGGTAGTCACATCAGAATCAGAAAAAACAGATATGTTTGTAAAAATTCTTCCATACAACAGAAAAAACTGGACTACCTTAATTAAGCACATATTAAAATTCTCGCATCATCACGATAAAATTAAAGTACTTCCTAAGCAAGCGTTTTATCATACAGATGATGAAACCCACTATATTGATTGGGAATTGCACATTACAATGCATACCCTAGAAGATTTAGATGGACTATTAGAACTAGTTCGCATGTATAATGACACATTAGCAGTAGGTGGTGGCATATGAAATGTCTAGGATTAACATTCTTAGGAACTGGCAGTGCCTTCTCAAAGAAATTCGGAAATAACAGTGCGGTGGTTACGATAGGAGATAAGAATTTACTTATTGATTGCGGAAGAACAACACCAAATGATTTAGATAAATCTCAATTCTCATGGTCAGACATTGATGCTATTTTCATCACTCATATTCACGGAGACCATGTATTTGGATTGGAAGAGGCAGGATTCATGGGTAGATTCGTTCTCAATAAAAAACCGCATATTATTTTCCCACATAAGAAGATTAAGCAAGACCTGTGGGAGAAAGTACTCAAAGGAACAATGATGCAAGGAGATTTAGACAGGAACATGACATTCGATGATTATTTTACATATGAAATTGTCGATGAGAGAGAGCAATATTTCGAATTTAACGATGTAATGTTTTCTGTATTTTCAACACAACATGTCAAAAATAAAAAATCATATGGCTTAATTATTGGAGAGTATGATTATATAGTATATACATCAGACACACTTTTTGATAGTGAAATGGTAATTGCTTTCTACCAAGGTGGAGCACAAAAGATATTTCACGACTGTCAAATGACAGATTACAAAGGAAAAGTACACGCATCACTAGATGAATTAGCTACATTACCAGAAGAAATTCGAGAGAAGACAGTTATTATGCACTACGGAGATGACTTAGATGGCAATTTTACAAGAATTAAAGAATTAAAATTAGGAATAGCGTTGCCAAATATAACTCAAAAATTCGTAGTCAAATAGAGGGGTAAAATCCTCTATTTTTATTTTTCCTTGTTTTTCCTTGACTTGTACCTATAACACAGTTTATAATACAAACATAATATAAAAGCAAAGGAGATGATAAGATGGAGGCGAAATGTTTCTTTTCTAAATCTAGTAATATCTTATCCGTAGCTATTTTATTAGCAAGTCTAACGACATTCGGAGTTGGTATCTATGCTTATGATACCTATACGAAAGACACACAAAAACAATTAAAAGACAAAGAGAGACAAATTGAATTGTTGGAAGATTCGATTTACAAAGAAAAAGGAAACACCCAAATTTACATGAACAAGGTTGAGGAGCAAAGAACTGGTATATATAAACTTCTCAAGGAAAATAAAGACTTAAAAAAGAAGGTAACTACTTATAAAAATAAGAGTGAATCTCCCACGAGACAGATACCAAGCAGAGGAGAGCCTGCAAAGAAAAAGATATATGTTGAAGCAACCGCCTACACCGCTTTCTGCGACACTGGATGTACTGGTGTGACAGCAACAGGTCTTAATGTGAGTAATACTACTAAGCACCAAGGAGTTGTTGTTATAGCAGTAGACCCAAGAGTAATCCCATTACACTCTAAAGTAAGGGTTGATACCGAAAAAGGAGATAGTTTCCTAGCGATAGCAGAAGATACTGGTGGAGCAATTAAAGGTGGAAGAATTGATGTCTTGGTTTCAAATAACAGTAAAGCTATGGACTTCGGAAGACAAGGTGCTACAGTTACAATATTAGACTAGGAGGTTATGATATGAACATGAAGGAATCCTACTTAGATGCTATTAACTGGCTTACGCAACACGATAGAAATAGAATCATTGTTAAAGTTAAAACAGAAAAAGAACTTAAAGCATATCAAAAGTATTTTAGAGTGCAAATTGATAGCGATTTATTTTTAGATGAAAGCTTGTATGATATTATTGAGTGGAAAATTGACCCTACAATTGAAAAATAGAGTTGTCCTTGACTTTTTGTTATAATTCATATATAATATAAGTACTTGGAGAGTTTGATTCTGACTTTTATTGGTTGGTGGTGGTTTTTATAGCCTCCACCTCCTTGTCAGTTTGTCCTTGACTTTTTTTTACTAGGGAGTTATAATATAAATATAATTCAAAGAGGAGATGGTCAGCATGAAAAAAATAGACAAAGACCTAATGGCTAAAATGTACGTAGAGATGGGAGAAATCAATGTCTCCATTTCCGAAGGAATTACAGAAGAAATCGTATGGCATAAGGAGGTAGAAAATAATGGCAACTGAAAGAGAAGCAGTATTATCACTGTTGCTAGTGCAGTGTATCAAGCGACTTAGCAAGAATGGCAAACAAAAGGTACATATCACAAATGCAGAATTAAATAGATTAGTAGAAGGAAACTTTGAAGTTGATTTTAGCGAAAGCAATAGCGATAGATTTATTTTAAAATTAGTTAAAGGCGAACCGCTAGTTGGTCTCGAAGAAATTGTAGTTGAAGAAAATGTAGAGCTACCAAAAGAACTATTAGAAGAACAATAGTTTATCCTTGACTTTTTATTATAATTCATTTATAATATAATTACCGAGATAAGCGTAACGCTTAATCAATTAGGAAACTGTCAGATGGAAGATAGTAGGGTGGCAGAGAGTAGCAGGTGAATGGGGTTTATTCCTGCCGAATAATTATGAGAGGCTAGCATCTCATAGGAAGTGCATATTGGAGTCGGTAGAGGGATGCACAGGGACAACATGGGTTAAAGTGTCTCGCCAAATAATGTTCTACTCTCAAAACTACCAAAATAGCGAATGTCATGGAGAAACAGAGTGCCTGTAAACAAACTATGATAGCTATGAAAGTGAATGACTGGTTCGGAACATCAAGGAAGGGCAAGGGGCAAAGCTAACGTCCCCCTTCTAACGTAGAAATATCGTCATATTTGACGACATAGAAGGGAATGAGGAATATGAGAAAGTGTGAAAATTGCGGAAACGATAGAGAAGAGTATTTGAATCACTACTGCAAGACGTGTTTAGATAAAATGACAGAAAATAACAGTGTAGTAATTCGAAAAGAATTGTGATACAAAATTTATCCTTGACTTTTTAAAGGTCATATGATATAATATATTTATAAGATAATGAGGTGATTGTTATAAAAGAAGAAATTAGATATGCTTTAGAAAATTTAAAAGATGAAGATAAAATCAAGTCTTTCTTAGAAAGACAGTCACACGATAGCTTATATTATATATTTACAATGTTAGAATATACAGATGTTGAAACATCTAATCTATGGACAAACACATATAATAGTTTATTTAAATAATATCAGAGACACTCACAGCAATCCTACATACAAACAATTCAATTGGTGAATATTAAATGTATATAGTGTCTCGTTAAACGTAAAAGACCCAAACAGCAAAACAATATAGTGCGATTGGTTCGCAATTTTTCTACTACGAAAATCTAAGAGGTTCAAATCCTCCTATAATGGGTCTTGTCAAACGTATCTAAACGTTGGCACATACAGCAATCCACTAACCTATACAGGAAAGTTCTCTACATTATGTAGACTTTAAAGATTGCTCGTGAAGAGCACGAAAAAATTTATCATAGCTAGTGCCTAGTAAACTAGAAGTCTATCTCCCCCAAGAGTCCACGTCGACGGGGAGATAAAACGTCCAGACATTAACAGCAACACAAAACAAATTTTCTTTGGATGAAAAATTATAATATGTCTAGAAAGGATGATTTATATGTTAAACCACTTAAAAAATGAAACTAATGTAGCATATACTACTAACGGTGCTAAGGCACTAAAAACATCTAACTCTTATCTTGTTGATTTCTTCGCATCATCTGGTGCACTGAGAAATCGTTCAAAAGAAGATATTAATCAATTGTTCTCTAAAGCATTTGCAGAGGATAAATTATTGGCTATGAAAGCTTTATTCTATACTAGAGACATTCGTGGCGGACAAGGTGAGCGTGAAACATTTAAAACTATTATTAAACAATTAGCTTTTACACATCCAGAAGTATTAGCTAGTAATATTAATTTAATTCCCTACTTTGGTCGATATGACGACTTACTAGTTTTGCTAGACACTCCTCTTGAAAAATTAGCTATGTCTATTATCAGAGCGCAACTACTTGAGGATTTAGATTTAGAGGCTCCTTCGCTATTAGCAAAATGGTTGCCATCTGAAAACGCATCTTCTCGTGAAACTAAGCGTTTAGCTAAGAAGGTAGTATATAATTTAGGATTAACTCCTAAGCAATACCGTAAAACATTAACAACACTTCGCAAGAAGATTAATATTGTTGAAGGTTTGATGTCAGCAAAGAAATTCAATGAAGTTGAATACGATAAAATTCCTTCTAAAGCAGGTCTGATTTATCGGAATGCATTTTACCGAAATGACGGAGAACGATATACTGCATTTGTTGATTCACTTGTAAAGAGCGTGGAAAATAACGACAAAGAAACTAAAATTAATGTTAAGACATTGTTTCCATATGAGATTATTGGCAAATTCCCAATTACTATGACTACAGCAAATAACCGTCGTCATTATAATGCAGTAGTTGGTCATGCAAGCTCTCAAGATGAAAAGCTACTAGATGCTATGTGGAAGTCATTACCTGATTTTATTGGAGATAATTTTGATAACGCATTAGCAGTAGTAGATACATCAGGTTCTATGCGTGGATTACCTATTCAAGTAGCACTTTCTTTAGGTCTTTACCTTGCCGAAAGAAATAAAGGAATTTTCAATAATCACTTTATTACATTCAGCAAAAAACCTGAATTACAAGAAGTGTTAGGTGATACTTTAGGTGATAAGCTAAGAAATATGTCTCAAGCTGATTGGGACATGAATACTGATATTCAGTCTGTATTTAGCCTAATCCTTAACACTGCAATTAAGAATAATGTTCCGCAAGAAGAGTTACCATCTAAGATTTTCATTATCAGCGATATGGAATTTGATAAATGCGTAGGAAGTGGAAACAATAAAACCGTCTTTGGTGAATTGGCTAATGACTTTGCTAAGTTTGGTTATGTTATTCCTGAACTAGTTTTTTGGAATGTTAATGCATTATCTACACATTTTCCTGTTAAATACAATGAAACTGGAACTGCCCTTGTATCAGGTTGTTCGCCAACCGTCTTTAAGAATCTACTTGCAGGAAAAGAAATGACACCATATGCAATGATGCTAGATGTACTTAATAATGAGCGTTACGATATTGTAATGGCATAATAAATGGAGGGGTAAAACCCTCTTATACGTGGAGAGCCTTGGCGGTGTAGTCCAACGAGACTATTGGTGGTTCGATTCCATCTGAAAACAGTGGCATGCAAATAATAGAGGGTTCGATTCCTTCCTCTCTCAAAAACGTGAATGGCATATTTTTCTATATAAGCAGAAGACTAAGACAACACACAAAAATACGTAGACACTTACAGCAATCAATCCTACAGGCACTTTAGGTTGGAGGTTAAAATCCTTCATGACTGAATCAGTCATTAGCTCAAATGTTAGAGCAAAAGTTTTGGATGATGTGTCTAGATAAACACTCTATAGTATAACGGTTAGTACATGGCTCTCATAAGGCTATGGTGGAAGTTCGATTCTTCCTAGAGTGATATGCGGTGAGGACAAATGGTAAGTCACTAGTCTCATAAGCTAGAGATAGTTGGTTCGATTCCAACCACTCGCAATTGTAGGGTTGTAAGAGGTGAAAGTCCTCTACCCTTCACAAAACGTGTTGGTGGCGATTCTTAGGCTACTAGGTTGACAACCTTGTACGGTATACAGTGCAGAATAGTTGTTCGCTCTTATAGTATAATGGTATTACAGTTGACTTGTAATCATCTGATGGCAGTTCGATTCTGTCTAGGAGCATCTTCGCCCATACGTATCGTGTGAGTGACAGAGACTATACTACCGTCCGTACCCCCTGTATCGGGTCGATAATTGAAAACGGACAACCGCAATATCCAATAAGACCTAATCTAAGGCGATACACCTGACATGAGCACAGTAAAGGTTGAGGATAGAGGCAAGCTAGGTTGGTTTTTGGTATGAGCCTAGCATTTCTAATTGGTGTTGCACTACCTTATCTCAAATGTGCCCTATACAGATAGGAGGTCGTGCTCCTTATAATTAACCTGATAGATGGATGCTCTGCTCCCCATCGGCAAAGTTGGCAGGCAACGTTAAAACACGAAATATCAATGGGGTGTGGTATAATGGTAACACCTACGGTTTGGGACCGTATGTTGCGAGTTCGATTCTCGCCACTCCAATAAGTCTTTTATCATCTGTGCTTCACAAAACGTGAGGTGATAAAATGACAAAGAAAATTGAATATGATACAAATGAAAAAGGTTGCATGCTAGTAACATCGCATTACAAGTCTAACACAGGTCATGTGCAGTTAAGAAGAGATGGTAAGGTGCAATGGTTACATAGATATGTTTACGAGCAAGAATTTGGAGAGATTCCAGAAGGAATGGTTGTAAGACATAAATGTGACAACCCATCGTGTATGAATATTGACCATTTAGAATTAGGAACCCATGTTGATAATGTCAATGATAGAGTGAAACGTAGAAGGTCTGCAACAGGAACTTCAAATGGTCGCTCTAAATTAACAGAAGAACAAGCTAGGTTTATCAAACACGACAATGAGTACTCTAATGCAGAGTTATCTAGAATGTTTAATATTAATGCCAAAGTTATTTATGAAATAAAACGAAATTTAAAATGGAAACATGTATAAGTGTTTCCTTACTTTGGACCCTTAGTTTAATGGTAAAACTCTTGGCTCATAACCGAGGTTCGCTAGTTCGATTCTAGCAGGGTCCACCAAATATTATCATGTCGGGTAGGTCAAACGATACTAGTCACTCGTGAGGTGAGATTCCTCCCACTCGGCTCCAAATTATGTGGAATTAGTATAGCGGTAATACATGTGCTTGCCAAGCATAAATCACGAGTTCGACCCTCGTATTCCACATCTTATTTTGCCCTCTTAATGTAAAGGATAACATGTGTGGTTTCTACCCACGAAATAGGGGTTCGACTCCTCTAGAGGGTGTTTATGGAGTGTTGGGTGAGTGGCTAAAACCATCAGTTTGCTAAACTGACGAGGGACAGAAATGCGACCTCCATCCGTTCGAATCGGATACGCTCCTTATCCATATGTGGTGTTAGTATAGTGGCAATACTCCTGTCTTCCAAACAGGCATCATCAGTTCAAATCTGATACACCACACTTTTATTATGTCTAAACGTAGGGAATTAGCGTATAGTGGTTAACGCCAGTTAGAGTTATCTCTAGAGTAAGAAGGTTCGATTCCTTCATTCCCCAAAAACGTTACGGTCAAGGTTTTATGCCTACCTACTTAGTATTCTAGAAAAACTTTGCAAGGTGGTCGAAGGGTTCGATTCCTTTCAACCGTTAAAACGTGAGTTATCTGAGGTGTCCATAAATCCTCACTCAGTCGGTAATTCTGTTGATGTAAGTCCAACAGAGGTTGCGACAAACGTGCGTTCAAGGTTTTTGCCTGTCTTATTGGACTTATTCTAGATAAACTTTAAGATGGTCGGTAGGTTCGATTCCTACCAATCGTACAAACGTGCAGAAAGTGTCACATATCTTTAAGGCATATTGCCACTAAGCCCATTAGTAGATATGTATGGGAGACACTTAGCATCAACACACCAGTATACACAGCTTAGTCATAGCAACTGCCTTTACAGAATTTAAAAATATATTCTAAAGGAGAATGATAAAATGTCTTATCCAATTATCTATGAAAAAACTATAGGAAGTCGCCCAACGGCAGTTCCATATCCTAATGATACTGTTGGACAAACAAATGCTATGAAACAAGCAGAAGATATTGCAAAAAAAGAGTTATTTGATTTATTGATTAACGAGGCTTTTACAGGTAGTAATAAGTTCGCAACCGATGTAACTTTAACAACTGAAATAGTTACTGACCTAAATGGAAATAAAACTGTTAAATCTATTGCACAATCAAAAATCTTCAAACGAACAGACATTGTATATCCTGTTTAATTAAATAAGGAGAAAGATTCGTCTTTCTTCTAACGTGCATGGTTCACACAATCTCATTTTATCGTACCTCCGTGGGAGATTATTCTCCCTCTTATGCGAGTTTAGTTTAAAGGCAGAACTAAGGTCTCCAAAACCTTCGGTAGGGGTTCGACTCCTCTAACTCGTGCCAACGTGATTAACATAATACCAACTCCTTTTTTTACTAGGCTTAATTGCCTAGTATTTTTTTTGAATTTTTTTCTAGTTTGTCCTTGACTTTACCCTATTCTACCATTTATAATACAATTATAAGATAAAACGTAACCCAAATAACTCCTGATAAACAAGAGGACACACAGCCATGAGGCAGGACGTTTTATCAATAACGTAGGAGGTTGGTAGAATGAAAAATTGCACTAAACACTTTTTGGAGCGTTGGACAGAAAGGATTGTCGGAATTAAAACTGACAAAGAAAGAAATGACTACATAACCAGTAACAGACAAATGATTATTGACCATGCCAATACAACTTTTGAACATGCAGACTTTATCTACACTGGTCAGATTGGAAATAACACAGTAAAGAACTTCTACATTAAAGATGATATTATCTTTGTCGCTAATACCTCTAATGATGCCCTTATCACTGTTTATAAGATTGACCTAGGCTTTACCCCTGAGTTGAATGTAACGGTTCGTAGAGGCTTACTAGAGGAGATTAGAAGGCTTACCGCTGAACACGAGGAAATCGAACTACAGGCTATGTTAGAGGTCGATAAAAAGTACGAAGAGGCAGATAAAATGGAAGACCAAATTAAAATCATGAAAGAGCAGTTGTTGCTAATGGAGAAACAAAGAGACTTTGTTAAACAAGAGGCTAACATGCTTAAGTCAAGGTCTTTAAATACTGGACTAGAGTTAAAGAAATTTACTACAATGCTAGTAAACTCTAAAGAGTATAAAGACGACTTGAGGAATATATAATGATACGCATTATCATAGCAGGTGGTAGACACTTTGATGACTATGAATTTTTGCGAGACAAGGTAAGCGACTTTATCCTTATGGAATTACCGAAAGAGTATTGGAAACCTGAGAATATAGAGATAGTATCAGGTGGTGCTAAGGGTGCTGACTCCCTTGGTGAAAGATATGCCAAAGATACAGGTTGTAATATTAAGAGATTTATTCCTGATTGGAGTATCGGAAAGAAAGCAGGAATACTACGCAATCATGAAATGGGTGATTATGCTGATATACTTTTAGCCTTTCATGATGGAGAGTCAACAGGAACTAAAGATATGATTGATTATGCAATAAAGAAAGGTTTACTTGTAGAGGTGTTTACATATGAACCTGTCATATGGACTTATTTTAGCGAGGAACAAGGAAACGGTTTCGATGTATCGTTTACTGCTTTTTATAAACAACAAGTTAAAAAACATTCACGAGAGCCTGTAGGTAAGAAGATAAAGATAACTTATCAGGAGTACGAAAGAGGTGGAAAAAATTGAATAAGCCTACATTCATTGTGGAAGGTTGGAAAGATGCTTATCAGATTCAAGGAGCATTAGAAGGTCATGATTACGGTATTATTGTGACTGACGGTACTAAATTTAACAATGCATTAGCAATTAAGATTAATAAAACTATTGAAGAAGGATATACACCATATATCTTGTCTGACCCTGACGAGGCAGGAGACCATCTAGCTGTCATGATTAATCATCATTTTCCCGACATTGAAAGGATTAATGCTGATTATGAGCATTGTAAATACTGTAAGGACTTAAGAAAGAAAAAGTTCAAAGCAGGCATAGAATATAGTTCATATAAGTATTTGAAAAATCTTTTATATCCATATTTAGGATTAATATATGTTGACCCTAATAGACAGTGGCTTTATCTATAATATAAGGAGTGTTGTTATTATGACAATCAGAGAAAATGTAGAAAAAATTTTAGAATCGTTCCCCGCATCAAGAAATGACGATAAGAAGTTAATCTTAGAATATTGGAGAAAGTTTGACAATGTTTCGTTTGACAATATTGATAAGTTTGTAGGCAGTTTTATTTCAAAATCAACACCTACAGAATCTATCACTAGAGCAAGACGACTAATCCAAGAAGAAGGAAAATTCCTACCAACCGATGAATCTGTTATCGCTAGAAGATGGAAGAAATCAAAGATGGAAGATGCTATTAGGAATCGTGAAGTAGTGTGAAGAATAGTGTGACATTGGTAATATTTATATTGTTCTATGTACTTGTCCCGATTGGAATAAGTTACATTTCACATATAGGATTTTGGTATTCGCTAGGATATACATTAATTACCTACTTTTTAATAGGAACTTTACATGATTTTGTCCTTGACTATTGGCGAACCCGTAGGTTATAATTTAATTATAATATAAGGAGTGGTACTCATGAAAAAACTTAGAAAGAACTTTAAGAAAGCAGTTCTAATGTTTGTCATAGTATTTCTTCTTCTCCTAGAATTTCGTAATTTTAAACTAATAGATGCACTAGTGCAACGAACTAACCAACAAACCAATTATACTCAGCAGTTGGAGCAAGAAGTTAGGCAACTAGAAACTGCAAACGCAAGACTAGAAAGCAACATCGCTTACCAATATGACAAGATTCAAGAATTGAGTACTGTTAAACCTGAAATTAAGGTTAACTACATAACTAAGCAAGTTGAACATAAGCAAGAAGAACATAAGCAAGAGAAAGTACATATTGCTGATATGCTATTACCGAAGCAAGAAGATGTAACAACAGTAATAATTGGAACACTTGCTACTCTAGGTGGAATGGTAAAAACATTAGTTCCACAATTTTAAAAGATTCTGATATTTGCCCTTGACTTTCCTCGGAAATCAAGTTATAATATAAATATAATACAAAAATACTTTATGAGGTGATATTATGGAACACAACAAGTTAATGATTCAACTAGGAAACATGAACACAACAACGAAAGTAGACGAACTACTATACGCAGAGCAACTCGATAATCGTGAGTTATTCCTCGGTGAAGTAGTAGACGATGATATTATCCATGATGTTATTCATCATATTATTCGTTGGAATCGTGAAGACGCAGGCAAGCCAGTTGAAGAACGCAAGCCAGTTAAGTTATTTATTAACTCATATGGTGGAGATTTGGTAGCATGTAACTCAGCTATTGATACAATTAAGTTAAGCAAGACACCAGTTTATACATATAACTTAGGTAAGGCATTCTCCGCAGGAGGATTACTACTAATGGCAGGTCATAAACGCTTTACATATGCTAATTCTGTAGTATTGATTCACCAAGGCTCGTCAGGTGCATCAGGAACAACCTCTCAGGTTATCGACCAAGTTGAGTTCCAAAAGCGTCAAGAAGAGCGAGTTAAGTCCTATATCTTAGGTGCTACAAAGATTACACCTGAACAATATAAAGACAAGTTTAAGGAAGAATGGTTTTTCTTCGGTGACGAAAGCATTGAACTAGGTGTGGCTGACGAACTAATCACAGAATTACTATAGACAGAAGGGGACTATCCCCCTTTTGTAACGTGCAATAAAAAAACAAATCTATGGAGGTAGATATTATGATTAACTTTGAAGAACTATTATTGAAAATTGTTGCAGAATTACCATTAAGTGAGTTTGAGAAAGCGTGTGAGAAGGCAGGTATCAATCAATATCTTAAAGAAGATATTTTAAACTTAATGGAAAGACGAGGTGTTTAATATGAACTTCACATATCTTGATAATGCATTCCAAGAAGACTCTAGAGCAGTAATGCTATATGCAATTAAGGATTACCAAAGCTCAATGTTTATAGAAGTAGGAACTACTGTTACTGTCTTAGATATTATGGTAGACCCTAATTTCCGCAGTGGATATTCAGCAGTAATCAAACTAAAAAATAGTGCCACAACAGCAATTGTTGACAAAGATGTGCTTATGCCATATAAGGACTATGTTAAGCTTTATAACAAAGCATTAGAAACGGCTTTGTTGGAAGGAAGATTGTAATGATTACTAGTGAGACTAGACGTATAGCTTATAAGAATATCTTAAAGAGTCTAGGTAATCGTCAATCGCAGGTATTCACTGAATTACTTTGCTTTCCGCAAGGTATTACAGCAAGCGAATTATCACATAAAATGCATAGTATTGGATTCTTTCGTTCACCTGAAAGAAATAATGTGCATCCTAGATTAAATGAAATGGTTGAACTAGGAATCGTAGAAGTCATCGGCAAAAGACAGTGTGCAGTTACGAATAAAACAGTAGCAGTATATAGAGCGACTAACGAAGTACTGGAAACCATTATGGAGGTTATGTAAGTGGAACAATATTTACAACTTTGCAAACACATTCTTGATAATGGTGTTGTAAAAAGAGACAGGACAGGAACAGGAACTATTAGTACTTTTGGATACCAAATGAGGTTTGATTTGTCGGAAGGTTTTCCTTTAATGACAACAAAGAATATGAATGGTGTTAGATTAGATGGTATTATTCATGAGTTGCTTTGGTTCTTAGATGGAGATACAAATATTAGACCATTAGTTGATGAAGGAGTCAACATATGGAACTATGATGCTTACAGAGAATATTTGAAATTTGCAGGAAGTAACCCATTAACACTGGAAGAGTTCAAAGGAAAAATACTCCTAGATAGAGATTTTGCACAAGTATATGGAGACCTTGGACCTGTGTATGGTAGACAATGGAGAAGTTGGCTAGTACATGATGAAATTGATACATCGTACAGCTACAGAGAAAAAGAAACTATTGACCAAATATCAGAGGTTGTCAAGCAAATTAAGATAAATCCTGATAGTAGGCGACTAATCGTTAGTGCGTGGAATGTAGCAGACATACCTGATATGGCTTTACCACCATGCCATGTATTATTCCAGTTTTATGTTGCTAATGGAAAGCTATCTTGCCAATTATATCAACGCTCAGGAGATGTGTTCCTAGGTGTTCCATATAATATTGCAAGTTACGCATTATTAACACATATGATTGCACAACAAACTGGTTTGGAGGTAGGAGAATTTATACATACTTTAGGTGACGCTCATGTGTATTCAAATCATATAGAACAGGTTAAGATACAGCTATCAAGAGAGCCAAGAACACTACCTAAACTCATTATCAAACGAAAGCCTAATAGTATTTTTGAATATAAGCGTGAAGATTTTGAATTTGAAGACTACGACCCACATCCTAGCATAAAAGGAAAAGTATCGTTCTGATGAAGATAATTTACACAAACAAAGGCAATAAGATTTTCGTTGATGATGATGTATATGAAGAACTTAATCAGCATGTGTGGTGTTTAAATAATTATGGCTATGCGTATAGAAAGACTAAAGTAGACGAACCCTATTCGCAAAGTCACATATTAATGCACAGATATATAGTAGGTGTTATTAATGACAGGTCGGTTGTGGTTGACCATGCCGACCACAATATATTGAACAATACGAGAGACAATCTTCGTATATGTAATCAATCAAAAAATGGCATGAATCAAAAGTTATCCACAAGGAATACAACTGGATTCAAAGGAGTTCATTATAGAAAAGATAGAGGAAAATACCAAGCCTATATCCAACACAAAGGAAAGAAGACTAATTTAGGAACATATGATACAGCAGAAGAGGCAGGTTTAGCTTACAATAGTAAAGCATTAGAACTATTCGGTGAGTTTGCCCTGCTGAATAATATAGAGGTGATATAATGGCACTTAACATAATTGTATGTATGGATAAGAATAGAGGCATAGGAAAGAACAATTCTATGCCTTGGCATTTGCCCAAAGAATTAGCTTATTTCAAAGAAATTACAAAAGGTCATGTAGTCGTATTCGGCAGGAATACTTGGGAATCACTACCTAAGAAACCTCTACCTGACAGAAAAAATGCAGTATTTACTAGAGATTTAAAGTTTCATGTGCCTCAAGTGTGGGCATTTCATGAACTAGAAGATATCTTTTGGATTGAGAGAATGTACGGATATAAAGAAGTCTTTATATGTGGTGGTGCAAATGTATACAAACAATTGCTACCACATGCAGATAGAATATTTCTTACAGTAATTGATGCAGAATTTGAATGTGACACATTTTTCCCTGAGTTCAACCACGACGAATGGAATGTAGTTAGTTCAGAGGAAGATACTGATAATGGATATAGCTTTAAAAAATTAATCCTAGAAAAATAAAAAAAGAGTAGCCTTAATCGGCTACTTCTTCTTTGGTCTTAGGACTCCTTCTGTCCATTCATAACCTTCTGTCCACTTACCATCATTTTCTTCAATTACTCTGTTTAATGTTTTAAATACATGTTGCTCTATTCTTTCTAATTCACCTTTAGATTGTTTGATAGTTAATCTTACTAGTTCACCGCTAAATTGCCATCTATTCTCTTTCCACATTTTCCTATATTTGATGTATATTGGGTCAATGTATACTACATTATTGTCTTTGTTGTCTGCCATATATATCACTCCTTACAACAATTATAACATAGGAACGTATGTTTGTCAAGGTTGTCTAATGAGCAGAAGGACTCCACTATTATTATATCACGTTTTTTGATTTTTATTCCTTGACTTTTCGGGAATATTTTTTTATAATATAAGTATAAGATAAATGGAGGTGCGAGTATGGTAAAAGAATTACTTGAAGTCGATTTTGAAGAAACTCGTTGGGGTGGATATGATACAATTGAACATTACAACAGAGGAGAATTAGAAACAAAGCTAAAACGATTATTCATAAATCCAAATCAAAACATCAGCTATCAGAGACATGAAAAACGAGCAGAGGCATGGACTGTTCTAGATGGCTCAGGAGTTATCATTGTTGATGGAGAGGCTTTTTCTCTGACAATCGGTTGCTCAATAAGCATCCCTGTAGGCTCATGGCATGCTGTTCAGGCAGGCGAAAATGGTCTAGAGATAGTAGAGGTACAAGTAGGAACAAAGTGCTCAGAAGACGACATAGAGCGTCTGTATTATGATTGGAACGACATTCTTGTTCATGTAGAGTTGGTGAATGACAATGACTAAATATCGTAAAAAACCAGTTATTATTGAGGCTTTTAAATTTTATGTAGACCCTATGCCTGATTGGTTTATGGATAAGGTGACATCTAATGACGTTATACTTTTTAACTGTAACTACAGTAGGTATGACCTTGACGAAGCTTATTGTGAAATTCACACTCTTGAAGGTGTTATGGTTGGTGAAGGTGGCGACTACATAATTAAAGGGATAGAAGGCGAAATATATCCTTGTAAATCCAATATCTTCAAGGCTACATACGAGAAGGTGGATGACTAATGGCTAGTCTTCACTTTCTCCACGCACCCATGAACGCAAGTAAGTCAGCACAGGCACTCATGGTAGCACATAACTATGAGGAAAGAAATCTACAAGTTCTAACCATAAAGCCTACCCTAGATACTAGAGATGGTTCATACATAAAGTCACGAGCATTAAATATAGAAAGAAAAGTAGATGTTGCAGTTACCAAGGAAGATTCAATTATGACTGAATACATTAAGAGGAGATATGGCTCTATTGTTAGCCATCCCGCAGTAATTATCGTTGACGAGGCACAGTTCCTAACAGCTAGACAAGTTGACGAGTTAAGACAGATTGTAAATCACTTTGAAGTACCAGTAATGGCTTATGGATTAAGGACAGATGCTTTCACTAACCTATTTGAAGGTAGTAGAAGATTATTTGAAGTATCTGACCACTTCCAAGAGTTTAAAACTATCTGCCCATGTTGCGGTGGAAAAGCAATATTCAACATGCGTATAGGCGATGATGGAAAGCCTGTATTCGAAGGAAATCAAGAGCAACCAGGTCATAACTATCTACCTGTATGTAGTAAATATTATTATGAGTTGAAGGAGATTAAGTAATTAAATGACACCAAGAGAAGTGAAGGCACATATACAGCAAGAGTCGATGGAATATCAAGAGATTATTCCTGCCCACATAGATAGAGATGAATCATCACAGTACGAGTTCAACAAAGCTAAAAAGTTCCTTACTAAAGCATTTGGTGGTAAGCGTTGTATCGTATGCGAAATGCGTGGAGAAAAGCCAATAGGCGCCATTGAATCCCACCATGTATTTGAATGGAGTCATTGGAATGATAATGACATGGAAATGGTAGAGACCACATTACGAGCATTATCACCTTTTATTCATGGAATATATATGATTAGCAAGGAGGATATTTTAGCAGGTAAAAAGATTCCTAGCTTATGGGAGCACCCTGAGTTAAGGAATAAGCCTTTTACTTCACTAGACGACCCTAGAAATCAGTGGTTCTTATGTCACGCACATCACCAACAGTCTACTAACGAGCAGACAGAGAACGGTTATGATATTTTAGGTCTACATAATGTACCTTTCCCTGAGTGGTTACAATACATGGGCTTACCGTCAGGCATAGTACCAGTAAGGCATGCAGTTAAAAAAATGGATAATAAAGTGAAATAA